GTTGCTTTTAGCAGTAATACAGTCGATACTTCAAGGTCGAACTTAACTTCGACTTTGTCTGCGGGACCCATCACCCTTCCGCCCTGGGTGACGATTGCACCCAAGACTGACAATAGCATCGTTTATTACAAAGGTAATGTTGGAATTGGCACCAGTGTAGCGAATTATCTTTTGGATCTCTCGAATGGAACAGCTCGGACATCGAATTTGATTGTTCGGAATAGTGCAATTGAACAATCACATACGGCGGATCGGATTTTGTATGTCAATGCTGAAAATGAAATAGTTTCGAGCGGTATCTCTGAGCTGTTATTGACCCAGAACCCAGTCCGGTCATTCTATAATAATGGTGCGGTATTGTATGTTGATGGAAACAAGTCCGTTGGACTGGGGACATCGTCTTTGTCGGGGTCAAATGCTTTAGAGATTAGTGGAAACATGAGAATTGCTGGAGACATTCTTCCGGCTTCAAACTCGGTCTATAGTTTAGGTGATTCAAACAACCGTTTTGGTGAAGCTTTTATTTCACCCAATACAGTTTATATCGGGGACATTGCAATTAAATCTACCTCGAATGGTGAATTACAAGTGCTCAAAGTCAATCCCGAAACTGGAGAGACTACTTTGAATACAGCAGTCGATTTTGTCTTTCCATTCAGCAACAATATCGGTCTCAATGTAGCGACACCCAGTAATGCCAAACTTCACGTTTTACATGATGCCAGTTCAGATATTACGTCTTTTCTGGTTGATAAGGGGGACATCAGTTCAGACCATTTATTTTCTGTCCGGACAAATGGTAAAGTTGGTGTTGGTAGCACATCAGTCTTTACCCCAGCTTTGTTGGTGTCCGGGACATCGAATAATTTAGCATCCGGTATGTCGGTCGGTGCCAGCAGTGCATTTAATGTCGATATCTCGAATGGTCTGATTGTTCAGGGGAATGTCGGTGTCGGTATCACCAATCCGGCAGCGGCTCTGTTTGTTGATAATCTTCCAATTGGTCTGGGCTATCAAACCTCTACCGCCCCGACGAACGGAGTTTGTGTTCAAAGTAATGTTGGTATTGGTGTCTCCATTCCAGTTCCAGCTTTACACGTTGGTGGAACCGCAACTGCAGGTGTCGCCATCGGTTCCGGAGCGACCTTCAATGCAACAATTCCGGTGAATACATTGGCGGTTCAAGGTGCAATCGCCGTCGAAACCACTAATCCAGGTTCAGCGGCTTTAAGGGCTTCGAACTTGGTCATTGGTGCGACAACAGCAACTTACAATACAACCCCTATCGCCAATGGTTTGATGATTCAAGGTAATTTTGGAATTGGAACGGTCAGTGCTTCAGGTGCCAAATTGAGAGTTGGTTCCTCGAATGGTATGACCATTGGTTCGGGTTATAACGTCGTCGCACCGACCAATGGTTTGGCTGTCCAGGGCAATTTGGGTTGTGGAAAGACCAACCCGGGTTATACTGTGGATGTGGTGGGTGATATCAATTTCAGTGGGAGTTTCAATCAAAATGGGACAATGTATGTTAATAGTCAATTTACAACGACTAGCGTAACTAAAGTCTTTTACACGACTGGAAATGTTGGTTTCGGAATAACCAATCCGACTTTCCGACTGGATACCAATAGTAATCTGAGTGCCAATATGCTCGTAGCTGGATTGGATAGTAATACTTCAACTGCACTCAACACTTCGAATGCAGTCTCAATCCGTCCGGGAAATACGACTTACACCATTGGAACATTGACCAGCACTAACAACGGTCTGGTTAAAAGAGTTCGTTTGAATACACCTGGAAGCATCAACACTGGTTCTCAGACGGTCTCGGTCACCAAACACGCGACTATGTTGTGGAATAATTCCAGATGGGACACGGAAGTCGATGAGTATTCACAGTTTTCCTTTTCTTCGAATGGAGAACAGTTATCAATTACCGGAAGCAATATTGGTATCGGAACCACTCAACCCGAACAAAGACTGGACGTCGTTGGGGATATCCAAACCAATGGAGTATTGTATCGAAATGGAACCTTGTATAACGGTGACCCTTATTTAGTTAACAACAGTAGTATTTACAATTTGGGAAGCAATATTGGTATCGGAACTTCTCAACCCAGAAGTAATCTGGATGTCAATGGAACTGTTCTTTTGAATAATGGTGACGCTCTGGTGACAAATGATTTAACGGTCGATGGTAATCTGACGGTCAATGGTGAATTAACTATCGTCAATACAACTCAACTACTGGTTGCCGATCCAATTGTCACCGTCAATGGGGATGACAACAGTCTGGCCGGTCTTGAGATTGAAAGAGGAGACTCTTCCAATTACTATTTTGCATTAGACCAAAGGACTTCCCCCGAAGCCTTCAAAGTTGGAACTTCAAACGACCTTCAAACCGTTGCCACTCGAGACTCTTCTTTCCAAAATGAAGGTGTTCCTTTCTGGAAGAACGACCAACTGTCTGGAACGGATAAGTTTGTTGTCAATTCAACGACTGGATATGTCGGAATTGGCGGAACGACCACTCCAGGATACACGCTTGACATTACGGGAGACATTCGAACTACTTCACGGTTATTACAAAATAATGAACACTATCTACAAAGCTTCTTTGTTCAAGGTTCATCTTCCAATCACGTTGTTTTGTCTGATGGTAGTAATCTCAGTATTGGAACTACCTCGGCTGGAGATGATAGTAATGGTTTGTATGTCAGTGGAGACATCCGACATGACACCCTTGGAGCAAATAAGATTTTGGTTACCAATGTCAATAAACAAATTAGTTTGAGTTCGAGTGTCTCTTCAAAACTACCCTTTTTAACTGGTTCGTCTTCCAATGTTCAAGAGAATATCAATCAGTATCTTTCAATCTCAAGTGGAGTTCTGAGTGGAACACTCGGTATCGGAACAACCGTTTCAACCCCAGATTATTCTTTATACGTTAATGGTGATTTGAAACGGACTGATTTTGTAAATACAAATTTAAATAAGATTTGGGTGCCCGGTGCGAATGCTTCATGGTATCCAACGACGACGGCCACCAGTCTCGTTCTTCCATCTGGAGCCGGATTTTCACTATCCGATGCTTCAACTCATTATCTCTACACTGGAGGATCTGATCTGGAATACAATTTCCAAATTGAAGGAACGGTCACCAGTGCTCCCACGAATCCAGGTGACGACTTCTTCATCCAGTTGCCCTATTCAAATGTCGCAGAAGCCGGACTACAATTGGGTGAATTACATTTGAAAGTCAATAACGGTTCAGTCTATCGAGGACAAGCCATTGCGACATCGAACCCACTTCAAGCTCGTCTGGAGTTTATCTCGGGTTCAAATGAGTTTCGTCTGGGAGACCTGACGTCAAGTGATTTCATCGTCATTCAAGGACATCTCTACACTCGACCGGACAATTCTGATTTACCTCCGCTGGTCTCAAATCTGGTCGTTCCAAGAAGCTACGTCAATGCGGAGTTGTCTCAATCAAATAACAACGTGAGTGTCGGTCTATCGAATGGAATTGCTCGTTTGAACATTACCGAAACCGACAGTTCTGTTCCGGCCTTATTTGTAAATACAATTGAGGATGGCACTTCCGTCTCTTTACCGGTCTTAGAAGTCATCGGGAAGACCAAACCGATGTTCTCTGTCTTACGTTCAGGAAAGACGCAAATTGGGAATAGTCTCTATGTCGCCAGTAATTTATATGTTGGAAGATATCTCGTCTATGATACAACCAATTTATCTGTTGGAGAGAGTAATCTGCAACTTGGAACGAGTGTCGGTAATCCAGACAGTGGAACCCTTGGACTGGAGATTTTCCGTGGTTCATCCAATACGGCATTTGTGGTCTTTGATGAAACAGATGGTTTCTTTAAAGTTGGTTTGTCCAATCAATTGGATACTGTCGCCACCGTTGGCTCTGCCAATGACAGCAACGCTTTAATTTGGAATGGAGATGGATTTATCGCCAATCGAGACCTCTTCATTGGAACCAATGCCGAAATTGGTGTTGGAACGTCTTCTCCTTCAGCGACTTTTGATTTGTTCGGGGAAGTTAGATTAGACAGCACCGCAGGTTCTGAGACCATTGAGATTAATAACGTCTTCAATCTAACGAATGGTGACCTTCAGTCGGATAGTTTGATTGGGACTTCGGTTTTAGGTGTCGCGAGCAATCAAGATAAATTAGTTAAGAGTTTGAATAATGTGACGGTCACCGAGCTCAATCAACTGTCTGGTTTGAATGCTAACTTGAATACTCAGATTGCGACAAAAGAGAACAATTTGACTGGGGCGGTCTCTGAACTGTCTTCTTCGAATTTGACTGCTGGGAAAGTCTTAGTCACCGATGGTTCTGGAAAAGTGGTCGTGTCGACTGCAAGTGATATCGAACTCGAATACGCGGTCAGTGGTCTAAGTGGAAGTGTCATGAGTTATCTCACTCCGAAGGTGGACAGTTCAATTAATGGTATTAGTGATATCAGCGGTTCAATTACTACCGGTCGATTTGATGCCTCTAATGATTTGAATGTTTCCGGACAAACTGTCATCAGTGGAAATGTTGTTGTTAGCAGTGGAAACTTTGTATTAAATGATAACACGACTTTGAACACTGAAGAGACCCTAATCCGAGACAATTTGATTACTGTCAATAATACCAGTAGTGCTCCTCAGGTCGGACAGTTGTCTGGAATTGAGATTGAAAGAGGAGACCTTTCAAACTACTATTTCGTCTATGAAGAAGGAAGCAATGAAAGTTCGGGTGGGTTTAAGATTGGAATGAGTAATAGTCTGCAAAAAGTGGCGACACGTTCGACTTCGATTGAAAATGGTTCGGTCGCGGTCTGGAATAGTTCGTTGTATCAACTTGAATCCGTCAGTCAATTGACACACTCGAATGGTGTTGTCAGTGCTCGTCAATTGGAAACAAATACGTTATTATATCAACCAAATGGTCTGAGTGTCGGTTCGGTCGCATCACATTTGAGTTCCAATGCCTCTATTTACACATTTTCAACTTCCAATCTGTTTTTAGTGGCTTCAAGCAATTTGTATTTACAAAATGAAAATGCGGATCGTTTCCGGTTTAATATGTCAAATCAGGAACTCAATTGTGTTGGTGATTTAACCGGTTTCGACACTGCCTTGGCCTCGGATCTCCGATTGAAGACTGGTATTCAAGAAGAAGGTGTTCGTGAATTAGCTCTTTCAACCATTGAGAAACTCCAGCCGGTTTCCTATGAATGGAAGTATCATTCTCGTCCTCGTGAAGCTGGATTTATTGCACAAGACGTTGCAACATTTGCTCCGGAACTGGTCAATTATAATACCACCAATCAAGCATACGCGGTCAAATACAGTCGTATAGTCCCGTATTTGGTCAGCACTATTCAGACACTGAAAGAACGGATTGAGAAACAACGTCAGTCTATTCTGGAAAAATTAAGAAAGTAGGAAAAATACGAATAATAACAGGTTCTTTTTTTAGTGTGATTTAAATCATTTTATATCTAAATTGTAAAAAGAGGTAGATGGCTCTGGACAGTTCAAACCTCAACCAATACTCGGTGACGTATCTCGAAGACACATTTACACTTTTTGACACTCTCGTCACTAAACAAGTTGCTGCCCTTCGGAGAACCGCCAATAAGAATGAAGGTGTCGACTTAATGCTCGGAGCGACCAAAGACATTGTCTTTAATGTTGCTGGTTATGATGCAGTCAAATTAAAACAAAAATCAGAGAACGACAATACCACCGTTTTCCAAGCCATGAGAGAACAAAAACTCGAGTTTAAACCCGATGACTCTCAAAGAACACTTAAACTCGGTGATATCACCATTCAACGGAGCAACAATGTTCAAAAGATGTCTTCGACCATGCAAGGGATTGAGTTTGATGATGACGTCAAAATTGATGGTTCCGAAATCGTCTCTGGTGATCTCTTTGCCGGTGGTTCGGTCATGGGTCGGTCATTGAGCTTGGTTCGTTCTTTTGAAAATGAAAGAAAAGTCGGTTTCAGTTTCCGTGTCACAGCTGACAGCAACTTGGAAGTCGTCAAGTTTGATAACTCGAACAACTTGACCAAGCGGATTATGATCTTTGGTCGGGGTGACACCACCAGTCAATCCAATGACGGCTCTTTCCCCATCTTCTCCGCTAGTAATATCGATACCAGCAACGCAGGAAGTAATGATAATGGTATCTCCAGTGATCCGAGTTTAGGTAGTCAATGGACGACGACAGAAGATAGCAACGCCATTTACTATACCAGTGGTAATGTTGGTGTTGGCACAGTCGATCCACGATACCCTCTGGATGTCAATGGAACGATGCGGACTTCGAACTTGCTGGTTGAAGGTGGTCGAATCTCGAGCGACCTCTTTACCGCCAATTACGTCCTTGGAACGAATGCGAATAAAGAAATTGTCACCACTGCGGTCTCGGTCTCTTCTTTAGCCTCCAAACCAGAGAGCTTCACCGTTAATGGAAGTAATATTTACCTCTTAAACAGCAATGTCGGTATCAACACCAGCACTCCTCAAGCTCGTTTGGATGTCATCGGTAATATGAGAATTGCGGGTGATATTCTTCCGGTCAGTAATGATGTTTATAGTTTGGGTAGCTCGAACGCTCGTTTCAAAGACCTTTGGTTAGCTGGTAGCACTCTGTATCTCGGAGCCAATACACGGATCCAAGCCAGTTCAACTGGAACTCTTTCGGTCTCGGTTGTTGATTCGAACGATGGAACCGTTTTGAGCACTTCAACTGCGGTTGAGAACTTGTATCCGGTCAATAGTAATATCGGTATTGGAACCAAAACACCGGCGGCAAGACTTCACGTTCTGGGGTCAAATAATGTCTCCTTAGCCATGTTGGTCGAGATTGGTGATGCGGGTGCAACTACCATCCAGGATAACATTGATGCCATTGGAACTCCTTTGATAAAACTCTTTACTTCGACTGAAACACCCTCTTCAAGTATTGCCAATCTTGGCAGTGTTTCTGGAACTTTCACGGCGACAGGAACTGTTGAGACGAGAGCCTTTTTTTCAACTGGATTGAATGGTGTTGGTTTTACTGCGGATGATGGTCGTTTAGTTTCAAATATTACTTTAGCTAATCTTGGCCTGTCTGGAACTTTGAAACAGTTCTCTATCTCGATGTGGTTTCGTTCAACTGTTTATGATAGTTCTGTTGGAGGAAAAGCCATTTTGTCTATGGATGGTGATGGAACGACTAATTACACTCGGTTTGGTATCAGATGTTATGGAGCCGCCAACTATAAACCCAGCTTTGCCACTGGATTTGGAGGCACCGGTGATCAGTTCGATATCTCCGCTTTTACAGCTAACAATTGGCATCACATTGTCGGAACTGTTGATGCGACTACCAATTCGAATAACTTCAAGGTCTATGTCGATGGAAATTTAGTTGGAACCACTTCTTTGAGTGGCTATACACTGGGTCCCGATACCGAGGTCTTCAAAATTGGTGAGCTCTTTACTCATACCGCAGGAACTGCTTATTCTTCAAGTAAATTCTCTTGGGGTCCCCTTCGTCTTTACAACAAAGTTTTGAACACAACCGAAATTGCAACTCTTTTCACAGAGAAGAATTACACCCCATCGATTTCGACTCGTAGTGCAGCTTTTGCCGTCACCAACAGTGGTAATGTCGGTCTCGGCACTTCCAACCCGGCGGCGGCTCTACGGATTGCCAACTCCAATGGTGTCGCCATCGGTGATTCCAACGCTTACAACGTCTCACCCCCGGCCAACGGTCTGATTGTTCAGGGTCGTGTTGGTATCGGTTTGACTAATCCGGCCTCTTCGCTGGTCGTAGCTGGAAATGGAGGTGTCGCCATTGGTAGTAGCTCGACTTTTAACTTCGCTGCTCCGCCCAACGGTTTGATTGTCCAAGGAAAAGTCGGTATCGCCACCACCAACCCCAATCCGGCTTTATACGTCGCCAGTAGCTCTGGTATGACTATCGGCTCCAGTGCCGCCTATAACATCGCCGCCCCAACCAATGGTCTGCTTGTCCAAGGTAAGATTGGTGTCGGTGTAACTAACCCCACGCCTTCGCTTTACGTTGCTTCAACCAGCGGTGCCGCCATTGGTGCTTCAGCCAGCTACAACGTCGCTCCTCCATCCAGTGGTCTGATTGTTGAAGGTAAAGTCGGTCTGGGTGCGACCAACCCCACTCCGGCTCTCTACGTCGCTGGTGGTGCTTCGATTGGTTCCAGTGCGACTTACAACACCACTGCACCGACCAATGGTTTGTGTGTCCAAGGAAATCTGGGTGTCGGTAAGACCAACCCCAGTTATCCTTTGGATGTCGTGGGTGATATCAACTTCACTGGCACCTTCCGTCAAAATGGAAGCCCTTTTGCGGGTTCTCAATTTACCACATCCGGAACCAACGTCTTCATTATCGGAAGCAACGTTGGCTTCGGCACCAACAACCCAACGGCGGTCGTCGATGTCAATGGGGCTCTTCGTGCTGGTGGCTTTATTGGTGGTTTAGACAGCAACAACGCCTCGACCATTCCGTCAAGCAATCTTTACAGTATCCGTGCTGGTGCCGGTGCGACTTACGTCATGGACAGCAACTTGAGTTCGGTGCATAATGGTCTGAGAAAGATTGTTCGTTTTGAGACACCGGGAGGTTTCTTGTCGGTGGCCGGAACAGTCCATTATGTCAATCGGACAGCCGAATTGTTCTGGACAAATGACCGATGGGTCGTCGATGTCCTCAATTACTCGGATTTTACTTCGAGCGGAAGCAATGTCTATTTACAAAGTAATGTCAAGTTTGGCCTCGGAACCAGCAATCCTGAGTTTTCTTTAGACGTCAATGGAAATATCAACTTTACCGGTTCTCTACTTCAGAATGGTCAGCCGTATCAAGACTCCGTCTTCGTCAAAGATGGTAGCAATGTCTATGTCATTGATAGCAACGTTGGTATCGGCACTTCTGACCCTCAAGCGACTTTGCATGTCGAGGGTGGTTTGCGTGCCACTGATATAATTGTTTCAAGTAATCTCGAAGTCGCTGGGAACTTGACTGTCAATGGAACCACGACCGCCATCAACTCAACAACTTTGGAAGTTGCTGACAATCTGATTGTTATCAACAAGAACCAAACTGGAACTCCTCTCTCGACGATGGTCTCTGGTCTGGAAGTCGAGAGAGGCTCGGCTTCGAACTATCTCTTTGTCTTTGAAGAATCGAGCCAGTTGTTCAAAGTTGGTTTGAGCAATGAACTCCAAGCCGTCGCGACTCGGGATGACGTGATGACCGACAATGCGATTGCAGTTTGGAATGGTTCGGCCTCGAAGTTTAGTAGTGTCAGCAATGTCGTCGTCGATCCGGCGACCCAGTTTGTCGGTATTGGAACCACGGCTTTACCACAATACACTCTCGATGTTGCTGGTGATATTCACTTTACTGGAAATGTCTATTCGAATGGTGAGATCTTCCGTCAAAGTCAGTTTAGAAATGTTGATAGTAATGTCTATCTGGTCAGTGGAAGCAATCTGGGTATCGGCACCACCGCACCCAAATCGGCTCTGCATGTTGTCGGAACCATTACCAATGACACTTTAACACCAAATCGTGTTGTCATCACCGATGCTTCGAATGTCTTGACTTCTTCTACAGTAACGACAACTGAATTAGCTCGTTTATCCGGAGTGACCGCCAATATTCAAACCCAACTCAATAATAAATTACCTTTAACCGGAGGTGTTCTGTCCGGTAGTTTGGGTATTGGAACAACTTCGGCTCGGGCAGCCTTGGACGTGGTTGGAGACGCGTTAATCACCGGATACATTCTGAATGACAGTAATAATGCGATTTGGTTACCGGCGAAGAATGTCAATTGGAATACGGGTGTTATCGTCGGTCTGAATGCTCCTTCTGGAGGGGCGATGACAATCAATTCGAGTAATGGAGAGTATCGTCATCTGGGTAATGACGTGATTTATTCACTGACAACCAATTTTACTATCGACACTCAAGCTAACTCCGGTGATTATACCTTGACACTACCTGTTTATTCGGCACCGGTCTCTGCCTCAACTGTTATTGGTAATTTGTTGATGACGGAGACTGACAGCAACAACGTAGTTAATACTTACCCAGTTTATGCCAAGATTGACGCATTGAGTTCAGGTTTGTCAGCTAAGCTGGTCAAGTTGTCTGGAACGACGGAGGAAAGCTTGACCACGATTGACGTTGGCTCAACGGTTCTTCTGCAAGGTTCATTGAAGTATCGGGCAGCGATTAACTCGATCTCTTCCAATTTAGCACTTCCGGAAGAACTTAAGGTCTCAGCTTTGTCTCAAGACGATAATGGTCGTTTGGCGATTAACATTCCCGGAAATGTATCTTCACGTGGTCGTTTGGACGTAACTGAAACTGAAGACAAACCGGCTCTCTTCATCGACCATCGAGCAACGACTCTAACCAATGACCTCTTGACGGTTCAGCACAACGGCTCACGTTTGTTTGCCATTGACAGCAACGGTGACGTGATTGCAAATGGAGATGTGAGTGTGGCTGGTGACTTTATTGTCTCTGGAAGCACGACTATCACTGGTGGAACAATCAATAATTCGATTGAGAACAATAAGCTTATTCTCAACTCCAATTTGACCAGTGGTGTCCCTCCTTCGTATTTACAAAGTGGTATTGAAGTTTTACGTGGTGACTCGAACAGTTTCCTCGTTGTCTTTGATGAAGCTGACCAGAAGTTTAAGGCCGGTCTGTCTGGCGAACTAAAGAACATTGTGACGACGAATGACGATTTAGCCAATAATGGAATTGCCATTTGGGACAACACCAATAAAACAATTAAGACCGTCTCCGGTGTAGTCTTGGATAACAGTAGCAATCTGGGTATCGGAACGAGTGCTCCAAATGCTAAACTACACCTGTATGGAGATGCCACTCAAAAGCCTCTCTTCAAAGCGTCGAGTTCAGTGGCGACGACTTCAAATGACGTGCTCTTCAGTTTGAACTCGTCGGGAACTGAAAAGTTTGCTGTTTTGGGAGACGGTTCGCTACGTGTCGATAACTTGACCTCGGATACAGTTCTGATCGCCAATGCTGGAAAGCAGATTATCTCAAGTTCAATTACTTCAACTGAGTTGGGTTATCTGTCGGGTGTCACTTCCAATGTTCAAGCTCAATTGGATGGAAAACAAAGCACAATCACCGGTGCAGTCAGTTCGGTTGTCTCGTCGGATTTGACAGCCGAGCGTGCAGTTGTCTCGGATGGAAGTGGAAAGATTACGGTTTCGACTGTTACTTCGACCGAGATTGGATACTTGTCCGGTCTGTCCTCCAACTTGACTTATCTATTGGACTCGAAACTGGATAAGACTGGTGGCACGATTACCGGTGCTTTGTCAGTGGCGAGTAATGTCACCGTGGGTGGTGATTTGAGTGTGGCCTCGAATGCAACTTTTAGTGGTTCAGTGACTATCTCTGGTGACCTGACGGTCAATGGAACAACAACGACGGTCAATACTGAAAACTTGTTGATTACAGACCCGATTGTGACCATTAATACCAGTCAAACAGGAACACCGGCACCGTTTTTATTGTCAGGTATTGAAGTTAAGAGAGGAACTGAGAGCAATTACTATTTCTTGTATGAGGAAGCGTCTTCTCTTTTCAAGATTGGTCTGAGCAATGAACTCCAAGCGGTGGCAACCCGTGATGACACGATGCCCGATGGTTCGGTCATGATTTGGGACAGTGCCAGCTATAAATTTACCAGTGTTTCTGGTCTAACAGTCGATTCAAGCACTGGACAATTAACGGTTCCGTCTTTGGATGTCTCTAGTAATTTGTATTTAGGAGGAGGACTGGTTTTAACTGGTTCAGATGGTGTCAGTTCAGTTTCAACTCCGATTAACTCGAATGGAGCGTTGTATATGTCGAATGAGAGTATGTTTATGACGGCGACCAGTAACATTTATATTCGTTCGACGGAAGGAAACAATCTGTTCCGGTTCAATATGAGTAATGGAAACTTTGTCGCAGTCGGAGACGTGACGGCATTTGATACGGCTGGTGTTTCTGACCTTCGGTTGAAGACCAATATCACTGATTTGACGGGTGCATTTGAGAAGGTTTCGAAACTTCGTCCGGTCTCGTATATCTGGAATGAACGGAATGGTGCTCGGGCTGGACAGAAGGATGTTGGTTTCATTGCCCAGGAAGTGATGGAAGTTGAGCCGTCTTTGGTCACGGAATGGGACGCCCTGGATAATGAAGAAGAGAAGTATTATGCGGTCAAATACGATAAGATTGTGCCGTATTTGGTGCAATGTGTCAAAGAATTAAAGGAAACTGTTGATTATCACGACAGCTTACTTCGTGAATTATAAAAAGAAGTGTATTGTATTTAGATACGGAGTATGATTGTATGCTGTATATCTGTATTCTTAATTTGAAGATTTCTCCTAGGGTGATTTAGATTTCAGATCAAAAATTAAAACGACCTGAAAACCTTCAAATTTCGTAAATACAGAGATACATGACTTAGCGTATCTCTGTATTCCTGTATTACTGTATTCTTCTGTATCTGTATTTTAAAATTGAAACTCACCAATCTTGGATAGAATATAGACACAAGCGTTTTTAATCTGTGTCGATACATTAACAATCAGTTCCGGTTCATTTACTGAAATTACCTGCAACCCAATTGAAACACATTGTAAGATTACCAGTCCCAAAACAGCATTATAGACACTCTCGAATTTGTCATTCACTTCCGTTTCTTCAATTTCATATGTTTCATTTTCATACACCGTATCCAAAATACGACGCATCGTCTTTTTATGAACCCGTAGCAAGAGGTCTCCTAAATCCACTTGAACCTCCGGAATTGTTAGAAGGTCGTTTATGTATTCCATGTAATTGATGAATTGACTCTCCGAGACATTATTTTTGAGAGTATGATAAATGTCCTCGATATTGGTGTACAGACTTTGGACATTGTTAGAAGACAAGTTGTTTTCGAGGATATACCGCAAAGGTAGATACCGTTCCGCACGTGAATCGGGAAAATCACGAGCAATCAAAGGAAAAAGCTCTGAAATCTTCATCATCACCTTGGAACTCATTCATTTCTTTAAATCATTTGTCTTGATGTAATTACAAAAAATATATTTCTTCAAAACAAATGTCTTCCCCTCACGAAATTAGAAAAAAGATTAACCTCTTCCACGCTTTTGTCGTTGCCCCTCTCCTGGCCTACATCGGATACAAAGGCGCTCAAACCCCCAGCTGGCTCTTTGGAGTTCTTTTGATGTTAGGTCTGCTCGTCCATTTTTACCATCTCTACAAGTTCTTTGATTTGTCCAAGATCCAAGAACAGTTTGATGACAAGTCCGCTCAACCTTTGCAACCCTTTGCCAACGTCAAGGAGGCCAGTGGTGAGAAAGCCGACGAGTCCGGAAGTGTTATGCCTTATGGATACTTCTAAATAGAGTCTTGAAACTCAATTCCAAGACGACGAGCAAATGTTCGGTCAGTCGTCTTGTCCCCAATCATCAGACACTTCTCCGGGTCGAGCTTGTATTTCTCAATGGCTTCAATACCTAATCCGGATTGTGGCTTTCGACAGAAACAGGTAATGACACCGGCTCGATGAGGACACCAACGAATGATAAACCGTTTGGATGACAATTTGAGTTTCTTTCGGATGGTTTCCATTCTCTGTTCAACTTCTTCAACCGTTTCTTTTCCTGATCCAATCGATGATTGATTGGAGACCCCAATGACGAAATTGTATTTACAAAATAACTTTTTAATTTCAGAGACCGGTCGAAGGAACTCAAGGTCTTCCGGATTACGAGGAGGTGGATATTGAATCAATGTTCCATCGATATCGACGAAGAGCGCTGAATGATTGTAAATACTTTTGTCGTAGCTTATATTCGGTGCTTCGAGGTGAATAATATGGTCAAATCCTTCGGCGGAAGTGGGTGGCACCCATTGTTTCTTGGCTTTGAAGAAGACGGCTGATGGAAACAAATCTGGACTGGACTTCTTGTATTCTTTAAGGTCTTTGGCATCGAAGAAGAGCCTTCCATGATTTTGATACATCCGACGCAGATGACGGATTTGACAGTCTTCAATCGTAGTGTCAATGACCACCGCCACGACCGGAAGCCCGTGTTCTTTCGCCCAATCAATAAAGGGCTTTCGAGCTTCCGGGGTCAGATTGGTGTTGTCAATGACAATCTTATTCCCTGAACCATCTAAAAAGCGAAGAAGATCCGAGGCCTTTCCGCCATAGGTGTCCCGAGAATAAACGGAGTATCCTTTGGAAGCGAAAAGTTGATTGGCGAGAGTCGATTTACCTGAGGCAGGGAAACCGCATAAGACGATAAGTTCGTTTTTCTGTAAGATGGGAACGGATACCATTTACAATAAAAATAAGGTTTTGTTTAATTAGAACTCATACTCCATAAAAACACCAATCTCCCGAAGTAAGTCATGCAACTTGAGAGTTTGGTAAGAAGTCTCAAGGTCAGAATGACCACCTAAGAAAGTCTCACCGATGAAAATCTGGGGGAAAGTTTTATGATTTGTTCTTGCCAGTAACACGTTCTTTCTCTCTTCGTAATCCGGTGCTTCCGAATCGTAATAAACTTCAGTGTAAGCTACATTGTGTTTGGTAAAGAAGGCCTTCGACTTGTCACAAAAGGGACAACCCTCCTTCGTATGAATGACGACACCCGACATTAATCTTTAAAGAATACTACTCTTTAAATCGTGGTCAAGAAATAAGGGATGGCGACATTAGCGGTCACCAGGTTTGAATACAATGCAGTGTAATCCATTTGACGTTTGATGCTGACTTCACGCATTAGAACAGTCAGGACAACATTGACAATGATTGTAAAACCGATATCGACGACAATGGGCTCAATAAAATCGACGCTTGACTGAATAAAGCCCAGACCGATAAAGACGGCAAAGAGAACCGTGGTTGCAACTGCATCAATCAGGAAGTGCTTGGCGGTCAAGACACCATCCAGATGGATCCATCGACGATAAATCAGCGCTCGAAGTAATTTGATGGCATAAAGTATGGCAGCAAAATGCATAAAGTCTATGGGTGAAGGTGGTTGTTCTTCGAGTGAGTTGTAGATTACAGGTTGAGACTGGAACTCCGACTGTTGGGGTTCCGGTTGGAATTGTTCTTGGAATTCTGGTTGTGGAGGTTGTTCGGGTTGGTATTGTTCATTTGGTTGTTGAGCGGCAAGCCGGTTCCGTTCTTCTTCAGTCATTTCTCCTCCGTAGTATCGTGGAGGCTGAGTCGTTCCAGGCGCCGGCGGGTAAGGAGGATAACCGTAATAGGTCGGCTTCGAAGCTTTTAACAAGGCTAACTCACGCGTGTCCTTTCGGTCTTGTTCTTCACGTTTGTTTTTCTCCTTTAGGTCAGCGATATCCCTGGCATATTGTGCTTGTTTATTCATTGCTGTGCTCATGGCATTGGCTTCAACAAACTTACTTTCTTTTTCTTTGGCATCAAACAACTCATTTTCTAACAAAAAGAGCTCATTGGCCATCTCTTTCGCGTCCGGAATGACATACGATGCCGGGTTCTCGATGTATTTTTTGAGTTTCTTCTGGATAACGGCTTCTTTATTTCTTCTCTTTTGATCCAAAAGTTCCCGGCTCTCTTTATCCGCTTCGTCATTCAATAGTTTCATTTCTTCCATTCGGTCAATTATCGCATTCAGCTCTGCCACGTCCTTTGAAAATTCTTTCGGCATCGGGAACTTCCTCAACTCATCCAGAACGTCTTTCCATTCTGGATTGTCTTCTTTCGCCTCGACAAGTATCTCATTGACCTTGTTCTTGAACTCGTCTTCTTTCCCAATTCTTTGTTTCAGTTGGAACTCGATACCTCGTTTAGATTGTTCTATACGGGAAACTAACTCAGCAGTCTTGTTCTTTGCTTCATTCGCTAATTGACGAGCCAATCTAGCATCACCCGCCAATTTTTTCGATTCAATCACGAGTTTTTCATAGTCTGATGTGTCGAGAGGTGGTAATTGAAGAGTTTTATTTTCTTGTTGTTTGGTTAATTCCAATGACTTTGCTTTGACCTCTTCTATCCGTTTCATCGCTTTACCAAAAGTCTGACTGGCAGCCGAGCCGACTAATGAAAGTGAAACGACAAGATAACCAAGCACGATGGCAGTGGATGTATCCATTACCTTACTTTAATTACATTCAGACATAAAAATGAGAGGTTCTAAACCACGATTCGTGCAATCGGTTGTCCAATACGAACCCGTTGTCCTTTCTTGATTAAAGGTTGAACACGGTTCAGAGGTAGCCAGATGTCACATCGACTACCAAACTTAATCAGTCCGAGAGGCTCTCCTCTTTCAATTGGATCGTCCGGCTTCTTAAAACTAACAATCCGACGGGCAATCAAACCTGCAATCTGAACGACACTGACCTTCCCAATCTGAGTTTCAAGTGTCGTTTCTGTCCTTTCATTCAGAGCACTCTTTTCAAAGAGATAAGCTGGAACAAAAGTCCCGTTGTAGTGTTGAACATTGACAATCCGACCTTTCATCGGTGAATACTGGACATGGACATTATTGACATTTAGGAAAATGGAAATCTGTAAGTGTGTTTTGTGTCGAACAACCTCTAAGACTTTTCCATCGGCTGGTGAAATGACCAAGTCAGATGATAGTCTGGACAAGTAATCTGAACTGGGAGCACCATCACGATAAAAGGTCAGTAGTCCAGCCAATAGAATAAATGCAAAGACGATGACTTTACGTGATTTCGTCAATATTCCAATGACAAGGAGAACTATAAAAAGTCCAATCCATTCTGGTGCATAAAATATGTAATTTTTCATATGAAATCACGTTATTATTCTATAGATGTTTTTTTGAATACCATAATTTCTCTTGCCGTTGAGAGCGGATTACTACGGTGAATGCATCGTCGGGCAGTAAAAACTTGATGGTCAAAAAGTTCGGTCGGAAACTTTGTTAGATACTCTTCCTTGTAGTGATTACAGAGTAGAGAGTGAGCTGGAGACAAGATGACCCAATTGGCGAGATGGTCGTGGTCATCAGCTGAGAACCCTCCTTTAGAGTAATCGACAAAAGACCCTTTCTTCTTGTCATTCTCGACCACCGAGATATATGGACTGTCGATAAATACAAAATCATTCTGACCGACTTCGATTTCACTTAAGAAAAGACGAAAGTCCTGACAAGAAAAGGTGATTTCGTATTGATTAAATGCGTTAGAGATGGCTCGAAGAAGTGGTTCATCACATATGGTCACGTGTTGATAATGACCGAAAGGCACATTGTAATTACCCTTCTTACATTCTCGATACAAACCTCGAAAACAGGTCTTATTCAAAAAGATAAATAAGGCGGATAAAGTCGCAGTCTCTTCGTCGGTGCAGGGAGACTGTAACCGATTGATACTCGCTCTTAGGTCGTTGAACTCTCTACGACACGTGTAATACATAACTTCTTGTTCGGGGGAACACTCGGAGACTTCTGGATCTGGGTCACGTCGGTCTCGATATTCTTGTTGCAAATCACTCAGCTTTTGAAGCAGACCATTCAGATTGTCTCGAATCACCGAGTAAGATATCATTAATGACAGATTGATGTCATTAATGAAGAACTTATTACATTCAACGGTTCCATTCTGAACGGCGGAGATAAAATCAAATAAGACCGCACCACCTCCAACAAAAGGTTCGATGTAATACCTTGCTCTTGCAGGGTAATGCTGACGAATTAAGCCAAGGCTCTGTGTCTTACCACCAACCCATTTGATAAATGGACTAATCGCCATTTTAAAAGAGTAAAGACTGGGTTTTTAAATACTTAAAAATTAATTTAAGGAAAATCATTTTTATATCTTATCTTGTTAATGCAATAATTCACAAAATTTAAAATGAACTCCGATAAAGAAGACTTACTACACGATTTTGTGATTATCGATGACATAACACCCCAAACGGCTCTTTCCTTGCCGGAAGACCATTCTCTGGAAACGATCTGTGAAACAGTGGCGGCCGATATTGCCAAAGACCTGGTTAAAGACGTGATTTTTGAACATAAACCAAAAGAAGAAGTTCTGAAAGACATCTTACATGACGTGGTTGAAGACATCTTACATCAAAATGCTTCCAACCATCAAAGTCTTCCACCAACACCGAATCTAACTGTCTCTAATCCAATCTACACCGTAACAAATACAGTCAAACCCATCGCCCGAGTTTCTTGGGTCTTGATGTCTCAATTACCCAGAGCTGCACGTCTGGTCTGGAAAGCGTTAGAGATTTATCACGACATTCATTCCGATGTCCGAAAGTTGTTTATCTTTTACTTTGGACTACGTCTGGCCACCGGATACTTTATTACTCCATTGTCCGCTTTTATTTAGTTGTAATTACAATTATTACTTTAATCTAATAAATGACCAAATCTTTGTATCAAAGCTACTTTAAAGAACTACTTGACTTGGCTCCTTCCTTCGGCTCTTTTCTTGGGTATCGAAAATACGATTGTTGTCTCGAAGACACCTACTCAAAAGAAAATCTAAAGAAATCTCGAAATCTGGTCAGAAAATACCAGAAACTGATTTCAAAACTGTCATCGCAACAAGAGAGGTTCGATATCGATGAACTGCTTCTTAAATCGAGTTTGAAAAATGCAATGGTCATGGACAAATACAAATGGGAATATTTACCTTATACCTCCTATGAAAATGTTATTGTCTCTTTCCCTTTTCTGCAAAAAACACTTTACGAGACCAAATACGATACAGACGAAAGCGTCTTGAAGTTGATCTCCCGACATCGTGATATGTCTCGTTCAATCCTGACCAATCTCGACAACATGCGCAAAGGAATGTCAAAAGGATACACTCTCCCGAAGATGATTTGTCAAAATATGATTGACAACTTAGATACTTTCATCAAAAGAAGAAACTATCTTGTTCCGATAAAAGCTTCTCCAGATGTCACTCGTAAATACAATAAATTTATGGAAGAGGAGTATGCTCCTGTCCTCGACATGCTTCTGGCTTTTCTGAAAGAACTGTATCTTCCCAACTGTCGAAAATCGATTGGATTGTGTGGTCTTCCCAAAGGTCAAGAGATGTATTCAGCCGTCTTGAAGAGGTATTTGACCCAAGAAGAGACACCAGAGAGTGTTCATGCTTTTGGAATGGCAGAAGTTCGGCGGATCAGGAACCAGATCCGAAAGCTAAATAAAAAAGACGACTTGAATGTCAATACTTTTATCAAAAAGATGAAGCACTCCACGAAATACAAGTTCTCCAGTGGAAAAGAAATTGTCTCCGCCTTTCAACGAGCCCGGAAGATGATCCGTCGAGAATTACTCCCTGACAAATTTGGTTCTAATCTCGCGAATACATTAGTTCCCTATGAACTGCACTCGGTTCCGAAAGAGATGGAACAGACTTCAGCTGCCGCTTTTTATTATCCTCCAGCGATGAAAGGCCTCCGCCCCGGACGGGTCTTTTTAAATGTCCGGAACCCGAAAGAAGTCCGAACTTTCAATGTCTTACCTTTGTCTTTACACGAAGGAGAACCCGGACATCACCTCCAGTTTGAATACATGCGTAAATTGCCAGAGTATCGTGTTTATGGAGCCGAAACGACCGCCTTTTCCGAAGGTTGGGCTTTATATACCGAGACATTCGTTCATGACTTGGTCGATAAAAAGAAAGCCACTTTTGAAGACCTATTTGGGAGATACTGCTATGAAATCTTCCGGGCAGTTCGTTTGGTCGTTGATACCGGTATTCATTACTACGGTTGGTCGTATAACAAAGCTTTGAAGTATATGATCCGATACGTTCCTCTTTCGACTTCGGAACTGAAGACGGAACTGGAACGGTATATCTGTAGTCCAGGACAAGCACTGTGCTATAAAATGGGAGAACGTCTCTTTTTACAGTTGAGGGAACGATACCTGAAAGCAGTTCCAGGTGCGACAATTCAAGACTTTCATCGGATAGTTTTAGAAGACGGTGCATTACCGATGAATGTCCTGAAAAAGAAGGTTGAATATATCATTCATCAAAAGAGAGCTTAAGGAAGGGTTATTATAGGTTGTAAATGAAAAGATGGTTAATTTCACCACCTAAACGGATTATCAATTATAAAGTCACCCGAGACCTTTTAATAAAAATGAGACACGGCATTGAGAACCCTTCCTGTGAGCACTGTATCCCCAAAAGTATCATCAAGAAGTTTTCAGATGACATTTATAACTTGACTATTCTCGAAGAAAAAGCAAATCAACTTCGTAGTAATTACAAATTAGTTTCGTGTCTCGAGAACAAGAAAATGTGTGTTCAGTTTCAAAGTGGTGGAAGATGGACAATCGACCACCGAAAAAGAGTTTGCCAACCGGCTGAGACCTTTCGAGGACGCTACGCCCGTGCCATTGGATACACGATTGCCTTGCGACCAGAACTTTCCAGTCTCATTTTTCGTCGTGTCATTTCACCCGAGACCCTTCTGGCTTGGAACCATCAGTTTCCTCCAGACTTATTTGAGACGGAGGTCTCTGAGAAAGGTCTTGATTTACAAGGGAACCGAAATGAATTGGTATTTATACCGGACTTACTTGACTGGATAATAAAAAGATTATAAAAGGAAAAGGGTTTTTTTTTGGTTTTTTGTTTTAGAGAACAAGACTTTCCAATTAGACTATTACCTGCTCGATGTGTTGTTCGTTAAGGTATCTGACAAAGACCATGTAGCCTCCGGGCTTCTTCTCGGCGAAGGTTTGTAAGAACTGCTTGATTTCTTCCGGGTTCTTCTCGAGGAGCTCCTTTTCCCTCAGAAAGGCTTTAATTTCAGTCTTGTAAGTCTTGGCAGTGCTTTCCTTGGTCAGACCCGTATCGACGATGAACCGGTAGAAGTCTCCGAGGAAGGTCGGATCTTCAACACGCGGGCGTTTGCTTGCGGTCACAACACGCTTGGTGCTCTTGACAATTGGAGTTGCCATCGGAACCTCAATCACAGTCTGAAGTTGTTGGAACTCCATAATCGCCTCAAAGACAAACTTGGCCGAATCGGGATACTTATTCTGGATGAAATCGTAAAACTCGCGGGCATTGATGGAAGACATTTCGAATTGAATGATACTTTTCAAAAACAAAAGGACTTTCAAATTTTTCCCAAATCAACGTTAGTCCTAACTTTTTCAGTCGAGAAGTTCGTGTAGGACTAACGCATTGACAACACTAAAGAATGTCAAGATAGCGATGATTTTGAGGAGGTCTTTTTTGTCAGGGAAGTGAAATTCCAGTTGAGAAGTATGTCCATTTCTCCCCACATTGTAATGAAACATACCCTCGATAAAGAAAAGAGTGAAAGTGACCAAAGCGATAACTATTCTTCGCATTTGTTATATATTTAAATTAAATTAATTCAATGTTGAACCGTCTCTTTTTGGATCACCCGCAGAAAGAAGGTATGACTTATTTACAACACCTGAAAAGAGCTTGGACATTTTCCTGGCAAATGGGTCGAGGAACAGTCGCCTTGTTCATTCATGGTCTTTGTCCGTCAATGTGTGAATACACTGGAACTCAGATTATTCGAGAGCTTCATACTAAGATACAAAATCATGAAGATTGTAATTAAGTCAAGTCAGATTGCCAATGTAAAGACCCTTTTCTTGATGCCACTACAAACCTTGTTATCTCGACCAAACAGTCATTTCTCCCATGAAAAGCACATGGTCGATGTCGTTGGATAATTTGCATCACGTGTTCTGCGGCTTGAGTTGGGTCGGATAAATGGGCAATCATCACCGGAAAGTATTTGACCAGGTAACAGGCTGCGACACAAGGAGCTCGTCTTCGTCCTCCTCGAGAATGAATGAGCACCGTCTTTCCTCTTCGGATCGCGTTGTGAATATTGTCAATAACGATGTTCATATAGTAGTTAAACATAATCGGGTCATTATGCCAAACATTGAGTTGGAGTGAAGTGCAACCAGGCGGATTCGTCCGGTCGATATTGTCAGTCAGATTGATTATATGGTCGATTTTCAAAGCTGAAATCAGAACAGCATTGTTCGCCATCGTATGGTCGGAAATATATAAATTATCGGCAACTTTGCAATAAGAATTAGCGGTGTCAAAGAGATTAACAACGCTGTAATAGATGTAACTGGCGACGTTTTGAACTGTATATAATGGGTCGGTTAGTTGCATGACTTTCTTATTTTAGTGTTTCTTTTCTTCTGTATCCCCTCGAATACCACATTCTTTCGAATTTTCTTGGAAAAATAAAGTCTCGACCAGTGCCCCGATATTCGGCACTCCAATTGTTGAAGTCGTTTGCCGACAGTTTGGACACTCCACTTCTGCTTTTCCATAGACCGCAAAAGCATAGGTCACCAGTTTTAGGAAACACGGAGTTGTATGAAAGACATGCCCACAATTCAAAACGACCGAATTTCCAGGCTCACCTGCTGGTTCTAAACAGATGCTACAAAAATTTTCCATTACTTTATATTAGTTGTTTGATTTCTTCTTCCGATGGAATTAACTGATTGAGTTTTCCTTCTAATCTCTGAATATCATCTTTGACCCTTTCAATCGGAAGGCCTTCATCGAGAAAAACAACTTCCCAAGTCTCATTTTTCTGTAGCACTCTCTTCAAAGTCGCTTTTTTGATTTCATCACAAAAACCAGAGTAAGTTATATTGACAATTTGATTGACTACCGTCTTTGAAGAAGGTAATTCTTGATAAACCCGATTCTCAATTACCCATCGTTTTATTTCTTCCGTCAATTCAATCTCTGACACTTCTGATTTACAGACCGTTTTTCGATTGAAATGTTGTTTGATACAAGAAACGGTTCGGGTTTGATATCCACAACGAGGGCAAGTGTATGGTGGTAATGGATTAGAACGAGGCATTAGAATAAAAATAAGGACTTTCTTTTAAATAGTCGATTACAGAGCAGTGAAATACGAGACATAGACTACCGCCTTCGGGTTGGTTCCTGTAATTACAAAATCAAAACGTCGGTTGGTCACCAGACCCGACCCAGAAATACTGACTGTCCCGGTCGTTGAGACACCATTGTTTTTGTAATAGACTTCTGATAAATAAGAGTTGGTTCCACTGGGGGTATAATAAAAAGTGTAGTTCCGAGTAGCGACAAAGCCATCGTCATTCCGATAGACGATTTTGATTTCTCCCTCCCAACCAGTGCCATTGGTCGGAGCTGGGAGTGTCCAAGTATCACCGTTATTGACTTGACCGACAACTGCATTATTTTTCTGAAACGAGTTCGATGACACAGTTAAGGTTCCATCAATGACACGAGCATTTCCATAGACGTCCAAAGCGGACAACGGATTAGTTGTTCCGATGCCGACAAATCCGGATGAATTGACACAAACCTTTAACGACCCATTACTCATAATCTGAACGATATCACCGGTTTGAGTTTGATCCAAAGTCACAACCGGGAACCCGGACGTGGTCTCAGTCACATCAAAACGAGCTCTTGGATTTTGATTGGGAGCACGATTGAGTGAGACCCGACCATCTCCGTCTTGACGCAACGCAGCTGGGATGTAGGCTAAAGGAGTATTCAGTTCTGGATTGGCTTTGGTCTTGGTTTTATAGATAATTGTTCCTTGGAGGGTGATTATATTCTGAGCATTTCCGAGAGAAGTCAGACTTCGGTCATAAGTTCCTGAGAGATACCGGATTTTAACTGAAGAACCAGTCGTGTCATTGGCCGGTATTTGGGCGTAGGCTTTAAAAGTAGATTTGATGTCGGTGGCTACATTGGTCACGGTCATCCAAAGGTCGCCGACAACTGTTTCTTTGGTGTAAGTGGCGGCTGGAACTTCAAGGGCAAGTGAATAATCGTCAGACAAATTTGTAGATACATTTTGAATTGTTGCTGTCAAATAGAAATTGTAGATAACTTCATTTCCAAGATACCGATACATCGCCGTTTGGTCAGAATAACTGACAACACTGGCTCCCGTCGGTAAGGGTGTTTTGAAAGCAGGGGCGGTGCTGGCGGTTGTCCATTCAATCATCGATGGTGGAAACCACTGTTCCCCGTTGTAGCGTAAGATACCGGAGAAGTTAATATCACCTAAGACATCCAGAGGCTGTGTTGGATTTGTATTACCGATACCGAGGTAGTTATTGCTATTAACGACGATGACTGGAAAACCATTGCTGGCGATTTGAAGACGGTCTCCGAGGGTGCCGGTGTGGTCGACAAAGAGTGCGGGGATATTGTTCGACTTTTCGAGAATGTCAAGGTGGCCTCGTGCAGTTTGATTCGGGATGTTGGGGCGATTAAAATAGACCCGACCGGTGGTGTCTTGATACAATTTGGCCGGTAAAAAGGTTGATGGAACCGTCAGTTCTGGATATAAAACCGTATTGGCTCGATAGACCACTGTTCCTTGCATGGTGACGGTATTTCCAATTTCTAAGCTGGACAATGACCGGTCATAAGTTCCAGACAAGAACCGAACTGAAACAGTTGTATTATCTGAACTATTGTATTTAGCATAAGCTTTGTAAGTCGTCATCGAGACCACATTTTCAATGGTCACCCAGAGGTCACCCACCACCGCACCATTTTCATACAGAACCGTGCTCAAGGGTGCCGGAAGACTAATTGTGTAGTCTGCAGTTGGGTCAGTGGGTTTAGAGACGACAGTGCCTCGGACGAAAAAGTTGTAGATAACATTGTCGGCAACATATTGATACTGCCCATTCTGCTTGATGGCATTAAAGCTTCCTCCGGTTGGAACGGAAATGGTGAGTGGGGATGGAAGAGGATACCATTTGGCTTGTCCACCAGGAATCCAGACCACGTTATTACTGTCAGAATACAAGACACCATCGACTCGCATACTTCCGGCGACATGGAAATCAACATTAGGGTCGGGAGCCGTCGTTCCGATACCGACATTACTTCCGGGATTGACGTATAGATTTAATCCATTTTCGACAAAACCGGTTCCGGCTCCGGAACCTCCTCCAGAAACAAAGAGTTCATTATTTGAATACAGATTACCGATAAAATTAATATTTCCATTGATATTCATAACGTAAGAACTATCTGTGGTGGTTCCAATACCGATACTTCCCGTGGTTGCATCGACAATCAGTGCATTATTGACATTGGTCGAGGAAACATGTAGTCGTGCGTTTTGTGCAAGCGTCGTTGTCCCAACTCCAATCCTCGTTCCGGGTGAGACCGTCAAGACATCACCATCATTACCCGTCCATTGACTACTAATATACAGTTGGTCATTGGAATACAGAGCGCCAGTAAAGTTGATATCGCCACGAACATCTAAAGTCCGGGTTGGAACTGTCGTTCCAATTCCAATTGTCGTGTTCGGAGAAACATATAGCTGAGATGTATTACTTCCAATCCATTGACTACTGACCATTCGAACACTGTTTGAATACAGGTCACCAACCATGTTAATGTCACCTCGGACATCTAACGTTCGTAATGGATTATTTGTTGCAATACCGACTTTGGTAGTGGGACCAGCTAGAAAAACATTTAAACCATCACTACCAGTCCATTGACTGGAAACAAGTCGAGTGCTGTTAGAAAATAAATTTCCAATTAAATTAATATCCCCACGGACATCTAAAGTTCTCGTCGGAATCGTTGTTCCAATTCCAACTCTCGTATTGGGTGAGACATAGACATGACTAGTATTACTACCTGTCCATTGACTACTGACCACTCGAACATTATTGGAATACAGGTCGCCACCAAGGATATTAATGTCCCCTCGAACATCTAAATGACGTTGTGGAACAGTCGTTCCGATACCGATACCCATTGAAGTAATTGTCATTGCCGGAGCGTAAGGTGTATCTGTTCCGATACCAGACGTTGTATCCGAACCGAATTGAAACTGGAATGAACGTGTCGTCGAATTCCCCAAACGAAGAAAGGCATCATTAGTGTCACGAGCCAACCAAAGATGTTTCGTCGTATCAGTTCCATAAATCTGAACTCCGGCATTACTGTCTGTGGTCAAAACAGATTTGACAGTTAAGTTTCCCTCGGATGTAATCGTTGCATCTGGCGTATTAACGAATGCTTCTTCGGTATTGTCCCAAATACCGATGGCTCGGTCATTCATGAGATTACTTCGAGTTGCAAGGGTTTGGAGGGCTCCAACTTGTCCGACTTTAAAGAGATGCGTTGCTTCTTCAAAGACAATTTGATAGTTGGTCAGATCTCCACGTTCGATTTCCAGACCACTGATTAAATCCGATGGTGGTATCCCGGTCTGATTTTTATTCAAAACGACAACATTGTCCTCAATGACTAATTGGGTCGTTTCAATACTCGTCGTATTACCAAAAACGGTTAGATCACCATGCACCGTCAGATTCGAATTGACAGTCAAATTAGAAGAAATTCTGACATTTCCAATCACGTCCAACTTTTCACTTGGGGTCGTTGTTCCAAGACCTAACCGACCATTAAACAACGTCAAGGTTGAAGGAAGATTGGAGCCAGTTCCAATCAGCAGTTTATTGTCATTATCCACCGTTCGCAGAACTACGTTGGTATTACTTGCGTCGGTGAAGAAGTAATTTTTAGATGACGCAACTTGCAAATATCCACCGCCGGAAGGCATTTGGCTGATTTACATTTAATAATATTTTAGTCTTGTCTGCGTTTGCAAAGACACACAAAACGTGCCATCGTAAATAAATTAAGATGGCGATACGTTATAAAAAAGACGTCTTATCTACTGTTGCGAATGACCAAGTCAAAACCTTATTTGATGGTCAGAAAGAAGTCAAAAACATTACAGTCTTTGCTATGTTCCGGAATAATGCCGACTACCTCGATTTCTTCACTCAAAACTGTGATGCAATCGAACGGATGTATCCCCAAACCACTTTTACCTACTATTTTTTAGAGAATGACTCTTCTGACAATACCCGAGCCAAATTAGTTGATTGGTTTAAAAATGGAAATAAGCGAGGAAGAGTTTTATTGGGGCAGTTAGACCAAGACTATCAAAATCGAGGTGAAAACTTTGAAAGAACGATTACACTCGCTCATTTAAGAAATACACTTGCCGACACCGCCTTTACCAATGGCAATGGTCTGGAGAGTGATTGGACTTTATTCATTGATAGCAATATTTATTTCCAGCCAGATACACTTTCCCGTATGTTTGAAGAAAGTTCTCCCAAGGTCAATCACGTTGGAATGATTGCTGGATACGGGAAACAAGTTCATACCACCCAAACTTTGAAAAGGATGGGGATTGAAGTCAAATTACCTTCGGAAATTAATGAAACCGATGTTATCATAGATTTTGAACACTATTATGACACATTTACCTTTATTGATGGAAATGGACTCAACCATTATCCATACTGTGCTTTTAAGAGGTGTCAGATTTGTCAGAAAACCCGACCAGCGAATTATCCTTTACCTCTGATTGAACCGACCCAGAATGTTTTCGAGGTTAAAGGATGTTTTGGTGGTGTCGCTTTGATTGATAGCGAAGTTTTACGTCATCCTCGGGTTCGTTGGGGAACCTTGTCTTTTGATGCAACGAACTCGAAGTCATTAAGCGACCACGTTTTGTTTTGTGATCGAATGTTGGCGACGACTGGAAAAAAAGTAGTTATTGTTCAGTCGATTGACAACATCTACCGAACTTATTAGTATCGAAGAAAGGGTTGCTTCTCTGAGTTAGTGTAGGAATACAATTCCGACCAACCGAGTGTCCAAAAGAGTAGAATCAGGACAATGAGTAGAATTTCAACGTTTGAGAATTGCATGGCTCTGCATATTAAGATTGGCTTGTCTTTATTTCACTTTTTAAGAAAGCGACGAGGGTTTCTTTGAACATGAACGTATTCCGGAATAACGACACGAACATGTTTGGGTTTCTTCAGACGATACTTCGGAGTCGGAGGAACTTTAGAAGGAACTGAGACACCACAACCCATTTTGTTTTTATTGAAAAAACGTTGATAAAACATCAAATTTTTAACGTTGATTAGATTAAATACACCACTCATCCATTTCGAGATGTCCGTCTTGAGTGTCATTAACTTCCTTCTTATTTTAATTATCATTGGTGCATTATACTATTATTATATCGAAGACCAGCTTTCACTTAAATCACTTGAAAAGAACGCTCGTATCAGCTTCAACAATGTCAAAGACGATATCTATCAAACACAAGACAAGGTCGCCGCCGAAGACCAAGCCATCCGTAAAGACGTGGTCTCTTTAACCAAAGAATTAAAGACCGGCGAACTGGATGTCTCGAACAGTTTAAAGACGAAATCTCTAACCGTCTCCGAGACAACCAAATTAAATGAACTCTCGGTCGATCGAATTATCGGTGACATCCGTCTCAATGACGGTCGTTTGATTTCCAAGAATGTAGCGACATTTAACGACGGTCTTGATATTCAAGGTTGCACTTTACAAAAGAATAAAGACAGTCTCTTAGCCGTCAGTTGTCCTTTGTCCTTGTCTGGTGATCTGGTTGTCGATCCCAACTCAAAACTGGTGACCAGCAATGTCAGTGTTGGAGAACAGATTGTTCTTGCTCCTGGGATGCATGAAGGACAAAATGATTGGCTTCGTTTGCTTAACAAAGACGGAACCAAGGCCTCTTCGGGATTAATTGCCGGGAAGATCTACATTGATGGTTCGACGACTTCAGTCGGTTCTATTTCGACCAGAGGGCAGATCTGTATCAATAATGCTTGTTTATCCGAGACCGATATCACCAAATTGAAGAACTTAATCAAATAGGTAAAAATTGACACCCTCCAATTTAAAGACAAAGTGACTACAGTCATTGATGTATCAGATAGCATTTCAACTCGACCCTTCACTCCACCAGAACGTGATCGAGTGGCACAAAGAACAAAATGAAGACACCGTCAGTCGCGATGTCTTTCTCTTAGGCTACTCTTGCTTCGCATCAGGTTTAAAAGACTACTTTAAACTCAATGAACGTGCGACCCTCGAGACGACTTTAGAACAGACTTTTGAAAATCGGGTTCGAGCTGCCGTCAGTGAAAGTGAATACCGTTGTCAGTTACTCAAGGAACGAAGTCAAGAACTCAATAATGAGATTAATTCTTTGAGAGAAACTGTCCGCTTACTTCGTGAAAGCTCGAAAACGAACGTCAATGAAGCGATTGAATTGGAACGACAACGGTTTGAACAAGAACTCCAACGGACTCGAGAAACATTAACTTCGGAATTGAAACAGACCGAGAAATACACGAATCAACTGCTGGCCATGAAAACGGAAGAAAGTCTATTATTCAAGGCTAAATGGGAAGCAACTTCCAAACTTCTGGCTGAGAAAGACCATGAATACACGGAGCGGATCGCTTCTTTGTGTGCTTCGGAAGAAATCAAACAACTTCGGGATCAGATCGCTTCTAAGAATGCAGAGTTATTGATGCTTCGAAATGGAAACTTCGTCAAGGGTCTGACAGGTGAGTTTATGTTGCGAGAACGTTTGCAGAATATGTTCCCGGATTGGTTGTTTGAGCATACAGGGAAAAATCCTCATGAATGTGATCTCCATATGTCGAATGCTTCTTCCGATACCATTTTGATTGAAAGTAAAAACAAGGACGCAATTACCAAAAATGATATCGACAAATTCTATAGCGATATCTCTCACGCTGAAACCATTCAGAAGCGGTGTATTGGTGCTATCTTTATCAGTATTCGGTCAAGGAATATTCCTTGGAAGGGACAGGTCTGTTTAGAGTTTGTCAATGGAATACCGGTCTTGTTCATTGGATTTTCAGGAGAAGACGAAGTCGCTCTCCATTTACAACAATACAGTATTCCGTTTATTCAGTATTGCACCTTGGTTGCCAAACAAACGAATACAGTCGAAGGAGGAATGGACACTATTTTTACGGTAATGAACTCGCAGTTTCAGAGTATTTTGTCAAGTAAAATCCAAATTGATAAGTTAAAGGGACAGGTCTTGGAAGTTCTGAAGGTCATCAGTGAATTAGAGAAGAATAATCTCAAGACGTGTCAATCTTTGGAAACTTTTCTAAAGCAACATAATCGTTTAGAGTTGAACAAAAAGTATCATGTTTGTGAAAGATGTAATCAGTATTTTACGAATAAAAAGGAATTAGAAAAACATCTGCGTTCTTGTTCTGGAAGAGTTGATGCAGTTTAACGCAATGCGTTTTTTTTTCTGATATACTTATAAATTATACGAAATGGCAAAGGGTCCTCTAGGTAATGCAACTCGTTCTGCTGCGAGAGCCGTAACTGGCATGGGTAAGACTGCTGTTCATGGTGTAACTGGCACTGGCCACGTGGCCGTTGGTTTGGCTCACAATTTGGCGACTGCCGTCACCAAGGCCGCTCACCGTCAATTGACTGTTGTCGATAAGGCTGCGTCTGGCACTCTTAACAACTTGAGGTATGGTGTTTCTGGTGTGGTGGGTCCCGCTGCCGACCTCGTCAATAGCACTGGTAAGACCGCTGTCCGTGCTGTTGGCACTGTCGCCAAGAAGGTTGGTTTGAAGAAGGGTGGTTGCGCTGGCACTTGTGGTGGTAAGAAGGCCAAGAAGGCCAAGAAGTGAATGGTTTAAAAATTTGTAATTACAATTTTATTTTTATCTTTCTACACCCGGAACACCTTTTAAAAACTCAATCACCAATTCTTTTGGAAAAAAGCGATACACCTGATGACCACCACACGGATCTGGATGGTAAATGTGTTCAACTGAAAAGCGAGCTGCCATTTCACGAGATGGAACACATTTTGGATCCATATGTTCGGCAAAGAAGACGTCCTCATTCTCCGAAAAGTTCTGTTCTCTCGATGGTTTCGGTATTGAATACAATGTGCAGATTGCCAACATCGTTGAGACCCGTCGTAAAGAAAACCCGCCATTTCCAACTAAACAACGACACTTGACCGTTGGATGTCCTGTCCAAGGTGCTCCAACGTAATCGTATTGAAAGAAGTCCCGGTCAATCTGGCGACGAAGTAAGGTGTCCGTTTGAAAGACTAAGATCCATTCGGAATTGGTAAAACGTTCATAGAATGCAGTGCTGGTTAAAAGTTGGTTGTATTCATAAATGGTCAAGTTCGGTTTTCCTAAATTGACCCATTCGATACCTTTCCATCCGTCAGTGATCTGTCGAATGTAAGTTTCGTTCTCCGTTCCATGAAAAATAGTCAGTCCAACATCTGAAGAACCACCATAGACGTGTGCGACATTGCGTAAGACACCTTGAAGCCAAGGGTGGTTTCTCGGTTCGACAATGACCAACCGGAGTTTGGCATCATTTGAGAAAACAGTTTTCTCTGGAGGTGGAGGACGGATAGATTGTAAGACTTGATCCCAAATCGGTGTATTGTCTTTTTCATAGACAGTTATCATTTTGTATGTTATATTCCTTTCATTGTTTATATCTTTGTGCCTTTGAAAGCAAATGTATTTAAAGGTAAGTTCGGTTGAGAAGAGTAATACACTACCATGGACGCTGTTGCCAAGTCAGTTCTCTCTTATTCTCTGGGTCAAGTCGATGCCTTCGTCGCCAGTGTCAGCGCGGAGCATCCCGAGTGGGCATCTGGTCTGTCTTCGGCGGCTGCGTCTTTCCGGGCGGAACAGGTCGCGGCACAGAAGAAGTCTGCTTCCACCGGTCGTCGTGGTGTCAAGCGTGGTGGTGATGAGGCTCCGGCTAAGAGAAAGCTGTCGGCTTACAATGAGTTTATGGGTGCGAAGATGCGCGAGCTGTCGTCTCTGCATCCGGAGACCAGCAAGCGCGATCTGATGAAGCAGGCGGCGGAGCTGTGGAGGGCTCACAAGGCTTCGGCGGCCAAGTAAAGTCGTTTGCCCCAATTTTGGTCATCTTTTTTATACCCATTTGTAATTTTCATTTGGTTAATTGTTTTGGAAAGAATTTTTTAAAAACCTATAAATGTAAATTTAAGGATGAACGAAAGCTACAAAGACGTCCCGTTTGAGAAACGTGTCGAGCTATCACAGCGTATCCGGTCAAAGTATCCCAGATACGTCCCGGTCATTGTAGATCGACGTGATAAAAACTCGCCTGCCATCTCCAAACACAAATTTCTCATTCCTCACGACGTTTCTGTTTCGAAATTGATGGTAACGATCCGTAATCATATCGATATCAAACCAGAGATGGCGATTTTCTTGACCGTGGTTAGTTTAACCAAAGGCTTGAAGAGTAATGGTATCATGCCAACCGGAAGTGCTTATATCGGAGACATCTATGATAAACACAAGGACGCAGATGGTTTTCTGTATATTGTCTATTCTCTGGAGAATGTTTTTGGTTAAAGAGACTTAAAGAGCTCAATACAAGTAGTATTTAATGGATCCACTGGCCTTTTTCGTTCATTTTAACCCCGGAGTATATACCCCTCCTCTCTTTGAAGAAGGTGTCTGTAAAACGTATGTGTATGTCGATCCGGCCGACGACCATCTAATGGGTTTAGTCATTGGAAAGAATGGTTATTATTTCAAGGCCATTACACGTGCATCTCGGACACGATACATTTGGTATAATAAGCAAACTCATCTCATTGAGATTTGGGGTTCCGCTCATTGTTTAATGAATGCAGTTCAACGGATCCATCGAAGAATTGACCTCGTCAAGGAGTATCTTTCTTCGGTTCCTGAACCGATGGAAATTGAGAATTCAACTGTTGAAGAAGACAGTATTTAAAAAGAAGTGTCATTTGATTTTATAAGGAATGTCGTATTCACAAAAAGTCGCCATCGTCTCCGGAGTGACGGGACAAGATGGCTCTTTTCTGGTTGAACTCCTCCTCGAAAAAGGATATCATCGTGTTATCGGTCTCATCCGTCACACTTCGCTCTCGCATCTCAACCGAATTCCACCCTATGTTCTGACCCACGCTTCTTTCGTTCTTAAAGAAATCGATATGACTGATAGTGTCTCAATTAATTTACTCCTCAGCAATATCAAGACCGAGTATTTCACCAAAAATTCATTGACTACTTTAGAAATCTACAATCTGGCTGCTCAATCCCACGTCCATACCTCTTTCCGTCTTCCCGAATACACCACTAACGTCGATGCTCTGGGAGTGCTCCGCTTTTTAGAAGCTATTCGTCAAAATAACTTGATTTCGGTCGCTCGATTTTATCAAGCTGGAACCTCAGAACTCTTTGGAAAGGTGGCCGAAGTTCCACAAAAAGAAACCACTCCCTTTTATCCAAGGTCACCTTACGGAGTTTCAAAGCTGTATGCGTATTGGATTACTAAGAACTATCGGGAGAGCTACAATATGTATTGTTGTAATGGAATTCTGTTTAATCACGAAAGTGAGCGCCGGGGTGATAACTTTGTCACCCGGAAAATTACCAAGTCGGTCTATGCAGTCTTGTCTGGACAAGAAGATTGCATTCAATTAGGTAATCTGGATGCTCAACGTGATTGGGGATATGCCAAGGAGTATGTTTATGGAATGTGGTTAATGCTTCAACAAGACCAACCCGACGACTACGTTTTATGCACTGGACAGTGTCATAGTGTTCGTGATTTTGTTGAAGAGTGTCTTCGATTTATTGGGGTGGATATCGTTTGGGAAGGAACTGGGATTGACGAAGTCGGTCGGGACAAAACAACGGGAAAGGTTTGGGTGAGAATTAACCCTGAGTATTATCGACCGGCGGAAGTCGATCTACTAATTGGAGACAATACCAAAGCTCGAGAGAAATTGGGTTGGTCGCCGAAGGTCTCCTTCCAGGAACTGGTCAAGATTATGATGACTACCGATAATATTGCTCTTTAAAGCGTCGTAAGTCTTTCATTTTTTAATATACATTTTTAAGTAAGTATATCTCTTAATTCAGAGACATGGATCCAGCATCTATGCTACAAGCTCAAGCTATGGGAATGATGCCCGGTGGAGCCAAATTGAGTGGGATTGGAACCAAGATTGCCAATATCGTCACCAAGTTCTCAGTCTTCATTCAAGAGTTCCAAATGACCATGGCCTCGGCAGGAATTATCTTTGTCGTCTTACTCATCGGATACGTGGTCATGAAAACACTTTACAACCAGTATCCTCGTTTTGGTTTCCCAAGTCATACCGAAAATCTTGAAAGTATCGATAATGAGTTTGTGGTCTCCACAGCCAAAGCCCTGGCTTACTATCTCTCCGGATTTGAACTGGAGAATGTCCTTCTGAATAAATCTTCACACGAACATTTAAATTTACCAGCCGGTGGATTAAAGCAGATCCTCGATACCGTCAATCGTCAATTAAACTTCCATAAAGAAGGCAGGCTTTATTCAGAATTGGCTGGTCTGGTTGAAAGAGACCTTGGGAAAAATGCCTTGAAAAACATCCCCCAAATGGAAACCTATTTCCGTAAGAAACTGACCCGTCCATATGAAAAAACGACAGATCGGAGCAAAAAACAACTTGAAAACGCTCGGGAACTCTACGAGATTGTCCTCCGAAATCACGCTGATGTTGAGACCCAACTCAACTATATTAACGATAATTCACTTCTCAACTTTATTGACTTTGAAGCCTACGAGAAAGATACTCCTCAAAATGACCGAACAATCATCTTTTATGGAAAACTGGCAAATATTCGGAGCCGGACGATGCTACAGATCTTTAAGCAACTACCCGAACCCCTCTCCACCAAGCTTTCCTCGAGTGAAAATGAAATCAATGCTTTTATCGAAAAAATTACCAAATACAATGTTGGGGTCGTCACTGACTTTGAAAACTTACGGACGCTTCTCTTTGAAAGAACCAAGGGTAAAGTGACTGAAGAAATATATAACCAACACATCCGCCAGTATAAACGTGGTGTCTATGACCTGAACACTCCGGAGGCCATTGATTATCCGATCCGAGAAAAGTTCTGCGAACACATTCGTTTGCTCGATGAAAACATTCTGGCACCACTTCGTCGTTTGAGAAGCGAACAATTTCAGAGTCTGGATGGAAATCTGTTCCGAGGTCTTCAGACTGACGTCTATTTTGCTCTGGAAAGACTGCTCGAAATTCAATACGACCTCGAAGATGGTTCCGGAATCAAAAAATTACTCACCGAAGAAGAGACCAAAAAGTTTAGTGAAAGATACTTACGCGTCATCAGTAATCTACAGTATCAACTGTATCCTCAACAAATTAATCATGCAATTTTTACCGTCTTATATCTCTACTACGCTTTCCCTTCTAATTTCTTGAAACAGATGCAAGTTTTGAGTGAGTTTTATATGTCCTTCAATGAACTCTATTTCTTTAAACGTTTCGAGGCGGCGACTAAACTTCCAAGGAAATGGAGACTACATGACAAAGACGACACTTGGACAAACTTCCAAGAACTCATCGTCGAAGAATATTATTGTATTTATATCTATGAAAAACTGGCAAGAAAGACCTGGCCTTTGCTCTGGAGATTTGATGTCCATTTTCGAAAAGCATGGGGTGTTTGGCAATCGGTTTATAAAAAGCTAATGAACCCCGAAACCTATATCCCAGGTGTCAAGAGTAAAATCAGAGAACAGGAGCGTGCAGTTCAAAGAGAAAAAGCTGTCGCTGATAAGAGCAGAAATCAAGCTGAACTTTTCACCAACGGTAGTGATTTACTCGATAAGACCCCTCAAGACCTTCTTGATACCGGGAAGAAGATGGTCAATACTGCAGTTGAAACTGGAAAGGAGATCGCCGATCAAGCTATTGATACTGCGGTCGAAGTTGAGAAGACCGCCAGAGAAAAACTGGGTCAGACCGCCAAAGAGAAGCGTCCAGTTATTGAAACCTTCTTAGGTTTTGATATCGCCGACTTTGTCAATAAGATTATCTCGATTTTGGTCAATATTCCTAAAATCATCGCCGATGTCCTCGGTCTCTTACCCAAGGTCTTTGAACTGGTCTTGTTGGCCAGTAATCCACTTCAATTGGTCATGGGTCTCATCGGTGTTGTTGTCTGGATTGTCATGACCGTTGTCGCCAATATTCTGAATATCGGTGATGGTGAAAGTGTCTCCATCGGCTCGTTTATGGTTATGTTGGGTCTCTATATTAAGACCCTTCCAGTCATTGCAGGGAAGACCATTTACAATGTTCTGATGTATACCATTATGCTTTTCTTCGGATTAATCTTAACCGTTCTTGATGCAACCATCTTTAATGGAAAGGCCTCCAGCTTTGTTTATCGAAGATTTATGGCCAGTGAAAACTCCCCTTATTCCTGGTATAAAAAGAGTAATTATCATTACAAAAACCGATTTGAACGTCAGCTCGGTTTATTCACTGCCTGGCCGTGTCCCTCAAGTTATCGACCGGCGTATGGTGGAATGGTCTGCAAAAGATTACCTTCTTATATTCCGAAGAAATGCCCGCAAGCCTCAATCGTCAGTATTGCCAAAGGAGATGGAACGAGTGGAGCAACTTTTATTTCGGATAGTATGCCCTACACTGATTTTGGACAGATGTCAAAGAATGAGAAATACAAGCTCGTCGAAGAAGTCCGCCAAGCCAAGTCTGAGTATCAAACTGCCTGCACCCAAAATTATCTCAAGTTCTATGACCCCATCTCCAAGAACGTCTGTAGTAATCTGGAAATCACAGCCAATACCAGTCAAGACCGTAAAAACTTAAAAGCGGTCTGCAAACAAACTTACTGCACCAATGGACGTCAAGAACCTTTCTGCTATCGGTTGAACCAGTTTGCACCGACAGAAGAAACAAAAAAGAACTTTGTCTCCAAGAGAAATATCTTCACTCAAGCATTTATGATCACTTCGATTGTTATGATTATCAGCGCCGTCATGTGGTATGCCAAACAAAACGCTGTCCTCCGTTTTACTCTCAAGCCAGCGAAGTAATCACCGCTCGAAGTTTGGAGATATCCCGCATTGTTTCACTGTTTGACAAGACCTTGGCTAAGACTTGATACAACATACTCGGTAAAATAGATTTCCCAGTATATTCCAGATAAATCGATTTGATATTGTCCTTTAGAATTTCGTGATACTCCAAACTACAATACAGTGTCTCCCGAATACTCTCTGAAGTCTGTTGCATGTTCTGTTCATCACGATACTTCTTTTTATACGTCTTCCGCTCAATCTCGTCAGGCTCTCGACGAAGAATTGTCTCAAAGATACCATTCATCTCGGTGTAAAAACGCTCAGTCTCTTCTTTCAGACGAGTAATCGTCGTTCCAACTGCACTGTCATACAAATCGAATTTGTCGGCTTTGATACTTTGAAAGATATACTCTTCATCTTCCGGTGCAATCTCGACATTGAACAGATCCAGGTAAATCTTTTCAATACTCTCTCGCATCTTCAAGTTGTAACCCGAACTTTCGACCAATTCGTCAATGATGATGTCTTGGAAATTCGGCAGGTCGACCGTGTAGTTATACCGCTTGATGTAATCAATCTCGGAAATCGTTTCAGCCAGATACTTTTTGTAAATAGTCTGAACAATCTTCAAATTGGTAATGTGCTTCTGATGTTCCGTACTCAACCAAACTTTCATCGTCTCCGGAGCTTCGTGAGAGACAGTCGAGATATGAACCGGGATGAATTTGAGGAATTCATAGACAGAGATCTCACGAGAATAAACTTGCAAAAAGGCTTCGGTCAAACCATTAATCTTTTGATTTTTGAAGACATTGTAATTATAAATTAAAGTGTCAATCGTCCGTCGAACATCCGAGACCGTCTCCAAAATCTCATTGATGTTCTGATCACTCGGTTCCACTGAATGATACTTGACCCATTGTTGTTTCATGTATTTGAGTAAGTCATCCGAGGAAGAGACTTCTTCGACTGTATTATCGACCCGTTTCAAAAGGACATCATTGTTCAATTCATCAATCCCATACGACGGGTCGGTCTGAAACTTGGAGACATACGCACTTAGCAGTTCCGAAGTGATCTCAACCTTGTGAATTAGTTTGTAAAGACGAGTGATGATATCGGAATACTTTTGGACAAAGAGAGGATGCTGTCGGGTAAAGTTGGCGATGTCATCTTTGGTCACGATGTGACGATAAAGTCCTCGTTCCGCATTCGAGACTGATTTCCGAAAGTGGGTCATAAACTCGTTAAAGACTTCTTCCGAGTAAGAACGTTCATCAACCAAAGCGATAAATCCGGTATGAAAATCGGCTGCGACTTTTCGGTTATACGCCTTGCTATTGATAATGTAATTTTCAAAATGGGTTGGAGAGTTGTTCTGCTTACTTTGAACAAGCCAGTCCATATAAAATTTACGATCCATCCGGACATCCGGTGGATTAAAGTAGCGAACATACAGTTCTTCGTAAGAAGTGAGCTCTTCGTCGGACATTATTAAGAGTTGATTGTAAAGTGTCTTTAAGTTCGTTGTTGTTATTTACTTTTGTTAAGTAAAAGGAAATGAAAGCTCCAGTTGTTATTATTAATCGTTGTAATTCCGCTGGTAAAGAGACACCAACACAACCACCCAAACAACAGAAGAAAAAGAGCTTTTCTATTCAATTTGGCTCTGATTTTCGTCGAGGTATTTCTAATACTCATTGCGCCATTGGATATTTATTGACCAATGACCTCCTTCGTTCGGTTAAAGGAACCATTGATGTCGCGAAGACCAATTCAATCAAAAAGTCGTATTTGTGGGCATACATTGTTTATTTATTGCATTGGAATCGAGAAGTCCAACCTTTTGCCAGTGTCCTTTATACTAAAACAGCTTCAGAAGCACAATTAGTTAATTTAGTTTCATCAGTTCTTGGAACTCAAGAAAAAGCATTTAATAAATCACAGTTGGTCTCTTTCATTAATACAGTCACTTCGAAATTAGATCTTGTCATTCCAGTTTTAAATAATAACCGTCTGGGGTCTGCAAATACAATTCCGTCTCCTTCTTTATCAAGTATTTTGTCAAACACTAACACGATTTCACCACAACAAATGTCCAGAGTTAATGTTTATGGACAACCTGCAGTCTATAATCAACAAGACGGGAAATTATCAATTGACCTTGACCTGTTAGTCTCTCCAGTTGAAAAGTAATTACAAAATTACACAAGACCCAGCACAACCTTTCGGCGGCATCTGAGAAGGTTCTTTGGTTTTTTTATTTAGAGTTACTCCAGTTGTATATCCATGAATATACAAAGTGCAGAGTAATTCAAATGGATCCATGATATTCCGAGCAGTTCGGGCACTACATTCAACAAAAGGCACTCCATACGCATTTGATAGTGTATGTATCTCTTCATTTGAGACGGGAAGGTAGTCGTCATTTAAAGGGGTTTCGCATTTGGTCGCGATCAGGACACCGTGTAAGGGTCGGTTGAGTTGTTTCAAGGTGGTATTGACATCAAACATTAGATTGGAGATATAGGCAAACGATTCTTTGGAGGATGGGTCAAAGACAAATAGAAATGTATCCACTCTTTCGAAATACTCATAGACAATCGGACTGTAATTTTTATCACCACTGGTATCATAAACGTGGAGTTTATTGATAGAGTTGTCGTCAGACCGGATAAAAGTCCGAAGGAAATCTACGCCGATGGTTGATAGATATTCGTGTTTGAACTGTTTGTAAAAAGCCCGTCGTAAAAGAGCAGTTTTACCACACTTTGAACTACCTAAAACGAGAACGGAGATTTTTCTGGTGTAATTGAAGACATCTTCTAAGGAGTGATAGTCTGTGTCTTTTTTCTTTAGCATTCTTCTATTGACAAAGGAGACAATTTACTTACTCCCCGTAAGTATATAAACATTTTACAACGGAGTTAAAGAAAGTATGAAAGTCTTTGTCATTAATTTAGATGAACGGCCTGAAAAATGGGAAACACTCAAATCCAGACCCGAGTTTTCTTGTTTTGAATTCATTCGAGTTTCCGCAAAGACTGGAAACGGTCTGACCTCTGAAAAGAACAATTTGACGAAAGGACAGATCGGCTGTTTCATTTCTCATAAAGCGTTATGGCAAAAATGCATTACAGAGAACTTACCTTGGATCTGTATTGCCGAAGATGATATTTATCCACCCAAGGGTTATTCTTCTCCCGCCTCGACCTTATCGAAGGTGATTGAAGAAGAAAATCTATCTAAATGGGATATTCTCTATTTGTCTCGATGTGAAGATATGCGTGATGCACTTTCTGTCGGCAAAGTCTCATATGGACTGTCTTTTTTAGAAGAAGAAGTTAAGAACATTGATTTTTTACCAAAAAGAGTTACAATAACTCCACCCAGAATGGGTTTGCATTTTTATATTGCGACACAAGACGGTTGTCGAAAATTGTTGAATGCATGTGAAAAGATTATGGCACCGGTTGACGTTCAAATCTGGTTTGGTTTCGAAAAATTACGTGCATTTCGTCTTGAAAACTCGAGTCTGGTTTTAGAGAACCTCAGTGTATCCGACACCAGTGACCTTGGTCTTTGGAAACGATTTCAGTCATTGCTGACAATGACACCGGAAAAATACAATCCAGTTTCAACCTTATCTTCTGAGGAAAGAAACGTTCTTCAGAAGTTATTTAATTTAGCGCCAACACAAGCTTTTGAACTTCTGGAGAACTCTTTTCAAAAAGAAAGCTATAAATATTTATGGTGTCAGTCTCTTCTTTTCCAAAGGCTAAAAATTACCGACGAGGCAATCAGTCTTATCTCAAAGGCAATCAGCTTACAACCGAATGACAGTGAGTTCTATCATTCGGCAGGAATGTTTTTCTTGAATGAGAGAATGGAACAAGACGCTTTAATTTCATTTTGGACAGGTCTAAAATCTTGCACGACGAACTCTCAATTAGAAAAACTACTCCAGATTGGTCTTCTAAAGGTTCTTCTCCGAGACAAGGTTCATACTCAAAAAGTCTTAGATTATGCTGAAACGGTTATTATGCCACAGTTTGAAGGATGTATCGAATTAATGGAACTGATGTGGCAAACATACGAATCTTTAAAAAAGTATGCTCAAGCGATTAAGTATGTCAGAATGTGTATGAACTTTCTTCCAGATGAACACCGTCTTAAATACAATTTAGGGGTGATGATTTTACATGCCATCAAAGAAAAAAGACCGTTAGATCCACATAATACTCTTGAAAAGGGTTTAGAGTATATTCATGAATGTTTAGTTCTGATGCCGTCATTTGTTCAAGCTTATTTAACATTGGCACGATACTATAGTCATCAAAATGATTTTGAGTCGGCGTATCAGGTAATGAAAGAATGTTTGCAACAGTCACCCTCTGCAATTCAAGCACCGGAAGTTCAATTACTGGTTGCAACAGTTGGATTGGATTATGGTGATTTTCAATTAACTAATTCAATGTTGATGGGTCTTTCGAAAGTTTTGCATATTCGTTCGTCTGATTTGCAAAATTCGACACCAAAATTCAAACAGATGATTTCCGAATATATGCTCGAACTGCATCGATATTACAAGATGACCAAACAATGGGAACTCTCAAGAAAAACGATTGATGAATTGATTGAATCGAGTAGTTTAGTCACAAAGAGTCTCAAAAACATTCGTCATTATCATATGTGTCGTAGTTGTTTGGATTTATTATTAGATGGAGACAACCCAAACTCTTATCAGTATAATCCTTTCGAAGTTATGGGGTTGGAAGATATTGTTTGTCGTCATTACCAAGTTCATCCATGGAAAGGGGAACAGATTGATTCATTAGTTATTGTCTCGGTTGGTGGGTTTGGCGACTTATTCATGTTCTTACGTTACGTCTGTTTCATTCTTGAGCGACAAATGGTTAATTTCGTCTATTTAGTTTGGGATGACCGCGTGAATAAGTTGATTGATTATATTCCATTCATCTCCGATTTTATTGCAAAAGATAGATTGCTGGTCTTATCTGACCTCGCATTTATGAACCTGTTGCTGGAGCTTCCTCGTTCCCCAACACATATTATCGATGTTATGGCTCTCCCATGGATTTGTATGCCTTATATCCAGTCAAATCCGAAAGTAATTGAATCCAAGTATATGGAGGTCACCAATCCGCAACCGTTGTCTTTCTTTACAGATCGACAAATTGTCTCTGAAAATACATATTTTTTCAAATGGCAAAGCAGTAAGCAGAACTCCATGCGCAGATGGCGAGATATCCCATTACATTACTTTGAAAATTTATTTAGAATACCTAATACGTTTTGGATTACAATAGATAAAGACCTTGATGACGATGACATAAAATTATTGGATAAATATTCGAATGTCATTGTCCTAAAAAATATGGACAATGATGCATTCTATGATACTTGTCAGGTCTTAACACAAGTGAATTCTGTTGTCACGGTTGATACATCTATAGTCCATTTGGCTGGAACATTGGGAGTAAAATGTCATCTGTTACTCTGTGCAGTTCCAGAATGGCGCTGGGGTATTTCGGGGAACAAGACAAAATGGTATTCAAATGTGACCATTTGGAGACAAAAAGATTTCGATGATTGGACGGTTCCGATGAATCGATTGAGAAATGAACTGCAGACGAATGATGTGACAAGTGAAATTTCGATTTATGCTCCGATTTCATACGGTGAATTACTGGATAAACTAAGTATCTTACAGTTGAAGGAAGATAACTTAATCTCTTCTGCAGGGAAAGAAGAACCGCTGGGGAAGGTTCGAGATGAAAAAAATATCCTTAATCGGATCCGAGAGAAGTATCGAGAACAAGAGACTCCTAATGTTATCACTGCATATACTCAGTTGTGTCAAGCTAATGCATCCCTTTGGAATTTAGAGGACGAGCTACGTCAGTTGATGGAGATTGAAGAGACAGGAACACGTTTTATTGAGGTGGCGATGGAGATACCACGCGAGAACGGGAGACGTGCAGAGGCAAAGAGAAAGATTAATACATTAATGAATTCTGCGCTGACTGAAATTAAATTATATTTATAGTCTTTGATTGTATAAAATGGCACTTCCAACCACAAATCTGAAGTTTTCGAACCTTCGGTCATTAGGAGGAACAAATCCTATCAAATTTAGTGGTTATTACAAAGACGCGGTATCTGGATTTGCTTCATCGATTACCGGTATTCCGAATAGAGGAAGTTCGATCCGGATGTCTCAGTTTCGAGGAAAACAGAGAATTATATCAACTCAACAAACTAAACTGACTGCCAGTGATAAAGAAGCATCAGATGGTTTTGGGTTTTCAGTATCGATATCATCAGATGGTAATACGGCAATTGTTGGCGCTTACGCTGAAGACCCAGATAATGTTGGAAATGCTGGTTCTGCTTACATTTATACAAAAAATGGAACTACCTGGTCACAACAGACTAAATTGACAGCTAGTGATAAATGGTTTTCTGACATTTTTGGGAGTTCAGTCTCGATATCTTCAAATGGTAATACGGCAATCGTCGGTGCGTATCAGGCAGACACAGGTAGTATTAGTGATTCTGGAGTTGCTTATATTTATACACGCAATGAAACGGCTTGGACACAACAAACGAAACTGATAGCAAGTGATGCAGGAAGTGGTGATTATTTTGGAGTTTCAGTCTCTATATCCGGAGATGGTAATACGGCAATTGTTGGGGCATATTTAGAAGACCCAAATAATGTTGGAAATGCTGGTTCTGCTTACATTTATACACGCAATGATACGACTTGGACACAACAAACTAAACTGACTGCCAGTGATAAAGAAGTAGCGGACTTTTTTGGGAGATCAGTCTCGATATCATCAGATGGTAATACGGTAATTGTGGGGGCGATGGGGGAAGACCCAGGTAATGTTGGAGATGCTGGTTCTGTTTATATTTATACACGCAATGGAACGGCTTGGACACAACAAACTAAACTGACTGCCAGTGATAAAGAAGCATCAGATGGTTTTGGGAATTCAGTCTCGATATCATCAGATGGTAATACGGCAATTGTTGGCGCTCACGCTGAAGACCCAGATAATGTTGGAAATGCTGGTTCTGTTTATATTTATACACGCAATGGAACGGCTTGGACACAACAAACTAAACTGACTGCCAGTGATAAGGGAGTTTCTTATTATTTTGGATATTCAGTATCGATATCATCAGAGGGTAGCACTGCAATTGTTGGCGCTTACGGTGAACACCTAGGTGTTTTTTCAGGTGCAGGTGCTGCATATATATTTGTGTAAAAATATTCAGTCTTATCAAATCAATTTACTTACTCCGGAAGTATGAAGCCATCCCATACAAAAAATCATACAATGCAATCTCTTCCATTACCGTATTCACCTGATAAATCCAATTACACGGAAGAATTAGTGTTTGATGAGGATGCAGAATAATATCCGCTCCCAAACGTGGCGAATTGTCTTCTGTCATCTTACCCAGACGATAGGCGTATGTTTTCTCAACCAGTTTCAAAAACTGAAGTTCATTTTGATGTTTCGGATGCAAGACCCGAACCGTTTGCTTTTCTTCCGTCGAGTTATACACCACGATATTCTTGGCCAGGACTTGCCGAAACATCTCCGGGTCAGAAACTATTTCCGATGGAACTGAGACCCGACTTTGATTGGTATAGTAAAACTTAAAAACGGTCTTAACCAATTCATCGACCTTTTCGATCCGGTCATCAATGACAATCGGTTGCTTTTCAAAAAACAAGTCTGGGTTCATCTGGGACAGACTGGTCTGAATAATGTGGAAGTCTGGAGGCGACTTCAAGACGTATTTAAACTGAACCACGACAATCAGAACAATCAGAAAGGCGATTAAAAAACGCATCTTTAATTTAGGCAAATATACCTTTTTCTAAAGGCTAAACGAGTGAAAAGTATATAAAGACAACAGCAGGTGGAAGAGTAGTTCAATATGTCTTCTGAACAAGTTTCTTCCTCTGACCAGCCTGCCGTTCTCGAGATGCAGGTTGAGCAATCTTGTGGTCAGTATATCGGTCACTGCAAGTGGTTTTATAACAAGCTCGGTTATGGATTTATCGTCATCTGTTCCGGTGAGCTCAAGGGTCAGGACATCTTCGTTCATCACAGTGGCCTACACCCTCTGAACAGCAACTTTAAGACCCTCTTCAAGGGCGAGTATGTCCAGTTCAATATCATCGATGGTAAGAACGGTAAGCAGGCAGTGGATGTGACGGGTATCCATGGGGGTCCCCTGATGTGTGACAACGTCTCCAGTTCCCGTGGTATCTTCGAGAGCGGTGCGCCTCGCGGAACTGGAAGAGGTGGTCGTGGCGGTTTCACTCGTGGAACTGGTCGGGGTGGTCGTCGTTTTGAGAGGAGCTCTGAGGTGCCTCAGGAGTAAATCTCATTTGTTAAATCTTAATAATTATTTTTCATACAATAAGTATTTTATTGTTTGAGTTTTTGGACACTAATTGATTTGCAATGTTTCCAATCTATTCCTCCTTTTTGCACCGCATCTGTTCCGACAAGGACAACTTTGACTGGTCGATGAAAAGCCATCTGTTGTTGACGATGCTTAATTTCTTCTCGAAGTCGAGAACTGTCATTATACGTCGGAATACAGTTAAAAAGGTATTTACAACTGTCGTCATTGGGCATGTAATTTTCGTCAGGTTCATCATCGTCTTCTGGTGAATAAACTTGAGCTGGAGGTTGAGAATAAACTGGGGGTGGGGTTGGACGACTTATCACTCTTTCAAAAGACGGTTGAGGAGCGTATTCTTCTGGTTTTGATTTCTTTTTGTGTGAAGGTTGAGAAGGTATCGTCGATTGAGGAGTTATCGGTTTTTGTTGTAATACGGAAGGGGGGTTGTGTATTGTATCTCGTTCTCGTTGAGGTCGGGGAAGAACTGGTAATGACATTAAATCGATGGAGAAAAAGCGTAGATAAGTCGCCAGTGCATCAGTCAGTCTTTCGATACATGGTGATAGAATTGTATTTAAAAAATGAAGGGCAATGGTTCCAGAGACAACCGGTTCAAATGTGTAGAGTGTTTTGAGAGACGTAAAATACTTGACAATAGGTTGTGATGAAATCGGATTGGAAGGGACGATAAACTGAAAGAGAAGTGTCTCAATTAAATCAAAGTATCGGTTCCATTTTACTCCAATTGTGATTAAAAGTTGTTCAATAATCTGAGTTTGGGTCAGAGGCGACGCTGAACTCGATGAAGACAACTTTTTAATTATTGTAATTACAAAAAGACAGACCGTATTGATGTCGTCTTTTGGTGTATGTTTTTTGATAAACTTGTAAATCACACCAAGTTTATTTTTGATATAGTCTTTGGGAGAAGTTTGTGCTTCTCTGGAAAAGACACCGGTTAAGTCTTGAATGGCGGAGTTGGTTAGAGCTCGATTCGGAGTGAATTTGGAAGAACTGTAATCAATTCCACTTCGATGCATTCTCTCTAAGATTTCAACCAAGGCGGAAGAGACATCAATCTCCGCTTGGTCTTTTTGTAAGAGAACGATGTGTTGTAGGCGAAGTGCAAAACGAGGGTCTTTGGAGATATAGTGATTTGCCCAGATACTAATGACGACATTGGTGGCATTTCCAGATTTGGATAGATGAGCAATACAGGCTCGTATTGTATCGATGTCTCCTTCAAAGGTGGCGACTTTTAAACGGTCTGGATAAGTTGAACGCTTACTCATGGGAATACACTTATTAAATCATCTTCTTTATTATTCAGGATTTTAAACATACGAAAATACGATAGAACTGTATGTCTGTATCTTTCATTTTTGAGGGGTTTGAGGTCGTTTTAATTTTTGATCTGAAATCTCAATCACCCGAGGGGAAATGAATTATTTTAAAATACAGAAATACAGATACAGTGCCGATAGTGTATCTTCAAAATATAGACCATTTTAGGTCTTTCTAATTTTTGATCTGAAAACTCAATCACCCTAGGAGAAGTCTTCAAATTAGAAATACAGAAATACAGAATACAGCTACAGCATACGGAACATACAACATACACATACAGTCGATTTACTGTATCTTCAAAATATAGACCATTTTAGGTCTTTCTAATTTTTGATCTGAAAATTAAATCACCCTAGGGGAAGTCTTCAAATTAGAAATACAGAAATACAGAATACAGTCTTTTCGTGTATTTTCAAAATATAGACCATTCCAGGTCGTTTTTAAATTTTGAATCAAAAGAGTCACAGCCCTAGGGGAAACCAATTATTTTTAAAATACGAGAATACACATACAGTCCAAATCTGTATTTTCAAAATATAGACCATTTTAGGTCTTTTTATTTTTGATTCAAAAAAAGTCACCACCCTAGGAGAAGTCAATTATTTTGAAATACAAACATACAGAATACAACAATACAACATACACCGCATACGATGCATCGAGTATTTTAAAACTCATCTGGGTCAATGAATTAGCTCGATAAATATTTTTTGATTTTTTTCAAAGACCTGAAAAATTTTTTTGAGGGGGGGTCATTACGAGAAAATAAAAAGTCATCAAAGCTCTCTAATTCAAAGACGATTTATCGTAATAAAAATTCTCAAGTCTCTAAAATTCTGAAAACAAAAAAGCAAGAAAAAGCAAGAAAAAGCAAGAAAAAGCAAGAAAAGGCAAGAAAAAGCAAGTAAATTTTGGAAGACGATACTTCGTAATAAGAAAATGAACCGGGACGTGACTTCTACAGTCCATTCGGTTTTTCTAAATTTTTCAAAGACATGAAAAATTTTTTTGAGGGGGGGTCATTACGAGAAAATAAAATCTCTAAATCACTCTCCAATTGAAAGACGATACTTCGTAATGATTTTTTGATTTACTCCGAAATTCTGAAAATAAAAGAGCAAGAAAAAGCAAGAAAAGGCAAGAAAAAGCAAGAAAAAGCAAGAAAAAGCAAGTAAATTTTTGGAAGACGATATATGGTTTATTAAAATGAATTAGCGAACCATTTGGACAAGACGATACCGTTTTTCTATTTTTTCCAAAGACCTGAAAAATTTTTTTGAGGGGGGGGGTCAAGACGAGAAAAATAAAACTGATTGGTTTGATTTATTTGAAAGACGAAACATCGTAATGAATTTTCAAACTACTCTAAAAATCTGGAATTAAAAGAGCAAGAAAAAGCAAGAAAAGGCAAGAAAAAGCAAGAAAGAGCAAGTAAAAGCAAGTAAAATTTAGAAGACGATAACTCGTGTCTAAAAATTCATCAAGGTGTCTTTTTAATGGTCATTCCGGTTTTCTATTTTTTTCAGAGTCTTGAAAATTTTTTTGAGGGGGGGTCATTACGAGAAAAGAAAACCTCGAGACTGGATTGATTTTGAAAGACGATACATCGTAATGAATTTTCAAACTACTCTAAAAATCTGAGAACAAAAGAGCAAGAAAAAGCAAGAAAAGGCAAGAAAAAGCAAGTAAATTTTTATAAGACGATATCTCGTAATAAAATGAGAATACGTGTTTGGAAACTGACATTTTCCGAGCAACTTGTTAGACAAAAGTGTGTCTTCCAATAAAAATAATCTGTTTCAAGACGGTTTTATGAACCATCTTTACTTTTCCTCAAACATCTTGTTCTGAAACTCAGTGTCAATCTGTATCAAATTGATGATACACTTATTCAATTGTTTGATATTACTGTTCGAGTTCTTTTTGATAATCTCAAGAACGTCCTTCTTGAGACGATTTTCCTGTGCCCGAGTTAATTGTTCATTGGCCTTGTTATATAAGGACATGTATTTATCAACTAAAGAAAACTCTTCTGTTTTCTCATTATATCGTTCATCGTCCGGATTATACAAGATTTGATGGTCATTTCGGTTTTTGATAAATGGATCAACATGAAAACAGGCCAGTAAAGTATAGTAGTGCATCAAACACTCTTTGAGTTGTGTCTTTTTGTGTAAGGAACCTTTATCCACCTCGATTTTTCTTATCAGAAAGACTTCCATACTGTACAGATAATACGTGCAGACCGTTCGTAATAGATTATGAATTCCACTTTCGACTAAAAAGCCTTCCCATCGACGACCATCCCAGAAGAGGAGTTTATTCCGTTCTTTGTCATAGACGATATTGAAGTTCTCAATGTCCTTTTGAAGACAACCATCAACGGTGCTGATTTCGTCGATAATTTGCAGAAGTCCAGAGGTATCAATTTCGTAAGACTTGTAGCTTCCTTTTTCTAACTTGGAGACGTTTTCTCGATACAGCTCTTCAACTCGAGTTTCAAAATCAACTAATTCAATATTTTGATACTCAGCCAATTTAGAAATCTTCAGAAAGGTATCCAAGTTAGCGATGTAGTTATTCATCGTATTGTAATTATTAATCGTCTGATTGATATGCATGTTGTTTTGTTGTGTAATTTCGAAGGATTGGGTGGGAGTGTATTTTCGATTGGTCATAATACTTTCTTTGATTTCATCGGTCAATTCGACATCGTGCAAGATGCCAGGACAGGTCTTTTTCAGTTTGTAAAGATGTGACATTATGGAGCTCTTTTTTGATACATGATATCCACAACGATAACATGTGTAATCTACAAGATGTTCTCTCGGCATCTGGAAGAAATAGAACAATTACCCTTAAATGATAATAGAAAGAAAAAGAAAGAAAAGGCAAGAAAAAGCAAGTTGGCCTAATAATTTACGCACTACAAGAAGTGCATCCTTGATTTTCCCAATCAACCGGCTCTTCCACCGGTCTCTTGGGTGAGTTTCTCTCGATATTCGATTTCGACTTCGACGGGTCAATAGTGAATTGTTGAACCGTCGCCTTGGGCTTCGTTCGGAGATAATACATTCCCGTCTTCAGACCACGTTGCCAAGCGTAGAAATGCAGACTGGTCAGTTTCTTCGTGTCCGGTGCATCCATAAAGACGTTCATACTCTGAGATTGACAGACAAAAGCTCCTCTGTCGGCGGCTAAATCGACGATGACCCGTTGCTTGATTTCCCAAACCGTTTTGTAAAGGTCTTTAATCTCTTGTGGAAGACCCGGAATACCCTGAACACTCCCTTCATTGACAATGAGGTGGTCTTTCATCTCAGAGTTCCAAAGTCCAAGCTGAATTAGGTCATTCAGAAGATACTTGTTGACAATAATAAACTCGCCAGCCAAGGTCTTTCTCTTATACAAATTGGAAGTAAATGGCTCGAAACACTCATTAAAGCCCAAGATTTGACTGGTCGAAGCGGTCGGCATTGGTGCCAACAAGAGACTATTCCGGAGACCATGAGTTTGGATGTCTGCTTTGAGAGAAGCCCAATCGTAGCGGTCGCTCGGTTGAACTCCCCAGAGGTCGAACTGAAGGAGACCTTGGGATGCCGGACTACCGACGAAAGTGCTATAAGCACCCGGTGGGAAGTTGGGGTCACTCAGAGCTTCCTTTTCACAAGGATGGAACTGAAGCTTCTCGTTGTTTTCACGATACCATTCATTCCGTTTCTTTGACAGTTCCATTGAAGCCTCGAGAGCGGAATGGTAAATGGTTTCGAAGATCTCCCGGTTGAGACGAGAAGCCTCCGGACTGTCAAAGGGCATTCTCATCAAGACGAAAGCATCAGCCAGACCTTGAACACCAATCCCAATCGGACGATGACGGTAATTAGAGAGTTCAGTCTTCCCAGTTGGATAGAAGTTGTTATCGATAATCTTATTCAGGTTCTTGGTGACAATCTTGACTTTGGCGTGGAGTTCATTAAAGTCATAATACTTCTGTCCGTTCTCATTAGTTTTGACGTAAGTCGGAAGAGAAATCGAAGCCAGATTGCAGACGGCACTTTCGTTCTTATCGGAGTATTCCATAATTTCAGAACACTGACCAGTCAGAATACCGTTGAAGATACCTTGATGCAGTTTCTGCTCATTGAAACAGTATGTGTCTTCGTATTCATTGTTGTCTTCGATTGAAGAGACTTGTAATCCTTCAACTAACTGATTGTCGGGTAGCTTGAAAGTAGGCACATTCATTCCAATACTCAAATCTTTTGCTTCGACAAGACCATTATCGATAATGAACTTATGATAAGGAGTGCAACGCAAAGATAGTCCATTACTCATCCTCACCGTAATAAGTTTTTGATTCACACCTGTCTGGCGAACAATTGTTGAGCTGAACTCCTCACCATTCCACACTTCAACTTCTTGATCCACTAGGTCTTTTATCGGGAAATAGCCATTCGATGTTAGAATTTGTGTATCTCCGGAGACACACAAATTACTGGACTTAATGACCCCCAAGTTCTTTTGATTGCTCTTTCGGTTCGCTGCGTCCTTGTAGCACATATACGGCGTTCCGGTCTCAATTTGAGACTGAAGGATTTTTTGCCAGAGTTCTTGAGCACGAAGTTGCTTTCGGAACTTACCTTCACTCTCGTAACGTTCATAAAGGGTCTTGAACTCTTCACCATACACGTCACTCAAGCCACGACATTCATCCGGACACATCAAACTCCAAATGCCATTGTCCCTTACCCGTTCCATAAACAAATCCGGAATCCAGAGAGCATAAAACAGGTCACGGGCACGTTCTTCTTCACTCCCATGGTTCTTTTTCATCTCCAGAAACGGCTCAATATCGGCATGCCAAGGCTCAAGATAAACCGCGATTGAACCATTGCGTCTTCCAGAGTTATGGACGAGACCCATATCGGTCAGGTAGTTGTGGTTGTCCTGCATGTTAAAGTCATAGACGTAGCCAGAGTGTTCGACTTCTTCGATGGAACGGATACGTGTCCAAAGGGAACCATCGTATTCAAAATAGTCATTGGAGACATTCGGATTATCAGAAAAGATTGAATGTGGGACAACAATCGAATTACTATTTCCACCCGAAGAAGCCATGACACCACAACGAAGAAGCAAGTATCTCATTTGATACGTAAATCCTTCAGAACAACAGAGAATAGTAGTCTTTTCGTCAGTCCAAGACAATGCACGGGTCTCACAGATACCTCGGATGAGCGCCTTGGTCTTATCCAGAGGAAGATGGAGATACTTGTCGGAGATGAAATTGGTTTGAATATCGAGTAAAAGCGTGTCATCATATAATTGAATGATGGTAAAGTCATTTTCAGACTGTTCATCAAACTCTATCCCTTGATGTTTCAAGTAATCTTTAACAAAAGTCAGCGTCTGACAATCATTTTTAGCTGTATTATCGAAATCCAAGACAATTTTCTTTCCATTAATAACTCCTCGACAAATCAAGATACCATAATAACGGAAGAAATCTGTGTCATAATCAGGGTAATTTTGGATATGCTTTGGTATCGGAAAGGTGACGAAATCACCTTCTTTCAGTAAATCAGCTTCAATAAAAGAAGGCTTAATCAAACCATCTTCCATCCGTTGAATAATCTGATTGTTGTTTAATCCAAGACGCTGGGCGGAAAGTGAATAGACTTGATGTTCCTTTGTGACGTGTATCGGCTTCAGACTATTGACCGTCTCAATCTTTAGGATTTGCTTTTCGACGTGGTTCTTCGCAATCTGTAGAACCGGCTTGAAAGTGCCATCCAGGGTGACAAGCTCATCACCGACCTTAATCTCTTCCATCCGAACCGCACCCGACTTGCCATAAACAATGGTATCACCCCGAAAGCATTGATTAACGTAGCGGGCAGTATTGTTAAAAACACGCAACATCGGGACAATTCCGGTTGATTTACCGTTGGTTCCACGGATAATCGAGTTTCTGGAACGGACATTGTGAATATGAACACCGATACCCCCTGCATATTTGGAGATCAGAGCACAATCTTTAAGAGTATTATAAATCCCATCGATTGAGTCTTCTTCCATCGCAATCAGGTAGCAACTGGACTGCTGAGGGACATTGGTGCCAGAATTAAACAAAGTCGGGGTCGCATGAACGAAGAACCGCTTACTCATTCCGTCATAGGTCTCCAGAGCGTCTTTGATATCTTCGCCATGAATTCCGAGAGCAACCCGCATAAATAGATGTTGAGGACGCTCAACAATAACGTCATTGACTTTGGTCAGATAAGCTCTTTCCAGAGTTTTAAAGCCGAAGTAGTCGAAATCGTAATCCCGACTGTAATCGATATAACTATTTAGTTTTTCTTTGTGTGCCATGACGGTTTTATACAGGTGCTGACTGATCAAAGGAACTTCGTTGTGATACATCAAACTAATGGTCTCAGAGAAGGAGGGTGATGTATTTTTGTGATGGTTGGAGATGATAATCCGGGAGGCCAGAATGCCATAGTCGGGGTGATTGACAATCAACGAGCAACACATCCGGGCAGCAAGCTCATCCAGTTCGGAGGTCTTAACGCCATCGAAGATTCGGGAGCAGACCTTTTGAGCAATGTCATGAGAATTGACTTGCAGTTCTTTGGATAAGTTCAAAATCCGATTGAGAACTTTATCGAAAGAAACGGTTTCAAAAGAACCATCACGCTTCTGAACACGCATCATCGATTGCTGTATGTCCATAAGTGCAGTGTCTTTATATACAAAAGTCAAGAGAAAAATAAAGTCATTTTAATTATTCGACTGTCGGTTTTCCCAAACATTTCATCACATCAGTATACATTTGAATCTTCGAAAAGTCAGACCAATCCTTCGCCATCGCGTATAATTTTGTATATAGATCCGACAGTTCTTGAGCAATGAACTCTTCAATTCCTTTCGTCCCTTCAGCGAACTTGAGACGGAAGACAACAATACTTTCCAGAGGATGAGGGCAGGTATAACCAATGTATTGTATTGAAACTCCTGATTTAGGATTGTCGTCCGGACTGAATGAATAGTCTGGAGTTAATGCAGTATAAGCCGGAGCACCTACCGGGGACGGAGACATTGGTGCATACTCTTCGTCGTCAAATCCGTATTTGGGTGTTGCGACGGTATAACCCGGACTTCGTGGGTCATCGGGAGACATCGGAGCATACTCTTCGTCATTCGCTTGTGGAACGGCTGCCAATTTAGCACCACCACTGACCTTACCTTGGTCTTTGAGGTGTCTATCGATAATAAAAGTTTGAAACAAGTTTCCAAAAGTATGAGTTTCACCTTTAATCACCAATTGATACAATTCACCGACCTTTGACCACTCGACAATCTCGGTCTTCTTATTCGCAATCGCGGTCTGGAATTCTTTGTGAATACTCGAGACTTTCTGTAATAAAACGTCAAAGGCTTTAAAGAAGATAAACTCGGGAGTGAATGCGGTTTCACTTTCGATTTTGAAGACGGCTTCGGTCGGTTCTCCGTATTTGTTCTTTTTATAGCACTTGTATTTTCCAAGGGTCTCAAACTCTTCAACCGCTGTTCCTTCTAACTTTTTCGAGACTTTCTTCGCTTCGTCTTCATCGATAACGAACTCGTAAGTGCAGAGACTGACGGGTGAGAAAGAGGCAGATTTCCGAGCAGTTCCAATCTCTGGGTGTGCTTCAAGGACGATTTCGTCTCCATTGGCCAGGTCAAACAAGTTCGGTTTCAGTTGTGCAATCAAAATCGGAGCTTTGGTAATTCGGTCGTGAGGTAAAATTGACCGTTTTCTGCTATCAGAGACCAAATCACCTTTGTCTTCATTGTAAATCTCGAAGTCATCGGTGGTCACGTCAATGATTTGTGAAGTCGTATTCTTCTTTTTCAAAGTGAATTTGTAGGCTCCGGGGTAAAAGTTTTCATCGGGATGAAAACACAAGGGGATTAAAGAGACCCGATGAGCCAGATACTCGTTGTGCAAAGGGCTTGTATTTTTAAGCACTCGAATACTGGTTTCATTCGAGTGGTTTTGAACGTCAAAGTGAAATCCAATCGTCGGGATATCACTCAGAATTGTCCGACGGAGGGCATTGAGGGTTGCGACCTCAGAATCTTTGACTGTAAAAGTTACCTTCTTATTGGGGACAAGTTGTTGAAGGTTAGAAAAAATTACCATAGCCCCTTTTAATTAATTGAGGCATTTTGTTTTAAGTGAGTTCCTTAGCGATCCTTCTTCGTCTCAATGTCAATTTGCTCTGAAATTGTATTTACTTGGGTCTCCTCATCGACAACTTCATTCTCGTCACCACTCTCATTGTCCTCGTCCTCATTCTCGTCGTTCTCGTCGTTCTCCTCGTCATCAACCTCGTCGTCGATATCATGGTCATCGACATCTTCACTACCATCAGTCTGACTGTCGTCGGTCACTGCATCTTGGGTATCAGTCTCTGTATCAGAAATCGGCTGAACCTCTACCACGTGTTGTCTAAAGAGACAACGTCCGCAGAGCAGAGGAGTTAGAAGTAAAAAAATGTAAAGTAATGCCAGATACATTAGTAAGCTAAATTACATCTCCTTATTTTTCTTAAGTGCTTTTATCCCTTTTCTTTTTTACTTAAACTAATCGTCCAAGTCTTTGATTGAATACTCAGACAATGAGAAGGTGTATTTGGTCGTTGAAATCTCAAAACTACTCGAAGGTTGGGGTTGAGTTGTTGTCTTTCCCCTTTTGATATTACGTTGAGCAACGAGTTCTTCCTGAGCCACAACAATTTCCGTGTCATATAAAGCTTTATCAGCCTTGTAGCGAAGAATTTTGTCCCAAACAACTTCCAGTTCTTTGTAGCGTTCTTCCATAAAAGCACGGTCACGATAAACTCGTTTGACATGATACAACTTTAAAGACCAATAAGTTGCTTTGACATTTCCAGTCGTCGGGTCGGAATGAATACGTTCGATTTCTTGTTCCGTCCAAATTTGGATACTGTCATTCGACAGACCCATCGGGGAATAACTGTATTTATAAGTGTCATCTCCATCGTGTCGGTATTCAATAATGCACCCTTTCTCATAATGGTCTTTGGTTAAGTATCCAGTGTCATCGGTGTCGGAAGAATACTCATTGAAATCCGGATACTCTTCCATTTCACATTCGAGATAATCGCACTCTTCTAAATCACAGACATCAAGTTGCCCTTGGATTTGATAGTAGTATTGAGTTGGAACTGTCCCGTCGATTTTACGACGGTAAGGACACTTAATCTCGAGCATAATCCCGAAATCACTGATGCCGTCCGGTGAAGCCCCAAAATGACGAACTGTTTGATGAGGAACCAGACCAAACTCATGAACTGTGACGGAATTGCGCAAGGCGTAGATACTTGTCGCTACCGGTTCGTATTTAACCCCCCATTTCAAAGCCGGTAAATTAGAGTTAAAGGCAGCTTCTTCGGCGTAACCACATTTCTTGATGATAAAGTCTCGTTGGGTTCCGAACTTTCCTTGACCCAGGGCTTGAGCCAGGTCGCTGGCGGTGACCATTCCTTTCCGAAGAGCATACCATTCGGGTGAGCGTTGTTCGACGACGGGGACACTTTGTAGTTTATGTAATTTTTTATTGTAATTGACAATTTCAATCAATCGTTTTGAAACCTTATCAATATTAACTGGGATGTGTCGAAAGACTGAACAACAACCATACGCCGCCTTGGCGATAGTATCATACAGTTCAGGGGACAACTTCGCTAAATCGGTTTGACCTTCATTCAGCAAACGGATAACGTAGGCAAGTGCTTGGTCAATCATGATTTCTCGAGGGAGAGATGCATGGTGTTGTCTATTTTTGTCGTTCATCGTAAGTCAATTTGAAAGTATCTACTTAAGTAGAAATTACATTTCAATTTTCACATTAATGGTTGTTCTTCAAAAGTTTCATCACAACCCCAACGAAATCCAAGCCGGTGTCGATGAAGCCGGACGAGGTTGTTTAATTTTTGGTGTCACCGCAGCAGCCGTTGTCTGGGATCCGGAATGTCAAGACCCACGACAAGAACTGATTAAAGACAGTAAGAAACTGAGTCCGAAAAAAAGAAAGGAAGCTCGACAGTTTATCGAAGAAAATGCATTGGCCTATTCGGTCTATACTGTGGATCAGAATGTCATTGACGACATTAATATTCTTAATGCGACGTATCAAGCGATGCATAAAGCACTGGATGGATTAAATCGACAGATTGACCGTATTTTGGTCGATGGAGACCGCTTTCGTCCTTACTTGGATCCGTCGGGTGAATATGTTCCTCACCATTGTGTTGTTGAAGGAGACAATACGTATCTTTCAATTGCGGCGGCGAGTGTTTTGGCTAAGACGTATCGGGACGAGTTTGTCGAAAAGAAAGTTATTGAGAATCCAGAACTTGACAGATACAAGTTAAGTAAAAATAAGGGTTATGGAACCAAAGACCATATCGATGCGATTCGCAAATACGGAATTACGAATTATCACCGAAAGAGTTTTGGAATTGTCAAAGACTACGTTTAGAGGATCTTGACACCGAACTTGGCGATACGCTTGTATTCGGTGCTGTTGTTAGTGCCAGTGAAAATCTTGACGAACTCCAACTCGTCGTCTTCGTTGATACGGAAACCGTAGCTGACAAAGTCGTTGTTCGAGTTCTTGATGGCAGTGATACGCATGGAACCACCCATCATCTCCCAATAACTTTCAGTGTCAAGGTTAGAAGTGCGGATGGCGTTCATACCTTGAGTGCCGTAGTTCCACTTGATAGACTTCTCCCAGAGGCGGTTGCCCTCATCAACTTCACCACTGGGCAAACCATCAATCTCGATACCAGCACCGTTATTAGTGGCGTTACCATCCTCAACAGTGGAGTTGCTGTTGCGAGACAACAGGATCAGTTTGTCCTCAACGGAGATTTGAGTGGTGTTGATGGTGTTCAGAGCACCCTCGATATCGACGTTACCCAAGATACGGAGAGTGCCAGTGTCGATGGTCATTTGACCAGTGCCCATAGAGTCGGACTTGATAGTCGAGACCGTCAAAATCTTAGTGGAATCGATGGTCACGTCATTCTCAAAGTCAGTTTGACCATTGACGGTGGTGGTGCCGTTCAGAGTAGTTCCGTTATAGACAGTCAGACCACCGTTCAAAGTAGCAGCGCCAGTAACACCCAGAGTGCTTCCGAGAGACGCTTCTTGGAGAACAGTCAATTGGTTAGACATAACTGCGTGACCACGGACGACAATACCGTTGCCATACTCGACAGGGTTGTTAAAGACGACACTACCGTTGAAAGTAGTCAAACCATTAACTGTCAAAGCATTGGACATGACCGCAGCACCCTCAATGGTAGCAGTCTTCTGAACGTGGAGGTGGTCTTCCAAGAGAACGTCATTGCTGAAAGAAGCGACGCCGAGGACAGTCAAGGTGTTGGAGAGACCGACAGCACCGACCAGAGTTGAGGTTGCATCAACACGGAGGTTATCCTCGATTTGGACGTCATTGCTGAAGGAGGCGACACCCAGAACGGTTAGGTTGTTGGACATGCCAACAGCACCGACCAAAGTCGAAGTGGCATCGACTCTCAAATTGTCCTCAATCTGAACGTCGTTGCTGAAAGAGGCAACGCCCAGAACGGTCAGGTTGTTCGACATACCGACGGCACCGACGTGAGTGCTGACACCATCGACCTTTAGGTTGTCCTCAATCTGAACGTCGTTGCTGAAGGAGGCGACACCCAAGACGGTCAATTGGTTAGACAAAGTAGCAGCACCGACCAAAGTCGAAGTCGCATCAACGCGGAGGTTGTCCTTGACCTGGACGTCGTTGCTGAAGGAAGAGACGCCCAGGACAGTCAATTGGTTGGACAAAGTAGCGGCACCGACCAGAGTAGTAGCAGAAGCGACGTGGAGGTTATCCTCAATCTGAACATCGTTGCTGAAAGAGGCGACACCCAGAACAGTCAAGGTGTTGGACATACCGACCGCGCCAACGTGGGTGGAAGCACCATCGACACGCAGGTTATCCTCCAAGAGAACATCATTGCTGAAGGAAGCAATGCCTTGGACAGTTAGGGAAGAAGACAAATCAACAGCACCAACCAAAGTAGAGGCACCATCAACACGAAGGTTGTCCTCGATTTGAACGTCGTTGCTGAAGGAGGCGACACCGAGAACGGTCAATTGGTTGGACAAAGTGGCCGCACCAACCAAGGTTGTTGCGGATGCGACGTGGAGATTGTCTTCCAAGAGAACGTCATTGCTGAAAGAAGCAATGCCTTGAACAGTTAGAGAAGAAGACAAATCGACAGCACCAACCAAGGTAGTAGTGCCACCAACTTGCAAGTTGTCCTCCAAAAGAACGTCATTGCTGAAGGAAGCGATGCCTTGGACAGTTAGGGAAGAAGACAAATCAACGGCACCGACCAAAGTCGTGGCCGCATCAACACGGAGGTTGTCTTCAATCTGAACGTCATTGCTGAAAGAAGCGACACCCAGAACAGTCAGGTTGTTGGACATACCGACGGCACCAACGTGAGTGGAAACACCATCAACACGGAGGTTGTCTTCAACCTGAACGTCGTTGCTGAAGGAAGCAACACCGAGGACAGTTAGGTTGTTAGACATACCGACATCGCCGACGTGAGTGGAAACACCATCAACACGAAGGTTGTCCTCAATTCTTACGTCATTGCTGAATTGGGCGAGGCCAGTCACCAACATATCACCGGCCAGGTGGAAGTTGGCGAGCATAGCAGTAGTGCCGATACCGACATTACCGTTGCTATCGATGCGCATCCGTTCAAAGTTAGAGGTAGTGAAACGGAGAGTATCATCGTTATCACCGGGAGCAGTCTCCGCCTCAATCTTAGTATCACCATTGACGTCAATCACACCACCGAGGGAGCCCCAAGCGTTACCGGGACCAAATCCCTCAAAACGAGACTGCTCAGTGTTGTAGCGGATATAACCGGCTTGAGCGGAATCAACGGCATAAGGACGGGCAGCGGTGTTGCCGACGGGGACACGGAGGATGGGACCATTTACGGCGACATTGGATTGGAACCTGGCTTCACCGACCAAACCAAAGTCATTCGACATCTCAACCGCCTGTAAGAAGACCGCCTTACCATCGACGGTCAGTTGGTTGGACATCTCAACAGCACCAACAAAAGCGGAAGCACCATTGACCGCCAACTTGTCCTCGATCCGAACGTCATTGCTAAACTCGGCCAGACCGAGAGTGACAACGTTGTTGGACATGGCCACAGCACCTTCAACATTGAGAGTGCTCTTCATAGTCACATTTTGAAGAGCAGTGACGGCGTTAGAAAGAGCAACAGTGTTTTGGAAGGCAGCGGTGTTCTCAAAAGTAGCCGCCTTGTTGAAGTTGATCGCCTGATTGACGTAGAAACCGGAAGAGTTGGTGGTATCGAGGTATTGGTAGTTGTTGGAGTCGTGAGTAGTGAATTTACCGAGAGTAGTGGTCGCCTTCTCGTCATCAGGAGAGACATTAAAGGCGTTATTGCTGCGAGCGATAATGTAAGTGACAGTGTTATCTCCGTTGTTGGAGAAGTCAAAAGCGTGAATGTCGTTGATAGTGACAACGATTTTACCGGAAGAACCGACTTCGAGAGCAGTCAGGTCTTTACCATACAACTTGGGGACGAAAACGGGACCAAAGACGTTCTGGAAAGAAGGATCCGGGTAAGAGATAGTCGCACCGCTGACGTAATCGATATTGACTACAGGGACACCAGTCGTAGTAGTATAGTTCAGCGCCATTTTTTAAGTATATTGATATAAAAAACAAAGATACCAGAAAAATAATAGAATACGTATTTACAAAATTAGTTACAACATATAAACACAACCAACCAAAGCTCGGCGAAGTATTTTCCCTTGATATTCGAACTCCTCACACTTATAAATCTTCGAGTTAAGGTCAAAATCACAATCACATGTTATTTTTGCCACGGTATAATTTTTGATATCGTCTGTTCCTTGAGCTTGTCCATATCCATCCACCGATGAACTACAAATTAGATCACCATTTTCCAAGTTTCCTTGAATGTTGCAGACCCAAATCGCACCTTCTCCAACTGATTGGACGATGAGTCTTTGTTCGGAAGTTTCGCGATCAATATCAAATTTAATATTACCAATTCGAAACTCTCTCGACACTCCTTCCATCTCCTGACCACCAATTACACCGAAGACCCGTTTATCTTTTTCTTTCGAAGACAATTCAACAATGGGGATGGCTTCATCAATTCCAATCTCCGGTCTTTCTTGAAGGTCGCTATAAGTCCCTCCGGCGATGACAATCTTACCAATTAAATGACTGATGTCGTCTCTTATCTTGGATGCACAACGATGTTTACCTGTAAAGTTAAGAACTTCTGGTTGGAAGTCATCGGTGAAAGTGACTGTGGTCTTATTATTGGAAATGAAAGTCAAATCGGAAGCAATCTGTGATTTATTCGTTTTGACACACATATTCCAATAATAGTCTGGGTTCGAAGCGGAGTTGAGGCGGATACATCCTGTATTTACAATTCCTTTCTCAGTGTTTAGTATTCCTTCAATGGTCAGATTGGAGGCCATGACCACATCGTTGGAGAAAAACGCAGTGCCTTCGAAGATGGCATTACTTCCGAAAGAGACATTGGAGTTGAAACCGATATCACCATTATTAATATTAAAAGCGCCAAGGAAGACAGTGTTATTAAGAGAGCAGAAATGGACATCATTTTCAAAATAGACCGGTTTGGTGAATTTGTTATAGTCGGTTCCGAACTGAGCACCGGGAACAATCAAACTGGGTAAGTCAGCCGGATCTGTAAAGGCTGGAGCTCCTGGACAGCCATTCGTCGTAAATTTAAATGGAATGACCTTTTCACCATACATATACAAGTCTTGAATATAGACATTCGATTGCATTCTAACATCTCCAGCGATGGTGACATTGTTGGAATAAAAGGCTTCACCATTGGCGGTGAAAGTTCCGTTGAAGGTGGCATTTTCAGTAAAGATAACTTCTCTTTCGAATTCGACGTTTTCTTGTTGGACATTGACCCATCCGAGGAAGATACGATTATTCGAGCCACAGAAGAAGACTTCATCGGTGAAAAAAGTCGGTTTGTGGATGACATTGATATCAGTTCCGAACTGGGCACCGGGAACGATTAAACTGGGTAAGTCGGCCGGGTTTTCCAGAGTTGCAGACTCGGGATAGACATTCGATTTAGTGAAACTGAAAGGATAGACGCGATAACCATCGACGTAGAGTTCTTTAATTTTGAGCCGTTCGATGGTGGCTTCTTCATTGATGGTCAAGTTTGAAGACAGTAGATTGGAAGAGAAAATACTTGAATTGACGGTCAGGTCTCTTCCGACAGTCCAATCGTAGGTGACCAGACCGCTATCTTGAATGACGGCATTTGAACCAATGGTTACACTACCAATCACATCAACATTTCCACCAATCGATAGATTTTGATTAAACTCGACATTGGAAAGGACGGTCAGGTCTCCATCGATTTCGAGATTTGAACTCAGATAGACCGAAGAATTGAAATACGTGTCGGCTGAAAAGGTTGAGATACCTTGAACGTTAAAGGAATTATAAAATGTCGCATTTCCTTGAGTGAATAAGTCACCATTTAAAAAGGTGTTGGATTGAGTGGTCAATACCCCAAGGATTTCAACGTCATTCGAAAAACTGGCGAAACCTTTGGCATCTACAGTTGAGTTGAAGATGACACTTCCTTCTGTAGTCAGAGTTCCTTGTGTCGTCACATTTCCATTTGTAATCAAGTCACCCTGAGTAGTCAGTGTTCCAAGGATTTCCACGTCATTCGAAAAACTGGCGAAACCTTTGGCATCTACAGTTGAGTTGAAGATTACGTCACCTTCTGTAGTTAAACTTCCTTGGGTCGTCACATTTCCATTAGTGATTAAGTCTCCTTGTGTCGTCAAAGTTCCAAGGATTTCGACGTCATTGGAAAAGCTGGAGAAGCCCTTGGCATCGAAAGTCGAATTAAAGATGACACTTCCTTCAGTGGTTAAACTCCCTTGCGTGGTGACATTTCCATTAGTGATCAAGTCTCCTTGTGTCGTCAAAGTTCCAAGGATTTCAACGTCATTGGAGAAGCTGGCAAATCCTTTTGCGTCCAGTGTCGAATTGAAAACGACATTTCCCTCAGTTGTCAGAGTGCCTTGCGTGGTGACATTTCCGTTAGTGATCAAGTCTCCTTGAGTAGTCAGTTTCCCAAGTATCTCCACGTCATTCGAGAAGCTGGCATAACCTTTGGCATCGAGAGTAGAGTTGAAGACGACATTTCCTTCGGTAATTAAACTCCCTTGGGTGGTTACGTTGCCATTGGTAATCAGATCACCTTGAGTGGTTAAAGTGCCGAGGATTTCGACGTCATTTGAGAAACTGGCATAACCTTTCGCATCAAGAGTAGAATTAAAGACGACATTTCCTTCGGTGGTTAGAGTGCCTTGGGTTGTCACATTCCCATTCGTGATTAGGTCTCCTTGTGTCGTCAGTGTTCCAAGTATCTCAACGTCATTGGAGAAGCTGGCAAAACCTTTGGCATCAAGAGTTGAGTTAAAGATAACACTGCCTTCGGTGGTAAGAACTCCTTGAGTGGTCACGTTCCCGTTGGTGATGAGGTCGCCTTGGGTGATTAATGTGCCAAGAATATCCACATTGTTCGAAAAGTTTGCAAATCCTTTTGCGTCAAGTGTTGAATTGAAAATGACACTTCCTTCTGTGACTAAACTTCCTTGAGTAGTCACATTTCCATTAGTAATCAAGTCTCCTTGGGTCGTCAGTGTTCCAAGTATCTCTACGTCATTCGAGAAACTGGCAAAACCTTTGGCATCCAAAGACGAGTTGAAGATGACACTGCCTTCTGTCGTGAGAGCTCCCTGTGTCGTGACATTACCATTGGTAATCAAGTCTCCTTGGGTAGTCAGTGTTCCAAGTATCTCAACGTCATTGGAGAAGCTGGCGAAACCTTTAGCATCTACAGTAGAGTTGAAGATGACCTCACCTTGAGTGGTTAGAGTTCCTTGAGTTGTGACATTTCCATTAGTAATCAAGTCTCCTTGGGTAGTGAGTGTTCCAAGTATCTCAACGTCATTCGAAAAGCTGGCAAAACCTTTGGCATCCAAAGACGAGTTGAAGATGACACTGCCTTCTGTTGTCAAAGTCCCTTGAGTTGTAACATTTCCGGTTGTAATCACATCCCCATGAGTAGTCAAAGTTCCAAGTATCTCTACGTCATTAGAAAAGCTGGCGAAGCCTTTGGCATCAAGGGAAGAATTGAAGATGACACTGCCTTCTGTTGTCAAAGTCCCTTGGGTCGTCACATCTCCATTGGTAATCACGTCACCCTGTGTGGTCAGTGTTCCAAGTATTTCCACGTCATTGGAGAAGCTGGCGAAACCTTTAGCATCTAATGTAGAGTTGAAAATAACACTTCCCTCGGTGATTAAACTGCCTTGAGTGGTCACATTCCCATTAGTAATCACGTCACCCTGTGTCGTCAGTGTTCCAAGGATTTCGACGTCATTCGAAAAGCTGGCAAAACCTTTAGTGTCGAGAGTAGAATTGAATGTCGCATTTCCTTGGGTCGTCTGATTACCCTGGATAAATGAACTTCCTTGAGTGAAATTGTTCCCATTCGTAATCGTGTCACTTTGTATCGTCAAGGAACCAACTATCTGAGCATCACTATAGAAGAGAGCGAAACCTTTGACATCTAATGTGAAGTTGAGGAGAGTGCCTCCGACTGTGACTAAACTCCCTTGGATAAAATTATTCCCAACGATACTTATACTGCCTTGTGTATTCAAATCACCACTCACTCCAACATTATTATAAAAGTTGGCTTGTCCATTGACATCAAGGGTTGAATTAAAAGTCGCAGTTCCATTCGTAATTAAATTACCTTGAGTGGTCGCATTCCCATTCGTAATCAAGTCGCCTTCGTTAATGAATGTCCCCAGAACTTTCACGTCATTGGAAAAGCTGGCAAAGCCCTCGGTGTCCAGCGTGGATTTAAATATGGCATTTCCTTCTGTTGTCAAACTTCCTTGTGTAATCACATTCCCGTTTGCAATTATATCACCTTGAGTAGTCAGTTTCCCAAGTATCTCCACGTCATTCGAGAAGCTGGCAAAGCCTTTCATGTCAATTGTTGAGTTGAAAGTCGTGGTTCCATCGACGATTAAACTTCCTTCGGCAGTCACAGTTCCCTTGTTAATCAATTCTCCTTGATTAGTCAAGGTTCCAAGTATCTCCACGTCATTTGAAAAACCAGCAAAGCCTTTTGCATCCAAACTCGAATTAAAAACGACTTCCCCTTCGGTAATTAAACTTCCCTGGGTCGTCACACTTCCATTGGTAATCAAGTCACCTTGGGTCGTCAGTGTCCCCAGGATTTCCATGTCATTGGAGAAACTGGCAAAACCTTTGGCATCCAAAGATGAATTGAAGATAACCTCACCTTCGGTCGTTAAACTACCCTGTGTTGTCACATTTCCATTGGTAATCACGTCTCCCTGGGTCGTCAAAGTTCCAAGTATCTCAACGTCATTAGAAAAGCTGGCGAAACCTTTGGCGTCCAAGGTTGAATTAAAGATGACACTTCCTTCAGTGGTCAATGTTCCTTGAGTGGTGACATTACCGTTGGTAATCACGTCTCCCTGTGCGGTTAGTGTTCCAAGAATTTCAACGTCATTGGAGAAACTGGAGAAGCCCTTGGCATCCAAAGTCGAGTTGAAGATAACATTCCCTTCAGTAGTCAAAGTGCCTTCTGTTGTCACATTTCCATTGGTGATGACATCCCCTTGAGTGATCAAAGTTCCAAGGATTTCCATGTCATTGGAGAAACTGGCAAAACCCTTCGCATCTAAGGTCGAGTTAAAGATAACACTCCCTTCGGTGGTCAAAGTGCCTTGCGTAGTCACATTTCCATTGGTAATCACGTCTCCCTGAGTGGTTAGTGTTCCGAGGATCTCAACGTCATTTGAGAAACTCACAAATCCTTTTGCATCAAGTGTCGAATTGAAAATAACACTTCCCTCTGTGACCAAACTGCCTTCTGTCGTCAAACTCCCTTGAGTGGTCACATTCCCGTTGGTAATCACGTCACCCTGTGTGGTCAGTGTTCCAAGGATTTCGATGTCATTGGAGAAACTAACAAAGCCCTTGGCGTCAAGTGTCGAATTGAAGATGACACTTCCTTCGGTGGTCAGAGTTCCTTGGGTCGTCACATTCCCATTGGTAATCACGTCTCCCTGGGTGGTCAAGGTTCCGAGTATTTCTACGTCATTAGAAAAGCTGACAAATCCCTTGGCATCTAAAGTCGAGTTAAAGATGACTTGACCTTCTGTCGTCAGTGTCCCTTGGGTGGTCACATTCCCATTGGTAATTAGGTCGCCTTGAGTAGTTAAAGTTCCAAGTATCTCTACGTCATTCGAGAAGCCAGCAAAACCTTTGATGTCCAGAGTGGAGTTGATGATGACTTCACCTTCCGTGGTAAGAGTTCCTTGCGTGATCACATTCCCGTTTGCAATCACGTCACCCTGGGTGGTCAGAGTCCCGAGGATTTCCACGTCATTGGAAAAACTGGCGAAACCTTTCGTGTCAATTGTGGAGTTAATGATGACTTCATTTTCAGTGGTGAGAGTTCCATGAGTAATGACATTTCCATTCGCAATCACGTCTCCCTGGGTGGTCAAGGTTCCGAGGATTTCGACGTCATTGGAGAAGCTGGCAAAGCCTTTGGTGTCAATTGTTGAGTTGATAATGACTTCACCTTCGGTGGTTAAACTCCCGTGAGTAATCACATTTCCGTTGGCAATCACGTCGCCTTGGGTAGTCAAGGTTCCGAGGATTTCTACGTCATTGGAGAAGCTGGCGTAGCCTTTAACGTCAATTGTTGAACTGAATGTAACACTTCCTTCATTGACGATACTTCCTTGAGTGACAAAAGCACCTTTGGTAATAATATCGCCATAAGTAGTCAATGTCCCAAGTATATCGACGTCATTCGAGAAACTGGTGTAGCCTTTGACATCCAGAGTGGTGTTGATGATAACTTCTCCTTCGGTGATTAAACTGCCTTGTGTGGTCAAAGTTCCATTAGTAATCACGTCTTCAGTAGTTAAAGTTCCGAGTATATCCACATTATTCGAAAGACTGACAAAACCTTTCGCGTCCAGGGTCGAGTTGAAAGTTGCATGGCCTTCGGTGATTAAATCTCCTTGAGTAGTCAAATTGCCATTAGTCAATAAGTCTCCCTGAGTGGTCAAGGTTCCAAGTATCTCCACGTCATTGGAGAAACTGGCGTAGCCTTTAGTGTCGAGGGTTGAATTAAAGATGGCTTCACCGTCGGTGGTAAAATTACCTTGCGTAGTCAAGTTTCCGTTATTAATGATATCACTTTGTGTTGTCAGAATGCCAAGGATTTCGAGGTCATTTGAGAGACTAAAAAAACCTTTGATATCGAGATTAGAATTAAAGACGACTTCTCCACCGACAGTGAGTGTTCCTTGTGCAACAACATTTCCATCAGTTAGAATATCTGAGTGAGTTTTGAGATTACCGAGGATTTCGAGGTCATTGGAGAGACTAACGAAGCCTTTGATATCGAGATTAGAATTAAAGACGACTTCTCCATCGACGATGAGTGTGCCTTGAGTTTTCAGATTACCCAGTAATTCAAGGTCGTTGGAGAAACTGGCAAAGCCTTTGATGTCGAGGGTCGAGTTAAAAGTGGCATTTCCTTCGGTTGTTAAATCACCTTGCGTTGTCAGATTGCCATTGGCAAGAATATCACCTTGATTGGTTAAAACCCCAACGATTTCAAGGTCATTGGAGAAGCTGGCGAAGCCTTTAATGTCAAGGGTCGAATTGAAGGTAGTCTCGCCATCGACGGTTAAATTACCTTGATTGAGAATGTCTCCTTGGGTGGTCAGAGTGCCGAGGACTTCCAGGTCATTGGAGAAACTGGCGAACCCTTTGGTGTCGAGAGTCGAGTTAAAAGTGACAGTTCCGTCAGTGGTTAAGTTGCCTTGGGTAGTCAGATTTCCATTGGTCAAAATATCACCTTGATTTGTCAAATCACCGAGAATTTCAAAGTCATTCGAGAAACTGGCAAACCCTTTGACATCCAGGGTCGAACCAAAGAGGACGGCATCTTCATTTTGTAGAGTTCCTTGATTAAAAAGGTTGCCATTGTTAGAAATGTCTCCTTGATTAAGAAAACTACCATTGTTGGAAATGTCTCCTTGATTTAAAAAATTTCCATTATTCGAGATGTCTCCTTGGGTCGTTAATGTTCCCAGGATTTCCAGGTCATTGGAAAAGCTGGCGAAACCTTTGATGTCAAGGGTCGAGTTGAAAGTGACAGTTCCGTCAGTGATTAAATTACCTTCTGTCGTCAGGTTTCCATTAGTCAAAATGTCTTGGATCGTCAAAGTGCCAAGGACTTTCAAGTCATTCGAGAAACTGACTAAACCTTTGGTATCGAGAGTTGAACCGAAAGTCACTGCTCCTTCGTTGGACAAAGTGCCTTGATTAAAGACATTTCCATTGTTTGAAATGTCTTGGGTCATCAAAGTGCCAAGGACTTTCAGGTCATTGGAGAAACTGGCAAAACTTTTGGTGTCGAGAGAATTCAAAGTAGTAGTTCCTTCTACAGTTAAATTGGATTGAGTAGTAATGTGTCCGTCGGCCAGAATATCACCATGAATTTTGAGATTACCGAGAAGTTCGAGGTCATTGGAGAAGCTGACGAAGCCTTTGGTGTCGAGAGAATTCAAAGTAGTAGTTCCTTCTACAGTTAAATTGGATTGAGTAGTAATGTGTCCGTCGGTTACGATATCTGAGTGAGTTTTGAGATTACCAAGGAGTTCAAGGTCATTGGAGAAACTGGCAAAGCCTTTGATGTCCAAAGTCGAACTGAAAATCACTGCCCCTTCATTTGACAAAGTGCCTTGATTAAAGAGGTTTCCTGTATTCGAGAAGTCTCCTTGGTTGATTAATGTTCCAAGTATCTTGACGCCATTGGAGAAACTGGCGAATTCTTTGGTGTCCAGTGTCGAACCGAACGTGACTGCCCCTTCGTTGGACAAAGTTCCTTGAATAAAGACATTTCCATTATTCGAAATGTCTTGAGTAGTTAGATTACCAAGAATCTGAACGTCATTGGAGAAACTGGCAAAGCCTTTGGTGTCGAAAGTCGAGTTGAAAGTTGCACCACCAATGTTTGACAAAGTTCCTTGATTAAAGATATCTCCATTGTTTGAAATGTCTTGGGTAGTCAGATTACCGAGGATCTGAAGGTCATTCGAGAAGCTGGCGAACCCTTTGGTGTCCAGAGTTGAATGAACAATCACTTCTTTTTGGATCGTTAATGAACCATCGAAGTTCGCATTTGATGCAAGATACAGATTGGATGACAAGACTGTATCTCCTTTTGTATTCAAATTACCGAGTATTTGAAGGTCATTGGAGAGTATCGTTTTTTCGAGGACAGTTAAATTGCTGGTAATCAGTTCTTTGGAACGAATTGTTCCATCAACCAGAAGGTCTCCTTTGATATGAGCATTGCTATTGACAGTTAATTCAGCCAGAGTGACATTACTGAGTGAAGTATTCCCGAGGACAGTTAAATCACCAAGTGCAGTAATATTTTGTTTGACGAATAAACTACCGTCCATATTCAAATCAAAAACCGAGGTCAAAGCCGGTTGCTGAAAGAAATCACCACGAACGGTAAAATTACCCAGAACGACCAAGTTTGAACTAATGACTTCTCCTTCAAACGATGCATTACTACCAATCAGCTCTTTTGAAACGTTGATTTGGGAAGTAATCGAATTCAAGGCGGTTAAATTGGAAGTAGTGATATTCGAAGCTACATTGAGTTCTAAGGCGGAGACATTACTCTGAAAGACGACTACGGTTTCAAATAGAGCATTGGAATGAAAGACCGATGCACTACTGACTTCGAGATTGCTGGTGATCAGATTGGAAGAGAACAGATTTTGATTAAAAGTCGAGTTGGAAGAGACAGTTAAATTACCCAACAAATCGATATTCGAAGTTGTCATCGGCATCAAAAAGTTGGCATTGGAGAAGACATTCAAAACTCCTTGGACTGAGACATTCGAAGTCGTGACTTGTTGATTGAAATTGACATTCGACAAGAAATCAGAGACCCCTTTGAAAATAGAATTCGAATCAACAATTACATTTTTCAAATATGCAGTTCCATCAACAGTCAGATCACCTTTGACAACCGCATTGGAAGAGACTTCGATATTTGATTTGAAGAACGTTGTTTCGGTAAAATAGGAATTACTATAAAAGTTAGCCAGACCATAGATATCTGTATTCGAAGCAGATAATTGATTGGTGATACTCGTATTTGTAAATTGACCATTTGTAATCTCGGCAAAGTTCGAAACATACAGATTACTCAAATATGTATTCGAGGTGGCTCTCAACTCGCCATCAATAACGACATTTGAGTTGGCAATCAGATTACTCGAAAAAGTGACTGTGTCCAAAAACTGAACCGGAGAATTAAAATACGCGTTCGAATACGTATTTAGCACTCCCCGGATGTTCGTGTTGGAGGCTTCTAAAATCTTAGTGATATAAGCAGACTGGATACTGGCATTACTGATATTCGCCCAATTTGAAACATACAGATTACTCAAATAAGTATTTTGATTAACTTTCAGATCCCCACCGATTTCGACATTACAACCAATGAAGAGATTACTCTGCATCAAAACCTCGTCAGTAAAATCGACTTTTCCTTTGAAATCCGCATTGGAATATGCAGTTAAAGGGTCATGAACATTCAGATTGGATACGTCCAAAGTGCTATGAATAATTACGTCTTGAGTTTCGAGCTTTGAAATAGTAGCGGTATCCAAAACAGACAATCGGTTTAAAATAGTCTCTCCATTTCCAATAATGGTTCCATCAACTTGAAGATTGGAGGAGACCAAGAGATTACTTTGGATATGAACGTCTTTTTGAAAATCAGCATTCGAGAGAGCAATCAAACTCCCATCGATGGTCGTGTCATTTTTAACTTCAAGATTACCATAGACAGTAATCTTTTCATTTGAACCCTGAATGAGAGTTCCACCTAAGAAGAGGTTCTCTTTAATTGAAACATTGCTGTTAAAGTTTGCCACATTTCCGAAAGTCGCTTCACCCGCGTCTCCAATATTTAAACCATCTCCACTCCCGATTGTGATTTTATTAAACTGAACGTCTTTCAAGAACCTTAATTTGGTATTGAAAAATAGAACGTCGGTCTTATTACCATAAAGCACGTTGTCGAGATTGAAGAAATAGTCCTCGGTGTTGGTAAAACCTTGACCACGAGACATCAGAATGAAAGAGTCGTCCCCCGAATTAGCAACATTGTCAGCGATGATCAAACTGTGATTGCCACTATTAATCGAACTATAACCAATTGTTTTGGCATAATTGGCGGTGGAACTGGCTTCGGTTCCGATCGAGAGCGAATTACCACCTTCGGCTTTGGCTAAATGACCGAGTGAAGTGTTAAAGTTGGTGCTGACGTTATCTTCGGAGTTATTGGTTCCGATAAAGACGTTTCCTTGACCGATGGTATTTCGAAAACCGGCATGATAACCGATAAAGACGTTTCCATACCCAAAATTGACAGCACCAGCTTCATAACCATAAACTGCAATCGCTGAGCCCATTCGAGGTCCCGCTGTGATATTACCGGCTCCCAGACCAACGATTGTCGATTGATTGGTATCAACGGACAAATACGTATTTGTTTCGAGGTCAATGACCGGACGACCTGTTGTAAAGTTGATGCTTAAATTACGAAGACCTTGTGTTGTTGTCATAAGCGTGTAAGGGTATTAAAACCCGTATCTACTATTTCTGAAGAAATTAGAAAAAAGAAATCATACCACGGCACTTAAATGTTCAAAGTCCTTCTATTCCCACCCCGACCACGTCCGGCTCTGCCTCCTCTGGGAAGAATACCACTGACACTCGCATCATCCGGAATTTCTGAAATGTCCGACTCCGACATCGTGCTCATCGTCTCTAACCGATCATTCCCAATCGAATTGTCAATCGACTTGAGAATGTCATCAATGTTAGAGGGTCCCTTCATCTGAGGGCGTGCTTGTTGTTGTGGAGGAGCCCGTTGTTGAGGTTGTTGTCCCATCGGAGATGCATTGGAGGGCTTCGGCGCACTAAACATATTGGCAAACATACCCGACATACCCGTCGGGTCATTACCACTGCTGGCCATCGTGTTGGCCGTCGCGGAGGCGAACTGACGCATCAGATCCGGGTTCTGTTTGAAGACCTGATCCACACCCGGAAGGGAAGACTTGAACATCGTATTAGTCAGATGGAACATAAAAGCACTTCCACCCACCATCATCAACAGTTTAACCTCTGGAGGCATCTTCGCCTTCCCCTTGTATTTGTCATGCAGCTCCTCAAAGACTTCATCGTAGTCGGTGATGCTCTCATGCATGTTCTCCGACCAACCATCAAGCTGAATGTCCAGAGGGTTGAACTTGTTATTCATAAACTCGAGACCGGTGACCGCCGCCATCAGCATCTTCCGTTGAAACTTGATACTAATGTCAGCTTGACGCTCCCGAACGACACGGTCGTATTCGGCACGCATCTCTTCCAAACTGGAACCCATGGTAAATTTACGAGGGACACGAATACCCTTCTTTTCTAAACGATCGAATTGATACAAGAGCTCCTTCTTTTGATTTTCGATCTCTTCTTCACTCACGTATCTCTGTTGTTGCATCTGTTGCTGTTGCATAAAACCACCGGCTGAAGAACGTTCGTCTCCGCTTTCGTAGTCGTCACTGCCACTGCTACTGGCGGCCGAAGAAGTATCACTTCCGGAAGCCGAACCAGACCCAGAACCAGAGTTGTATTCACTACCACTGGAGACTGAGAGCGCATCTTTCTTTTTCGGGTTAATGAGTAGATCTAAACCCAGTTGAGACGGATCGTTGATGACATTAAGTTGGGGAGTGTTGTAATTTGATGGCGGAGTGTAGGACGGAGAACCACCATTCGTGATATCAATTTCACGACGTTGAGAGCTCGGATTGCCTACATATAACATTTGTCTTCCATTATCAGAAGAGACATGAAAGTCAGTTCCACTTTGCATAATGAAGCACTGTTGATTAATCTGATACAAAGAAACTTTAAGTCAATTAAAAAACGCATAAGAAGACTAAATCCAGCTTAAAGGTATTTGTCTGACAAATACAAAATGATACTCAGTATCGATGTCGGTCTCAAAAATCTCGCTCTGTGTTGCATGAATACCGAGAACAAAAATGACTTTACTCAATACACTGTCGCGTATTGGGACGTCATCAATACTTTGGACGAGGAGAAAAAGACGTGTCAAAGTCTCTTAAAAAATGGAAAGGTCTGTGGTAAAGCGTGTTCGATTCAACACAACGACAACTTTACTTGCAAGACCCATGCTCCGAAAGACGTGAAATTGACCAAAAAGAATGAAATCAAATGCAAGAAAGTTAAAGACTTCTTACTCCAAGACATCGCTCTCCGAGTTATTTCAACGGTCGAAGAAATCTGGAATCAACGTTTAGGGATGGACATGTGTTCGAAATTAACCCGGGTCTCGATTGAGCTTCAACCCAAAGTCAATAATAAGATGAAATTTACCAGTCACATTATCTATGCCAAGCTTGTCGAATTGGTCTCTAAAAGTGGTTTCGAGATACCCGTCCGCTTTATCCGGGCAGTTAAGAAAATGAAAGTCTATAAGGGTCCCGAGATTGAATGTAAGTTAAAGGGAGACTACGCCAAAAGGAAGTTTCTTGCCGTTCGACACGTCCAGTGGTTTCTGGGAACACAATTCAATGAAGAACAAAAGGAGAAATGGAATGATTTTTACAATCACCACACCAAAAAAGACGATTTAGCCGATACCTTTCTCATGTGTATCTCTGAATTACAAAATGGGAATGTCGTCGCTAAAGGTGCTTAGAAATGTAACCAACCAACTGACGACTATTCATCTCCGAGATATTTCGTTTGGTCATCCGTTTAAGCATATACTTCCAAAAGCGGTCTTGCTTCTCTTTATTATTAACTATCGATGCATTCATATACGCTAACGACAAGTAAGCGTAATAAGCATGGAAAAAGGCATCGCCACTAGTATTTGGAAATGAGGTTTTGGGTGACAGAATTTTATTTAAAGTTGCCGCCATGACGGGTATATTGGGACGATTAAAGTGACGCAGAACGTTAATCGGTTGATTGTAATTGTAATTCGGACAAGTGATCTGGAAGTCTCTTTCAATCAAACTCCGTGGATTGTTGTCAATCAAAACGATACTCTGGAACTCTTTATACGAAGTCAGAAGGCCATACTTGGGTTTGAGTGCCGAACAGAGATGCTTTTGTATTTTTTCAATCGATTTATAATACGAGTTATTAATCGTGATACAGCTGTCCCGAGCAAAGATCGGACGATGAAAGCGAAGATTTAAGACTTTTTCAATCTTGGAGATAATAAACTCCGCCCAACGTTTATCACTGGCCGTATAAACAAAAAATTCAACATTATGATATCTTGATTTCATAAGTTTAATAAAATCGGCAAAATAGGGACGGATCAGTCCGTGGTTGAGGTCGTCTTCAATCAGTTTATGCTGATACCGTATTCTTCGATGATTAGCTCGAACGAGAGAGTATTCCCAAGACAACCAAGCCACGTCTCCGACGATTGTGTTGTCAAAGTCAAGAAGGACGACAATAGGCTTTAAAGTAGTTAATGACATTACTTTATCTTAGATTTGTTTAATTTGTCCAGACGGTGATGTAATTCTTTCATCAACGACAAGAGTTCATTCGGAGACACCTTTTTCGCCGCATACTGGTCATCTTCTTCCACCACGGGGTCATATTTCTTCACGTCTCCTTGAGCGATATCGACTTCCAACTCCGAGATAAAACGTTGAACGATTGAGACAATGTTTTGGTAGGCACTCGGAACTGTGAATTTAATGTAGCAGGGATACAAGTTGGAAGTATTACATCCTTTGAGTTTGGTCTCAACAAAAGTCAAAGATTTCCAATAATCTTCAACGTGGTCGTCCCAGACATTATGTTTCATCATATACTCAAAATCATCCAAATGTTTTTTCAACCGAGTATGTGAAATATCAAAAGTATCATTATTCAGAATACGATGGTCAAGGAGAGTATATTTATTGATATAAGATTGATAGAAACGATACTTGGTCGTTTTCTTTTTGGGAGAACAAGGTGGTATTTTCTCAATTAAATAGACGTGCCCTGGGAAGAACTTTTCAAGACCATCTCCACAGGGAAAGTCTTCGTAGGTCAAAAGAACATAGTAGAGTGAAGGGACAGTCTCATCTTTTTGAAGGAGGTCTTTCTTTAACATTTCGGAAATCTGTGTTTTCTTGTCGATTTTGGTTTCGTGTCGTTCCCGAACCGTTCCAACATCACAGTAAAAAATCTTTTCAAACTCCTTTTCACCGGTTAGAAGATAGACCAACATGGCTCCAGTATTTCCACATTTAGTGTATTTCATTTTGAAAGAGTAATGGTCAATTTTGTGGGCTAAAATCTGTAATAAAGCACCTAAGTAATCTGAAAGAACATTAACGATATCGTTATAAGCAACTGTGCAGTCGCTCATTTGATAAAGTAAAATATTTTCAAATTAGCTACTGAAAAATAGCTTGCGTTGTTATGAATGAAACGAGTTTATTTTTCTCCTTGTATCTAAAATGTATCGGAAGATCCTTTGGTATCTCGCGATTGCGTTGGCCATTTACACGGTTGTCGTTTTTGTCACTTCGACCCTTAAACAACAACCGAAGAAGTCTTTGCGCGAGAAGTTCCAAGAAGACGAAATGGCGGCTCTGGCGGATGAACTCCATGAGCTCTCGAACAAGCTGGTGACTATCTCTGGTAAAATGAAGGAAAAGTATCGCAAGGATACTTTTACTGAAACTGATGTCATCGGAGAAGACGAAGAAGAAGAAGTTGCTCCTCCGGCTCCTCCCGCGAAAGCACCGACTTTGATTCCGGAGGTCAAAGAAGATAAGAAAAAAGAACCGACCAAACCCGCTGTCGCCGAGACTTATGATGACGAAGAAGAAAGCGACGATGAAGAAGAAGTCCCTCCACCCAAAGAAAAGAAGGCACCCAAGGTCGAGAAATTTACCAATTACAACCGCAGACAACGTAAGACTTTTAAGCAAAACGACTGGTCAAATGTCGATGGTGTCAGCTCCGCTTTAGTCAATAATTACATGCTTCTCTAAGACACCCGCTTTTCTTTCATTCGGGGGAATGTATTGTATTCCAAGAAACCGGAAGATGTCTTCTTCCTTTCGAAACTCTGCCTCGACAAAACGCTTCGTCGTCATTGATTTTAATCCGTATTCACTCAAAGAATACCCTTTCGATAAAGCATAATTCCTCATTTCAACATTAAAATCTCCAGACCCGGTGAAATACAAGACAGCAAATGGATATTGATCTGGTGTGCAATACATAATATCAATCCGCCGATACCGTTTAAAACGCTTCAATCGACAGAGACCCATATACTTTTTATCCCCCTTGGCTAATGTTTCATACAGATAGCCATCTTGGGTCAATGCATCGACAATTTGATTTAAAATCACTTTTCCATCGACTTCGTTTGAAGCCGACAAACAACCATCTGAAGAGGTGAGTAAGATATCGATGTCTCCGCTGTCCTTCGCTCCACGTCGATAACTCCCTGCAATTTCAAACTCGACACCACATTTGTCCATAAATGGAGTGATATAATTCCGATGTTTATCAATCTCATTTCGAGGAATACGTTCCGCGATGTCATCGTAATACTTCAAACCAATGGCTTGTTTGTCATTCAACAGTTCCGGACGCTCTCGAAGCTGGTCAATCGTTCGGATGCCGTGTTCTTCAACCAGCTCTTTGGCTTTGACGGGACCGATTCCACTGACGGTCGTCAAAAGGTCAATGGCATCAATGACATTGGTGTGCTTTTTTGCTTCGACGACGGCTTGCATTGCACCTGTTTGCATTAACTCGACAATCTTGCCATGAATACTTTTTCCCAGTCCTTGAATATCTTTCAAGTCAGCTTCATTCGTAATTGGTTTCTGATGTTCTTGAAGACTTTTGATTGCAGTTGTATAAGCTTTGACTTTCCAGATGTCTTTTTCGGCTTGACGTTGTTTCCGTAAAAGGATCAGGTTTTCAAGAATTGCAGGTTTGTAATCCATCTTCTTTGACAATAATTTTATTGTATATACAACATATCAATTTTTCTTATATTCTTTGGAAGATGGAAACCCATGGACTAAGAGGTCTTGCGCTTTAAAGACAATTCTCATTCCTCCATCATCACGGAACTCTTGTTCCCATTTTTCTAAAGAAGGACGGAGTTGGTCAATGATTTTCGTCGAAGCGACAGATTTACTTTGAACTAACAAGATAACAGCGTCAATGAAAATCTCGACATCATGTAAATTGGATGAAGGAATACTCTGTAAAAGTAAGTCTGTATCGATGGTAATTAATGACATCTCAGCCAAAGCGAGAATGGTTTTGACCGTGCCTAAGATATTCGACTTCATTTTCAGTCGATTACAAAACTCGTCGTAATTCTCCTTTTTCGCCGTCTCTGATATCAGATACCATTTTGAAGCACAGAAATCATGAACATACTGGTCAAGATACTCTCTGACTTCAGAGTAGTTATTGGAAAGAGACTTAATCGCCATGACAAAGACATTCGAAAATGTGCTCTGTTGTTTGGCACTCGTCTCCAACAGACATTTAATCACAAATACCACTTGAAGCACTGGAATACAATTGACAATTTTCGGATACACTCTCTCAAAGTTAGCAGTCGTTAATTTATTCAATAGACCTTTCAGGGTCTTCTCGGGTGTCGTTGAATGTTGGGGAGGTTCTTTGGGTGAAGTGAAACTCCCACGAAAAGTCTTATGAATACTGGAAGACAATCCGCCACGAGACATCCGCTTATTATTTTGCGTCGGATAGCTGTGTTGTTTTGGGGTCAGATGATGACGATTGGAAGAAGCAATTAAGGCCGGATCCGGACAATAAATTGCTTGAAAGCCACCTGCATCACGAATGGCCGTAATTTTGGCACGTAATCGTTCATCCGGGACAGCCAACGGATGGTCTTTGAAAGAAAAGAAAACAGTTGGAAGATGGCGAATAATATCACCACAGTCTCCCATGTTATCTTTTTAACCTACTTAGAAAAGTATTTAAGTAGTTTTTGTAATTTATTTGTAAATGGCTATTCCAATACTAAACGCCATTGAAACTGTCTATGAAAACTGTTCCGTCTATCAATCTATTGTAATTGTAAAAACCGATGACGATGCACAAGAAGTATTATGTAGTCTTCTTCAAAATGATTATCCAGTCGTTCTACCCACCGAAGAAGGTATTCTACGAATGATGGGAATGCGTTCCAGAGTTTTAGTTGTTTGTATAGACAACCTTCTACAAGACCCAGAATTAATAGAAGACTTACGTCATTTAACTTGTGTCGATACGATTATTATTGATGATGAACCACCTTCTGTCGATTGTGTTCAAGAATTAGTTCGGTGTTTTCCTTCGGCACGAGAAATTTATGTTGAGGAACACTAAATCTTTTTGTCTTAAAGAATAAATAATGGCTCGTGGATTAATGCAAATGGTAATCTGGATTGTCCCAACTGTAGCCCTCCTTGCTCTGGCTCTCTGGTATTTGCGTCGGAAACCAAGTGTCGAGGGGATGCAAGACGGTAAGTCCCCTAAGCATCATGTCTATTATTTCTTCATGCCATCATGTGGATACTGCAACCAATTCAACCCCGAATGGGACATCTTTGTTCAGAAGATGAAGGGTGACTCCTCTGTCGCTCTGCACAAGATTGATATCAGCGACCCGTCTAACGCTGAACAGACCGATAAGTTCTCCGTTAGCGGTGTTCCGGATATCCGTTTGGTCTCTGAGAAGAAGGAACATAAATACGGTGGGGAACGGAAGGCGGATGCTTTGCTTGAAGCGGTTAAGTGTTTGAAGTCGTCGAACCCGGACTCTTGTATGTCTTAAATTATATTGATTGGTGTGTTTATTTTTTTAATTTCAAGATACTCTTTCATTCGATTGTATCCTGTCGTCTCTAAATCCGAAAGTGTTTCCAATGTAATCGATAGACTTAATAGATTACCCATTGAAAGTTCGACATTCTCTGTTGTCGGAATAAGACAGACATTCTCCGGATTGTATTTTTTCGTCGTCGATTGACTAATCAATAAACAATTGACGATACTATAAATATAACTCCAAATCGATGTAATCGGTTTAATTGGATGCTCAATCACCATCCCCAGTGTCGTTTTATCATGAGTTGGGTCATGTTCTGCTACGTAATCCATCGGAAAATTATTGTAAATACCTCCATCGACATACAGATTATCCTTGTAAGTTCTGGGTGTAAAGATAAGTGGGATAGAACAAGAGATACAGATGGCTTCGACGATTTCCATCTCTGGAGTATTATCGACACAGAAGTATTCGAGTTTATTCAAAGTTAAGTTCGAACCGGTAATGACCAAGTTTTTGCCGAAGGTCTTGGCTAAGTTTAGAAAAGTAAAATTTGTAGATACATTTTTTCTTTCCAGCATAATCCGTGCTATTTTCTGTATTTTTTCACCATTATCGATACCATATTCTTCATACAGATTGAATAAGACTTCGATATTCAAAGAGACATCTTCAGTTGAGACTAAGACTTCTTTAATCACTTGACTTAACTCTTGATGTGTGTATCCAATCGCTAATGCGGTGCATATCAGAGAACCGGCCGAGGTTCCGATAAAATTGGAAATGGATTTGATCTGATTATTTTCTTCCAGACATCGAAGACAACCTAAGAAACTGAGGGCATAGAGACCACCACCCGAGACAACTAAATTTTTATACATTTGAATACGTTTCCCTTACTACCCAAAATTTATCATTTAATCTTAAACACACGAATGAATAATGTAAATATCTACGACCTCTATCGTGGTATCCAAACTAAAAAACTCAAACGTTTGGAATGTTATGAAGTCGTCCTTGAGAAGTGTTGCACCAAAATCAAGTCCGCCGCCAACAATGAACAGTTTAAGATTATCTACGAAGTCCCAGAGATGGTCATCGGTCTCCCAGCTTATAAAATCGATTACTGTATTGCTTTTATCATTGCCAGACTTCGAAAAAACGGTTTTATCGTCGAGTATATCTATCCTCGAGCCTTGTATGTCTCTTGGGACTTGGTAGAATTAAAGAGGTATCGGCGGATGAAACAGGTGAAGGCGATTGAACGGATTACGGCGGAAGCGGACGACTTTGTTGATGGGGGTCATGATTTTGATGGAGCTTCTCCTCTTCAACCGACACCAACTTATGACAGTCCGGTTCCTCGAAATGGGAGAGACCGAGACCCGGGAGAGGGTGCGTTGGAGAGTTATAACGAACTTGACCAATTGATTATCAATCGAAATAACGTTCCGTCGTCAGGGAAGAAAGCACCCTTTCAGAATATCTCCAAATATAAACCTTCGGGGAAGGTTGTTTTGAATTTGACTTAAGAAGGGTGTGGTTTATTTTCCGGAGTATTTTCTGCCGATAAAATAAAAGGTATGACTGTTATTAACACCAATTACAGCACCTTGGATGAAGCATGGGGGAATGGGTCATTTGAACGTGCAATTACAAAAAAGAAGAAGAAGACAGTCGATCCGTTGTGTGAATTGTATAAGAAAAAGGCAGTCAAACCGAAGAAACCTTTTCAAGAAGCCGATATCGATCCTTACAGCTACAAAGGAGACCTATATGGTCCCCATAGCAAAGTCTCTTATTCTCGGACACTCAAGCCCCAAGACGAGCCGATTTGCAAACCTCGGAAGCAAGTCAAGCCGGTCGTCTCGATTGATGGCGGAACTATCTATGCGGGAACGGATGAGCCTTTGAATGAGGATGACGATGACCTGTATTTGGCCAATGCGTTAGAGGCGCGTTCGGCATCGAGTGAAGTGAGTGAAGACGACGAGCAACAGATGAAAGCTTCGAATATGGATCGTTACCTCAAGTCGCGTGGGAGCAATATGACGATTGAGACTGATTATAATACTCGGGACAAGTTCGTTGATTTTGGGTTGTATATTGCTTCGGGTGTCATGCTCATCTTTATGATGGAACAAGTCTTACAACTTGGAATGCGGATGAAGTAAAGTTGGGTCGGGAAACTCGAGCATACAACCCATAATCTCTTCAATGTTGGGTTGTTCATTTTGAGTTGTTGAATAAGAGTGGTCTTCATTGGCCAGGTCAATCTTTCGATCGACAACTGGTTGGTCATATACAAGTGCCCATCGACCCATCATCGGTCTGGAAATCTGAATGTATTTACGGATGAAAGAAAGCATTTACAGCTTGTATTTTGAATAGAAATCAAATTTTGTTTATATTCTTTTTATTGACCAAATCGAAGAAAAATATTTGAAAATTGTAAAGTGAAGGGGGATGGAAGGAGCCTCTGAATTATTAACTATTTTTAATCAAAATGCGTATTTAGCCGCTTTTAGTATCTTGATGATGAACTTGGGTTCAAGATACCTTCTTCTTGATATTACCAAGACGCAAGAGTATATGCTCAAATCAAAGATTATACGAAGGATAACGGTCTTTTGTATGTTTTATGTTGCGACGAGGGACATCATTATTTCATTGACTTTGACTTTGCTCTTTATAGTTTTCAATATGAGTTTTTTGCATGAGGAGAGTAAGTTTTGTGTGGTTCCGAAGAGTTTGAGGAGGACACAGATATCAAAAGACGAATACACACAAGCGAAGAAGGTGGTTGATTTATATGAAGAACAACTGAAAAAAGAAACAGATGGTAAAAATCAGTCAGTTTAAGACTTGACTAATTGATTGCAGTCTTCACCGATAAACAGACGTTCGACGGGCTTGAGTTGGTCGGGAAGGCGGTCGAACTCGACGGTGATGCTTTGAGACATAGACAAGCGAAAGACACCAGTTCGGGTGACGGTTCCAGTCATTTCATTCCAAGTGACACGGTCTCCAACAGCGAACATTATCGTGTGTTTTATAAACACAGGATATTAATTTTTCTTACCCTTGGTAATATTCATTACCTAAGTTGCATGTGTCCATTGAAATTGACGGTCTTTTATCGAAGTCATTGTATTCCAGAGAGTAATGTCTTCGGGTGGTTGGATCCTTGCCATACGTGAGATGAATTCATCATAGTCAAAATAAGCTTTCATCAAATTGCAGATGGAACAACAGGTAAAAGAATTCCCTGGGATATAGCCTTTAGAGTTATCTTTTCTGTCTATACCCATGTAATTCTCTTCAACTCCACAAAGATAGCATCTACCGCTCAATAAAGTATTGTATTCGTTTTCAGATAAACTAAACTCAATACCGCGCTTTTCACTCATATTCTTGTATTGTTGATATACAGCTGGACGAGTTTTCTTTTTATAATCTATCCATAACCGAGAAAGCTGGTCAATAAGTGAAAGGTTCCCATCTTGTTGATAGGCAGTGATTGCTTGTGCTTTTTCAATGTAATACTGAGGGTGCATTACATGTTTGCTTCGATTGCATTCAGTGCAACAAGGAACGGAGTTTTCCGGAGTATATCCTTCTTGATTATCCATGCGGTCGATGCCATTGTAACCAACTTGAGGCATAAATTCACAATATATGCAAGGTTTTATGGACAAATCCGCATGTTGTTCCTCAGATAATGTCAATGGTAATCCTTTTTCCTTGGCACGTTTTATCAGTTCTGAATAACGAAGACGAGCACGTCTCGATTCAACATCTTGTTGTTTTTGGTAACACTCTGGACACTTAGTGCTTGGAACTTTATGAGCCGTTTGAAAGATGATAAACTCTTTACCGCATCTGAGACATGAACTTTTATTTGGGTCTTGGGTAGAAGTTTCTTCTTGTTTTTGATGTAAAGCTTGTTTGCGTCGTTGTCTATATTCTTTCGCCAATTTTGCATTGTGTGCCAAATACTCTTCTTCGTTTTCAGCGCGCTTTTTATCCCTATACTTAATATAGTATTTATTCTCATTATCTCGGATACGTCTTTTTTCTTTGGAAGCATCGGTCATTTTCTTTTTATCATCATTATCACGACACTTTTGACAAGTCTTTACTGTTTTTCCAGATTTTCCGATAAATTCGGGAGGAGTTCTCCAACATTTACAATTTGTGCACTTAATTTTTCCATCGTCGCGAATGCTTGCATTGTTAATCTTTGCGTCAATTTGGTTGTCCATTTGAGAAGTATTAACAAGTGATTGGTGTTCTTTAAGTTGGAAATTTCCGGCTTAAATCTATTTTGAATGAAATAGGAAGAGAAAATAAACTTTCAAATTTTTGGTTTTTTCTAAAGACGTGTTTCTAAATGAAACATGTTTTAAGTATTTCAGTTTTCTTTTTGTCGCTGTCTCCATTCTCTCGCCAACTTTGCGTTGTGTGCTAAATACTCTTCTTCGTTTTCAGCACGCTTTTTCTCCCTACTCTTGATGTAGTATTTATTCTCATTATTTCGGGCGTATCTTTTTTCTTTGACAGCATCAGTCATTTTCTTTTTATCATCTTTGTCACGGCACTTTTGACAAGTCTTCACCGTTTTTCCAGATTTTCCGATGAATTCGGAAGGAGTTCTCCAACATTTACAATTGGAGCACTGTGTTTTTCCGTCATCACGAACATTTTCAGGGTTAATCTTCGTGTCAATTTGATTGTCCATTTTGAGAAATATGAACAAATGTCTGTTCTTTTAAGTTGAAAACTTCCGGCTTAAACCTATTTTGAATGAAATAGGATTACAAAATAAACTTTCAATTTTTTTATTTTTCTGATTTTTTCCAAAGACGATATGTCGTCTTCCTGCGGGTTTAAACACCCTAGTTGGAATATGCAAGTCCCCCCATCGAGGAATACCCCTTTAAGTTTCCCTAAAGGCTCGGACTGTATCTTAAGCCTGCTCAAGTTGCTTAAACTTTCTTCGCAGACCGATTTCCGTTCAGTCTCTGACGCCCGACCATAGGCTAGCATAGCGCCCTTAGGTCGTAGGCATGCGGGTTGCCCAATCCACAACATTATTACCATACCCAAGTTCATTACTCTTGGCCATGAGGATGTTTCCATACTCACTTGGTAGTTGTGGCTCTCAGGGGTTTCCCGAACAACAAGAAATCTCGCACAAGCTTTTTTACAGCTTGCACTAGCTACTGGCGAACAGCGAAACAGCTGTCTTGGGTGCCTAAATGGTTTACCCTTGTGTAATTCCCAAGATACACAAGGCATGTAGCTTTTCCCGGCATGGTGGTTTATAGAAGATGGCTGTCTTCTATGCGGTTTACCGGACATAATACGCAACACATTGTAGTTCACAGCATAGACACGCACCTTGGCGGCAGCGGAGGAAGACAGAGTCAGCTGCAGGGTAGCGGTGTCAATACGGGACATGTTGCAAGTGCCAGAAGGCTGGTGCTCCTCGGGCTTAAGGCCGAAGGAATACACGTTGATACCACGATACTCGGGCACGTTCTCGTGGTGTTGGTAGGGCTGAACCAGGTCAAAGTAAGAACCGGCACGCTCGGAGAAACGGTCGTGACCGTTGAGCTGGAGCTTAGCCAGGGTGACGGGGTTCTTACCAGTAGCGGGGGCAGCGTCGTCAGTGTAGTTGAACCAGTCCTTATCAGAGACATTAGAGTCCTTCTGGACAACCCACACGAGCTCCTTGACGGGGTGGTTGAAGTTCAGCTTGATCTTGTTGTTGGTGTTGGCAACAGACTCATCACCAGTGAACTGCAGCTGCTCGATCAGGTACTCGTGGGACTGTTGGGCGAACTTGCGACGCTCATCAGTGTCCAGGTAGATGTAATCGACGTAGAGGGAAGCAGCAGACAGAGCAGGGGAGCCATCAGCAGTGCCGACAATGAGTTCAGAACGCTCGCGGAACTCAAGGTTGACCTTAACCTCGTGGTATTGCAGAGCAATCAGAGGCAGAGCCAGACCAGGGTTGCGGCAGAACCAGAACTGGAGGGGGATATACAGCTTCTTAGCAGCGACGGATACGCCAGCAGTGGTAGCGGCACCGACCATCTCCTTGTAGCCATACTTGTGGCCGGCAGTCTGGGTCAGCTCGTTCCAGATGTGGAGCCAATCACCGTAGTGCTTGTCGATACGTTGACCACCGATCTCGAGCTCGACGTTCTTGATCAGGGCGTGACCAACCCAATCAACCCAACCAGCAGTCGCGGGAGAAGTAGCAGACAGGGCGGGGAGGTTAGCCTCCAGATACATGCGGTGGATCAGATCACCGTTGCGGGAGATGGTGCAAGTTACCTTGCGACCGAAATCGGCAGCACCGTTGAAGGTCTGCTCGATAGCCTCCATAGAGAAGTTAGTGTGACGACGGTAAACGCGTTTGTCGTCATCCCTTGGCTTTCACCAAAGGCCGGACTATATCTTAAGCCATCCCGGAGAGTTGCTAGCTCTCTCAAGCCCACCGACATTTAGTCTCTGAACAGCATCCATAGGTCTTGCATAACGACCCTTAGGACTTGGCTGCGAATTGTCCATTGTTGCATACGGGCGCTTGTTACCATACCGGAGTGCTTTACTCTCCGCCAGTTACACGTTTCCATGTAACCTTGATACGCCACGTCTTTAGGATGTTCTCGCAATTTGACGGTGTCGCAAATGTAAATACAAATTTACATCTACTAGCAGCTATGTTTAGTAGCTACTAAGGCCGTTTAATAGTTGACCTTGAAGACAAGAATACCTTAACCTTTCGGAAAAGGATTCGACTATATCTTAAGCAATGAAAGTATTATTTTCATCACCCACTACCATTTAGTCTGTGAACAGCACTCATATCGGTTTTCCGACTTAGAGCTTGGCTGCGGATTGCCCATTTTCAATTTCTACCCCGGCGTAAAATAGAAATCTCTATCTAACAAACTTATTACCATACCTTAGGTCTTTTCTCTAAGCCACTCCGTCCTTTCGAATGAAGCTTGGTATTTGTTAGCTTTAGGGTGTTCCCGCAATTTGGCAGTGTTGCAAACGTGGTTGCACCACGTTCACTAGCAGCTGTGGTGGCTGGTCAGGCCGATGAGAGACCACTAACGGGTTTTATGATGCGATTATCTCCATTTTCGCATCCCGACTGCTTTTCAACCCCCTTCTTTGAATGTTGCTTAAAGAGTCGAGGTAATCTGAGGGCTACCAGTCAGGTACAAGTCCTGGGCACCATAAGCGACGAGTTGCATAAGACCACCACCCATTTCAGCACGTTTGTTTTTTTATAATATAGAGTGAGAAAAAAATTTACAGACCCGTATTTTTCCGCAGTCAAATCAACCGCGTTTCATTTAAAGAGATTCGTATTAAAACCGTGAAAAAATTTAACTACTTAAAAATTCAATCAACTGAATCAAGTATTATTGTATATGTTTAAGAAACCTCCATCAACCTCGAAAAGAAGATGTAATTACGAAAAGAAACAAACCACTTTGGATGCATGCCATCAACAACACATTAACAGTTTCAATGAGAATTATCTCCGTAGTTCTTCTAACGCCCAAAGACTTGAAGAATTACATCAACGACGGAATCGAGAAACTGACCCGATCGCTGTTTTTAAACTGGATGAAGAAATAACCAGTCTCTCCACTGAACTGAGTAAATCAAATGAGGAAGAGATTGACTATTACTCCAATACGGCAGATATCTTGTATCATTACTACGACTCGATTGAAAAAGATGACACTTCGAAATCCTATAGTTCATCTCCTTCCATCGCTGAGACTTTATTAAAAACGAATAATGCAAATGGTGGCAAGAGTATCTTAGAGTTCTTTATTGATAAACACAAAAATGTCGCGACTCCGTCGTCTTCTTCTGAAGAGAATAATCAGACCCCTGTCGTAGTCAATAAACCAACTCAAACTAAACCAATGAACCGTGCTTATCTCTATGATAAGTTCTTAAATGAGACTGACCAAAATTATGTCAAGTGTATTGAAGACGATGACCCGAATATCTGTGAATACTGTAATTCAGATGAAATTGTAATTATGACCCAAGAAGGAATGATGTTCTGTAATATGTGTTCTTCTGTCAAATACATCATCGTCGATAATGACAAACCTTCTTATAAAGAACCTCAAAAAGAGATCAGTTATCTTAACTACAAAAGAAAGAACCACTTTAATGAGTGGCTAAATCAAATCCAGGGTAAAGAAACAACGGAGATACCGGAAGAGGTCTTTAATAGCATTTTGCTCGAGATCAAGAAATTGCGGATTACCAATATGGCGGAAGTGACACACTCTAAAATACGTGAAATCCTAAAGAGACTTCGGTATTCTAAGTTTTATGAACATACACCTTACATCTATTATCGAATTACGGGAATACCGAATCAGTATCTGTCATCGGAGTTGGAAGAAAAGTTACGGAACATGTTTGAGTTAATACAAGTCCCGTTCTTGAAGCACTCCCCTCGAAATCGCAAGAACTTCCTTTCGTATTCTTATTGCATCCATAAAATGCTTGAGCTACTGGGGGAAGACAAATATTTACCGTATTTTCCGCTTCTTCGGAACCGAGAGAAGCGTATGATGCAGGAACAAATCTGGAAAAAGATTTGTGAGGAACTCGGTTGGCAGTTTATTCCGAGTATGTAGAAGTTTATGTATATTCTACAAAAAGCGATTCAATTCTCCCACGTGGGTGAAAACCTTTTAATTTATAATTTAGACTCGAAATTTTGAAAGTGCTTTAAAGAGATTTTTTAATATAAAAATCTTTCTTTGAAATACAGAGACTTCTACCATGGAACTGATCGTTCTTATGCAACAGCGTGACAATATCATTTCTTTCGCAAAGGAAAGACTTTCCAATGCTCAACAGATGATTTTTATCGAACATTTCTTGATGTCAATCACGGATGCCGATGACCCTTTCCCGATATCGGGAGAAAAAACGATGGAGTGGTTAGGTTATACTATGAAGCATAAATTCAAGTCTTTTCTTGAAAAGAATTTAAAACTTAATCTTGACTACAAAATTTCATTCACGCGATCGAATGAAAAACCCATCAACGAAAGTGGAAAAGACCTTGGTGGTCGTGCTTTTGAAACTTTTCACTTGACTCTCGAAGCCTTTAAAACTCTGGAGATGCTTGCTCGGACGAAAAGAGGTGATGAGATCCGTTCTTACTATCCTCAATTGGAGAAGCTCATTTACGAATACGGTGCATATCAGCATCAAAAGGCAATGCAAGAGGCGGAAGAAAAAGCATTGGCTGCAGAGAAAAGAGCTCAAGCCGCGGAACAGATGACGAAGAACATTGAATACACTTTAGATGCCGAACGTGAGCATTTCGCCCGTCAATTACGCCGTCGAGTTGTTAAAAACAATCCGAAAGATGTGGTTTATATCTATCAAGAAAACCAAAACTGCCACAAAATTGGTGAAACACAGCGTAATATTTCTGCTCGTGAAGAAGAACATCGGTGCTCTTCGTCTCGGAGCTTTGTCATTTATACCAAGAAGTGTTGCAATTGTAATCTTTTGGAAAAAGTGACACATCACATCTTGGATCAATTTCGTTATAATCCTAAACGCGAATGGTTCGATATCGATTTCATTACGGCAAAAACTGCACTCGATACTGCACAACTCTTTTTGGATGGATTAGTGGATAATTGTCATCGCCTTGTTTCAACCGACTTCTATGGAAAACTAGAAGCACTCATTAATGAGTTACAAGAAACCGACAATATTCCACGACCTGAAGAAATAGAAGAAGACCTTGAAATGGAAGACGTTGTTCAGGAGCCAGAAACAGAGATTGGAACAAAAGTGTTTTTAAAAGATGTTCGGTCTCCACTTGACTTTGATAAGTTCATTGAAGACTGTTGTATCTTAGGGGACGATCTAACCGCTTTCTCAGCGGAGGTCTATGGCGCACATCGTCTTTGGGGTCGATGCTGTCAGAGAGCAACCAAGAATGCCTTGGTCAAGTATTTGAATGAGCGTTTTAAGCGTGCCAAGATATTAGAGAAAAGTGTAGGTGCCAGACTCGCATCCTTTATGGGGTTTTCTCTGAAGCCAATCGTGTTCCAACGAGACAATCCTCCCAGTGACATTGATGCATTCATTGATGACAAATGCAATATAAGCTATTCCGCTCGTATTTCAACAAAAAGCATGCAGTCAGCATTTGAAGAGTGGAAAAAGGAAACAACTGATCCCGATTATCAAATCAATGTTTTTGAAAAGAACCGTCTCGACAAAGCATTCTCTGATAAGTTTATCTGCTCAATGGTTTTTACAGGAAGACAAAGCGAATACGGTTATTTTGGGGTTGAACTGAAGAACAATACCTCCACGGCTGGATTGAAGTTAGCTCCAAAGTTGCAAAAGCCGGTGGTCAAGATTGATCTCCGAACCAACGAGATTGTAGCTACATACGAATCTCAGGTTGCCGCTGGAATTGCTAATAATATAACATCAAGCGGTATGCTAAGTCGAGACATCAAGTATAAAAGACCCCATGGACACTATATCTACCAGTTTGCGGAGCGTCCTGCCAAAACAAAGATTGAACATCAGAAAACCATTGAGCCTGTTGTTTTGAAAAAGAACAATCAGAAGAAGGTCGTGTATAAGATTGACCCGAAAACAAATACCATTTTAGCTGAATATACCAGTATAACTGATGCAGCAAGAGAAATCGGTCATTCAATGTCTTCGATGTGTTACTTCATTAAGCGTCAAACCTTATTAGATGATTGTTTCTATAGTTTGGAACCACCAAGTCAATAAATATATTATTTTTCAACCTTTGACATTTGTAATAATTGGTGTCCATCCCAACCACGGGACACGAACACCAAACCCACTGACCCGATACGTCTTCCCGATTTCTAATTTTGAAAAGAGCTCCATCGAAGTAAAATGTCCGAGTAAAGTTTCATTTTTTATCGCATAGACATTCGCGTCTGTGTCGGTGATAATATACCATTTACCGTATCTTCCATTAACTCCGTCTTTGGATTGAATAGTAATTGATTTCTCAAATCGAGACATCAATATATAGACGTATCTTAAGACAATATAAGCCACGATAAACAGAAGAACATGTTTTATCGCAGTTAGCATTTATAATCCTATTAGATTTAATTACTTTTCACGGAAAGACCCATACGCTTTGGTCTGAACTTAGAATAAACTTCTTCAGTTCCTCAGAACATCCAGTTTCAAGGTCATCATTCCCTTCGATATCAACGGCCATTAATTTTTTAGTCACTGGAAAATCCAGTTTCTGCAACCGGTTATTCGAGACAATCAACTTCGACAACTTTCTCGGTTCTCCTCCCCGGAAGACTAAGTCTTGAAGGATATTATTTTGGGCTTCAAGATCGACAATGGTCTGAGGAACTTCGAGAGACTTCAACTTATTATTATCGACGTAAAGAACTTCGATACTATCCGGAACATAGACTTTTTTCAAAGCCAGATTTTCAAGATTGGCTCTTTTGACACCTTCGGGGATACGAAACTCATCGAGGTAGTCTCCAACAATGGTGAGTATTTCTAAATCAGGTGGGTAAATGTAATTTCGCAAGACTTCCGGAGTGACATACCTTAAGATTAATTCGTTAATGGAAGGAAGGTATTCTTCTTCAAATTGATAAGTCTTCATTTTTATCTGTCATTCAACTTGACTTAAATACATTTAATCAACTAATAAATAATAATATGTTCAAGACTGAAACATTACTTCTAAAAATATTTCAACTGATTAACGAAGAATATCGAGCTTTTGCCGAGAAACAGAAAATCGGAAATGTAAATGTGCGAACAACTGCTTACCATGAACGTTTTGCAAAACTGGTTAATCAATTAAAGAATACCAAAGATAACATTGAAGTTCTTGTTGAAAAATACATGGGGGAATTGTATAAAATCCACGAAACAACGGTTGGTATTTTTGCAAAGACCTACGCAAAAAAAGATATTTCGGTCTGGCGTGGAAGTCATGACAGTCTCTTTGCTTTTTTGAATGTCAAACGACCGTCTTTATATTTTCTCAGATTGCCAACAAAACTCTATAACGAATTCTGTAAAGGTATCACTTATTTCAATGGAACAGAAGTGACTGAAGCACCTTATTATTATCGAGAGGATTCTTGTGGTTTAAAAATCCAGAATTATCTTGAGAAGTTTAAAATTACTGCTTCTGATAAAAAGAAAGCCTCGAAACTTAAGGCACTAAAAAAATGTTATATCGACCGTCTAATCTATGACGCAATATACAATCAAATTCTCCATATGCAAGACATACAACATCTATATGAATTACAGAATATTTCTCGATTGTTTCAAGACTATTTTAACGAAAGCATTAACGTAAAACTGAAGTATCGTAATATGATTTATCCTTATGAAGTCGAAATTATTAATACTAAAGCCGATGGAAGCACCAGTATTGAAAGATATCAGAAAGAAGAAGATATAGTCAATTGCACCAAAATCGTTATCGATAATTTCCCTTCGAAATACATCAAAAGACAAAGCTTCGAAAAGGAAGAAGAATGGGAACAAGTTTAATTTGAAAAGAAAAAGGAACAACAAAACACTCTACCATTTACAGACGGGGAGCACCACCGGGGAAACCAACCAAGTTGGCACCGACACCGAAACCAGCACCAGTGCGGGCAGCGGAGCTGATGGAAGGAGCGAAGAGATCCAATAGAGAGAAGGTAGCAGCAGCGATCAGACCGATCATGACCACCTCCATGGCATCGACCTTCCGGCCGGGGAGCAGGTAAGCGGCGGCGGCAACGACCAAACCCTCAACCAGATACTTGAGCAAACGAACAAGGATCTCACGACCATCAAAGCTGTAGTTCTCGGCGGACTGCATTTTATATATTTTAACAAAAGAAAAAATTTAATCAATGGATACTTACTTAAGAACAAGACGCATTTCGATGATTACGACGAATTAAATGTCTTCTTCCGATCAACTGGTGCCTTGTTCTCAAGAGGACTTCCTCGAGCAAGACAAGCCCATCCGTGGTCAGAGCTACGTCTGTCTCTCTTTCCTCAGTCCGGAGGAAATTTTGAAGAGTAAGGAGACCTTTTATATCGAGAAGATGCTGAAGGGATTGTCCAAGGACTTAAACGACCTCTTTGAGGGTCTGGCGATGAAGTATAAGGATGACACCGATGGCCTTCAGACGATTAAGGAGCGTTTCCCCCACTTCTTTAATCCGGAGAATGTTCATGATGAATACGTCCGTTTCGTCGGTGAGCACCCCGAGTATGAGAAGGAGTTCTCCGAGAAGAACCAGTTCCGGACGAGTGTCCGTGGCATTAAGGTGCGTGGTTCTTATGAGACCTTGCGTGAGGCTCAAATCCGTTCCGAGGTTCTGACTAAGTTGGATCCGAGACACAATATTTATATCGCCGAGGTTGGTTGTTGGTGTCCTTGGTCTCCCAATCCCAATGAGATTGAGAACCAGGAGTATGCCGAGACTGCTCTGAACACTTTGATGAAGCAGTATCGTGAGAACCAGCTTCAAAGAGACGAGTTTTATGAGAAGCGGAAGGACGAATTGGTTCAGTTGGCCAATGCTCAGCGGGAGCGTGTAGCGGCTGAGAATGCAGCGACGAGTGTTCAGACTTTGGAGACTTCAGATACTTCATTGGGTGAGAGTTTGGTTTCGAAGGAGGATCCTTGGGTGGAGCAGAAGAGAAATGAGTAAATTGACTGTAATTTCTTTATTTTTAAATGTAAATGGGTTTTGCCGTATTTGCTTTACTAATTATCGGTGTCTTTTTGATTGTCCATGGTGTTTACGAAGACAAATACCAACAGCTGAAAAAGCAGGTCAAAGTCGAGTATCGGTTTGTTCCACGAACTTATTATGAAGACCAACTCTTTGAAAGTCAGTTTAAATCGAAGACTTCGCCGATGTTTGATGAAGACGACCAATGGTATGACCGGAATGTCGGTCGAGAGATTGGTCTGGATCGAAAGAAGATAAGATAAACTTTTGCTTGGAAGTAAGGGTCTCTTCCGAATGGAGTTCCTATTGATATATTTCTTATGTTATTTCTCAAAATAGTCAATAGGGACTAACTTCCGCTGATCACCTTGATATCAGTTGCGTCTTCACTCCATTCTTTCTTTTGTTAGATAATATCACATAGACGATAGATGAGGCTGGAACTCAAAAAGTTCGATATCTCCAAAGTTCGTGATGATGCTGTCATCGTCATGACTGCCAAACGTCGTGAAGGTAAAAGCACCCTCGTTAAAGACTTGATGTATTATCATCGAGACATTCCCGTCGGGACAGTTATCTCTCCGACTGAACAAGCGAATAAGTTCTTCTCCGACTTTATTCCGAATGTCTTTATTCACGACGAATACTCGGCACCGGTCATTGAGAACTTTATTAAACGGCAGAAGATGATTGTTAAGAAACAGAACCAAGAAAAAGCACTTTACGGTTCGTGTAATATCGACCCTCGAGCTTTTTTAATTCTGGATGACTGTCTTTATGACGCGAGCTGGACACGCGACAAGAATATGCGCTTCGTGTTCCAAAATGGTAGACATGTCAAGACGTTGTACATCTGTACTATGCAGTATCCTTTAGGTATTCCTCCCAATCTTCGGACGAATATTGATTACGTTTTTATTCTTCGAGAGAACAATTTAGGTAATCGGAAACGTCTTTACGAGAACTATGCCGGTGTCTTCCCCAGTTTTGATATCTTCTGTCAAGTCATGGATCAATGCACTGAGAACTACGAGTGTCTGGTTATTGACAACACCGCTCGAAGCAATAAACTGGAAGATATCGTCTTTTGGTATCGTGCCGAGGTTCATTCGAACTTCCGTGTTGGAAATGCTCAGTTTTGGGTCAATAATGACAAGAGCTATAATACCAATGATGACGATGAAGAAGACTTTGATACTTCGGCATTGAAAAAATCCAAACATATTATTCGGGTGGCGAAACGTGTGTGAAAATTTGAGCTCAATCTTAACCTGAAGACACAAGTAAGATGTCGGTTCGTTCTCAACTTAAGGCGCTCTTAGATAGTTCCCGGGTCAATCATGAAAAACTGATTATGGAACAGACTTCACTCAAAGACGCTCACGTTTATTGTGCTCTTGCCCGTTTGTCTGCACAACAATATGGTCTCTTACTTGAAAAGTATATTCGAACTAAGTTCGGCTACGATAAAAACAAGGCCAAAGATTGCACCGGTGATTTATCCAAGAACGGTGAAAATGTTGAGGTCAAAGTCTCTCTTGGAGGCAAGAACTACTCGAAGTTTAATTACGTCCAATTACGACCTTTCCATCAATGCACTTACTTACTGACCGCTTATCACTTGTCACACGATAATCTCGAGACGAATGGTGAATTGTATCTCTTCCGGATTCCAAAAGACGAGATGAAAAGACTGATTGTCTCCCATGGTGGATATGCTCATGGAACCATTAAAGAGCATGGTCGAATTACAGAAGAGACGTTGAATGACGAAACAAAAATAAAAGAGTATGCACTGCGACCGACGATGAATGACAATTGTTGGAAAGCACTGCTTCCATTTCGAGTTTCTGAGGAGACACTTCAGTCGAACTCTTCAGAATACAGTTTAACCAGTTCGCCTTTACCAATCGAGTTTTGTCTGGCGGTGTCTAAACTGAGTGTATAATCCAAATTCTGAAATCGTTGAATAAGTCTATTTTTTTCGATCTTGGATTTAATCCAATGCCAACTTTTCGGCCGAAGAGACTCCAGTCTATCCGTCACAATCTCTCCACATTTACCACCATAGGCTCGAATGGCAAAGTCAGCTCCCTGAGGTGGAGTAGGTTGTCCGTTTGTGTCTTTGGCTCCGAAAGGAAGGAAGTCCCAATCGGGATGAGTGGTGGGTAATTCAATGACTGAACGGGGTGTCTCTTTTTTCTCCCAGATTTGGAAACAACACTTGGCGGTCATCGGAGGACTAAACGAACATGGCTCCATTGGGATCTCTTCATCCAAGACCAAATGAAATCGAGGGTTGAGTTTATTTTGAACACTGACACGACGAAAGGTTCGAGGAACGATAAAGGCGATGACCGTTGCCCATTCAGCCGCGTGATTAAAGAACTTGATAGCTAAAGAACTAACCCTTCCGAATGGTGGATTACCGACGACGAAGACCTTTCCGAGTTCATTCGGTGGATTGTATTTTAAGAAGTCTTGTTGAAGGATTTCGGGATGTTCGGGACAGATATCGAGACCGACTTTCTTTGGGGTGGGGATTTGTGTTAGAAAACTTCCATTTCCAGCGCTGGGTTCAATGACTAAGTCCCAAGTTGTCCAGGGATACATTTTTTCGATGGTCAGTAAGCAGTTTTTGGAGACCGATGGAAGTGTATAAAACTTGTCCAGACCTTCCTCTCGAACGGCTTTGGTTTTGGATTTCATCTCATGCGTCATCTTTGATTGGGTATATCGGATCAATTTTTTCAACTATGTCACTTGATTACTCCTTAAATTAAAAATCGGGCTCTCCGACTTCGATGTTTTCCAAGACCTCTTTCGTATTGTTATTCTCTTCGAAAAAGTAAGCGACGACGTAACTGCCAACCAAACCAACAACAAAGGCGGTCATGACCGAAGAGTTATCCTGTTCTTCAGGAGACGCGTGTTTCTTTTTGTAATTGTAATAGATGCCGGCAGCGATACAGGCTCCAATAATTGAGATTAAGCCTTTATTCATTTAATAGAGTTTATTAGATGAATAGAAAAATTACCCTTGAATTTAAACACGGTTAGTGTCTCCGAAGAGCTTGTTCGAGTAATATCTTTTTGTATTTCGATGGATTATTGCGTAAATCAGAAATCGAGAGACCAGAGACACCTAAGTATTTTTTGATTTTGTTCGAGTTCTTATCCGGTTTTGTATTTACAATAATTTTCTTTAATTTCTGAAAGGTTTCTCCACCTTCATTTGTAGTTTCTTCTTCCACCATTACAGGAGGACGACCGAGACTTGTGATGTCGTCATTTAGTTGGATTGTCTCAGGTTGGAAAGTTTCTTCCACTTCGTGAGTAGGTGTCTCGGGTTGGAAGGTCTCTTTCACTTCGAGAGTAGGTGTCTCAGGTTGGAAGGTCTCTTTCACTTCGAGAGTAGGTGTCTCAGGTTGGAAAGGTTCTTGGACTTCTATTTCTGATTGGAAGCTCTCTTGGACTTCGTGAGTAGGTGTTTCAGGTTGGAACGTTTCTTCCACTTCGTGAGTAGGTGTTTCAGGTTGGAAAGGTTCTTCCACTTCGTGAGTAGGTGTTTCAGGTTGGAAAGTTTCTTGGACTTCGATATCAGGTTGTTCTTCCTTGACAACAATTGGTTTTTCTTCAAAAATATCGTCATCATCATCGTCACTGTCCGGGTCATAGTTCGTCTCGATTGTCAATGTGAGTGGAGTTTCTTTTTCCAATTCCAAAGGAAGTTGAGACGGTGAGGAAGGTTGTGGTGGGGTCTCAAAAGTCGTTTCGGAGTCGTCATCCGATGAGACATCTTCACTTTCATCTTCAGTTTCATTCGTCGGTAGTGGTTCTTCTTCTGAAACGATACTTTCTCTTCGGCTTGGAGGTTGAGAAAGTATCGCCACTTGTTCCTCCTCATTCATCGCGTCAAATGTATCAATCGCCTTTCGTAGAGTGGCTTTGTCTCCATGATAACCATTCCGTCCCAAGAACGTTCCGAGGAGTTCTTTATAGGGAAGACTTTGACGGAAAGTTTCAACAATACTGACGGCAACTAAATTATCCAGTTCAACCGCGTTCTTCTGAATTTCAGCTTTCGTGACTTTGTGATACAACAGCACCGGGTTCTTCCAGAGATTTCTGGCTAATGAGATATAACAACGATGAAGGAAAGCGTCGAGGGTCGGGATTTCAATACTCAGTTTTTCATTTTTATCACGGTTGGCGATATGACTTAAAATCTGAACATTGGCAACAAAGATGGCATTCATCAAGTCATCAATCCATTCACACTTCGTCACTGAACGAAAGCGTTCGGTTTCAACTTGCAAGATAGTCTGAGACCAGTTGGGGACGAGACTCAATGCAGTTTGGAATTCACGTAAGATCATCTTCGGTTGTTTGTTCTTCTCCCGGACAGATTTGTAAATGGAACTGACACCTTGGATGAAGACGGGTCGGGTGATATTGACAAACTGTCGAGTGTATTCTTCTTTGGTTTCGAGAAGTAAGGTTAAATCGGAAGGAGGTGGTTGAGAGAACATACTTCTTTGATTTCGAATATAACTTTTTGAACAACAAACAAACGAGAGTATGTAATTACAGTGTTTAAGCCACGGAGTTCAAAGGATGCGTGTAAGGATTTTCACGGAAGGCATTCAACAAAGAAGAGTCCAAACGGTCATCATCGAAATAACTCTTCCGGTCTTGAGTCATCTGCACCATCATCGTTGAAGGAATTGCATTTACAATTTTATTTTTATTGTTCAGCGCTCTTGTGCTGTTTGCATCACACTCTAATTTCTTGTATTGCATATTGACGCCGTCTCTTCCACCTGCCACCTTGACACTGGTCTTGGTTGGGACACGGTTCTGGAGTGTCAGTTCCTTGGTATTATCAATGTTGGCATTATACATATCATCGTATGACATCTGCTTGTCATTCTGACTTTGAGCCACACCAAAATGGTCGTGCTCTGAGGTTGAAGTCCTTTGAGTAATCTTCGGATCAAAACGTTGGACTTTGTATCCACCTTCGGCGTCCCGAATATAGACGTTGCCTTGATACTCGGTGTCAGTTGTTTCTCTGTGAGTTGTCCGAGCATCATACTCCGCGGTTTCATAACCACCACGTGTCCGGGTCTTGCCGTCCATATTACCGTCGTGTCCGTCAATCAAGGTCTGACGCATTGTCGTCCGGGAAACGTCTTCCGGATCGTAAGTGTGATAACTTTGACGCAGACCCTTCAAGTTACCGGTGTGAGTGTCATGAACCGTCGTTTCCTTGATGGTTGTCCGGGCAATGTCATTCGGGTCATAAATAGTTAGTTTCTCTGGGATTTGAGCACTGACATTGCCAAAAGCTCGACTGCTTTCGGTGGTGTTTTCACGAGTAGTTAAACGAGCCAGGTCGAGCCAAGGAGCTGCCAGAACCTTGACCACTGTCGTTGCATTCCGAACACCATACTCGGATAGATTTTGACGTAAAGGCGCTTGCACTTCTGCCCGGTTCTTCGAGGCCGTCGGAACGAAAGCACCACCCTTAAACTCAGCAGTGGTATCCGGACGGGTCGTATTCTTGAGCATCATTTCACCTTGTTGAGTTTCACCTTTGACAGCTCCGACGGTGGTAAAATAACGATCGGGTGAGTTCTCATAAAAGGTCTCGACCCGGTTCTTGGCCATCTCTCCCATTTCACCCGGTAAAGCAGACTTGACACCATCGACTATCCGTCCTTCAAAGGTCAGCTTTGGCTTAGTCAAGACACGGAGATCATCGACATTCTTCGGCATCGCGTAATCCCGGGAATCAGCTTGTTGAAAGCCTCCGGTTGGTAGAGAAGAGTAACCTTGATTCAGACCGGGACCCACATACTCTTTTTCAAAGGGAAGCTCATTATTCCTCAGATGAGAAGTATTCATCCGAGACAACTGCAGTTCATAACTTTCGCTACCCATTCCATAGACATTACCGGCGTTTTGTTGAAGGTCTCCGAACGACTCGACTTCACGTTTGGGTTGTCTCAACCCGACCGCTCCAGTATAGGTCTCGAGTAAAGATTGGGTCATTTCGGCTTTGGTATTTTGTTTGACACTACCGCCGAAGAAGGGAACCATGTTATTGTGACTGAAAGACGGTATCTCGACCCCAGCCAGGGCACTGTAAGTTCCCTGATTTTCATTATTTAAAGCGTAGTTCATTGAAACTCCACTTTTAAATGCGTCGTTATTCCGTTGTGCCATTTCTTGATCGACACGTTGAGTGTATTGACTATTATAGATCGTGTTCATAGAAGGCATTTCACCAGTCGGAACGACGTGGTTGTATTTTTTGTATTGGACAGAAGTTTTGTTAATGTAGTATCCAACTCCTGCCAAAACTAAAAGCACATAAAGTGGTAACATGGTTTATATATATTTACAGTAAGTTGAGAAAATTGATGATGACAACAAACCTACTAAACGTATGCCCAATGTCAAACGAACAATATTATAGTTATTATTATCTCTACAATGTATATGCAAATGCAATGTCAAATTACATTAATCAACCCACTCAAATAGAACAACCCATTCAACAACAATCAAGACAAGTCATCAAAGAGTGTGGTGTCATCCTTCTTAACCAATCCATGGAAAAAGTAATCTTCGTTTTGCAAAGAGCTTCCAAGAAATGGGGACTTCCCAAAGGACACATTTCCGATGAAGAGATGGAACAGGAGTTGTATTATGATTGTGCAGTTCGTGAATTGTATGAGGAGACCGGAATTATCCTCGGAAAGATCCGTCATCACGTTCTGGGGAATATCTTGTGGTCAGGAAAGTTGTTCTATATCATTCAAATTCAAACCGACTTTCTCTACCTCAATCCTCTGGATCGTCGTGAAATCTGTAAGGCGCGTTGGATCCCGATTGCCACCATTCAGGAATTCACCGAGCAACAATCTTGTAATATCACCGTTCTCAAAGTTGGAATGCCATTTACCAAGAAGCTTCATCGCTACTTGCAACAAAAACAAATTCAACCTGTCGAAGAGACCTACTCTTCTTTCTATTCTGCTCCTCCAACCCATGACCAACCAGTGGTCTATCCTCTTTTAATGACAAATGCTTGATTTTAGGAAAAGACCAGGTCAATAAAGGCAAAAAAGTAAAAACTCATAATGGCGAGGACAACACTGACAACACCTAAGGAGAAAATCGTATCACCGCGTTCGGTGCCATAATTTTTGACATTTCCATCCGAATCGAAAATGACAGATGGTTTCCATTGTATAATCAGAACCATAAGAAGTAAATAGAAAGAAACACTGTAGATTAAGCGTTTCATTTTATTTACATACATAAAAATAAACCCGATGTTTCTCTGGCGATACGTTTTTTTATTTATCATCGCCTGGTGGATTATCACCCGATACTTTGGTTTTCGAAATGTGACCGAAAAATTCTCAGCACCCGTGACCATCGAAAAACCCGCCGTCTTGCAGGTCAATTACTATCAAAAACCAACAATTTTTATTGAAACAAACTCCGAGACCACCCACAACCCGAAATTAGCCGATTTGACTTCTCGTTTTGTCACCTACAAATTGGTCTCGTCGGTCTCGGCAGAAGAGAAACCACAATCGATTAAATATACCGACATTTACGATTTTATGACGAACCTTCAATCTTCCCATCGTGCTCTCAAAATTGTCAGCTCTTCTCCCAAATACTTGGTCTGTCTCTTACGTGAGCAAGTGGTTCCGAATTTGGAGTTGTATCAAATGAACAAAAAACGGATTGGATATCTCTCTCAAACCGATGCCGATTTGATGAAGATTGTCTTGGATGCTTACAATATCGTCACCACCCCGACACTGGTCAAAGTCGATAGTTACAACGACCTTCTCCGACAAGTATTCAAAGATAAAACTTTAGATGGAGCTGTTATTTTTGGAACACAGAGTAGTCCGAACATTCAACGTCTGAAAGATTATCAATTCGTCGCTTTATCCATTAATCAAAATTTCGATACCGCTAAACTCAAAACCCGATTACCTTACACCAGAATTACACCGTGTCAAATTCCAATTCAAGGAAATCTACCCGGGAACAAAAAGGAGACCTATGACACATTTATTACTTCACAGTCACTCACCTTTGACACCTTATTTTGCATTGACAAGAAGAACCAGGACAACGAAAAAGAAATTGTAAATGCAATTCGAGAACTACTGACGTATATGACCACTGACAATTCTCAGATGACCCAAAATTATTACTCCCAATTTGTCGAAATTCATGAACCATTTTATGGAGGTTCAATGACATCCACTGTTTCTCGTAGAGACAAAGAAGTCCATTTTACTTTTGATCAACATGTCAATGGGGAACATCAAAAAGACACTTCGAGCGGTTGTTACATCATGCAGTTGGATTTAGATTTATTTGAGACTGTTCCGGTCAAAGTTGGCGACCGGATTGTGCTGTCCGGACAAAAGAGAAAGGTCGAGAATGGATATTACTACGTCACTTCGGTCACCGATACCCTTGTGACGATGACCACTTGTCTCAAAATCGTTTATGACAAGAAAAACAATGGAGAACTCCAAGTGAATAAAACAGGTAATACTCTTTTTAAAATTGTAAATACAATTGCCCCACTATTCACTTTATTCGAAGGAGACGCTGTCTTTGTCTTGCCTTTGAAGAAGATTGGAACAGTGATTCGTGACAAAACCGATCTGTTGGTCTCCATCCCTAAAGAAGCCGATTTGAAAGACAAACTAAATGAACGTGTCCTGAATGGAAAATACATTTGTTATGAAGACCCCAAGATTAAGTTCCTCCCCGAATGTATTGCCCGCCAAAATGCAGAGAGAGAACCCTATCATTGGGATAGACCATGTGAAACGGATGAAGAATGCCCTTTTTTCAATTCAAAAACAAAACGGGGCGGATGCACTTCCGGTGGTTATTGTGAATTCCCGGTTGGGATTAAACGGGTCTCATTTCGAGAATACGATAAGTCATCCAAGAAGTATTGTTCCGGATGTCCGCCCAATGTCCATCCGACCGATTGTTGTTCTCAACCCGGTGCCAAAATCGCCTTTCCAGAAACAATTTAATCCATTATAAATTAAATCGTATGAAAGCAGTAATTGTCATCTTGATTTTACTTATCCTTTTCACGACAATTAAAGGCTCTTCTCGAGGAAAGGTGATTGATACTTTTACAACTTGCAGAATACCCAGCGACGACAACAAACGTCTGTCAGATACCGAACATCTACAGAAGGTTTTTGGTGCTTACTCGAGTGATGATAATGGAGACGAAGCCTATAACAAGTGTATCGAAACAGCACTCCGTCGGTTGTTTCAAGCCAATTCAGTCGCCAAGGCCAATTCAATACTCGGAACAAAGATTGAGAAAGACGTTGGAGACGTAACGATGCTTCTTAATTTTGTCAATGAGACTATCGCCACCAAAATCAGTTCCGTTGAAGATGAAGAATTAATTGGTGGTTTTATGGTGGTCGATTCCGCCGTTATCGAAGGCAGTCTTAAAACCGTCAATCACACCAACGACCCCAAAAATACAGTCACCCATCTAACCATGGACACGATTATTTTTAGAGAAGCCAGAACTCACGGAAAACACGTCCGGATGGTCTTCGAATACGCAAAAAATACAGTTCGTATTCTCGGTTTAGATGTCATTAAATCGGTCTCTGCTGACAGTATCATTCATAAACAACCCTATGAAGCCAGACAGTCGTATATGCCACTTGACCAACAAAATGAAAGTTTAACTTATTGGTCAAGTGAGAATGAACAAAATGAGATGTATTGTCAAACAATGAAGGGATTGTATCATGACCGAAATATTATTCCGCTACCTAATTCACAGTTCAAATGTAATTTTTAATCGTCATAGTCATCATCATTCAACTGGTCGGGGTCTTCTCCCTCGTAATCAATCAAGTAATTCTCCTCTTCCTCCGCATTCGCGTGTTCTTCACCAATATTGGCACGCAGAGGATCGACATTCGTCGCCAGTTCTTGTTCTTCATTATAATCACTTTCTTGAATGCTAAAGAAGTTCTGGGTTTCAATCTTGGCTAAGCCCATACTTTCTAATTGTTTTATCAAACTGCGATTAGTGTCACCCAGACGTTCATACAACTCAATCTTTTTCATTTTTGCGGCTTCTCGAAACTGTTCGACTTTGGCTTTATAAGTCTGAGTATCCGAGATATACACTTCCAAAGACTGTTTTAGCTCCTTCATCTGAATGGCGACAAAGTCGGCGAGAATGGCTGGAACACCGTCATCAAAATGTAGGTCAAAGAACTCAGAGATGTCTTGTTTCAGTTTTGAGATACTTTGAGGACTATTCAGGATACTCTTCAGCTCTTTGAATTGGGAATTTTCATTCATCGACCAAATCAAGAGAAGGATAAACATCTGGAGTTTGTAGTTGAGTAGATAGATATCACGAATGACTAATTCGGTTGAGTTTTTGGTATCGACACTTTCCATTCCTTGATGGGTTAATTTCGCTGGTGAAAGCAGAAACTCCTTGGTTAAAGTGTGTATCAAGTCAGTATTCTTTTTGGTGAAATACGTATTATTCGAACTGGCATTGATGAGACGAACCATTTCCGGGTTTTTATGTTGAAAGTCTTCATCAGTCTTCTGTTCATTGGATGGAAACCCATGCATCAATACTCCAGTGTATCTGGCTAAAGAACCTTGTAAAAAGTTGGTCAGACAGTTCCGAACGGCAAACATCTGATCCAGAGGAACATTGTCAAAGAGAATGGTCTTGTTCCGGATATACTCGATGATAGAAGACACGTCAGTGGTGGAATAAGACAAGACCGCGCTGACGTTGGCTTCAAAAATACTCGACAGATGTTTCGAGAATGAGAACCACTGTTTGCTCTTCGGGTCAGAAATCAGACTTTGAAACTCAGTGTCTAAATTCATCACTCCACCTTTATCAAAAGCTTCATTCAAAGACCGGATCTCTTTATTGGCTTTACTTTCCAGAAGGATAGACCGTTTAAACTCAATTGGAGCGTCAGTAAATAACGGAGCTTCGAGTTGCCGTTCTTTGGTGAAACCAACAATATTGAGTTTCTTCTTTTGATTTAACTGACGAGTAGGATAAGGAGTAATAAACTGTAGAGTTGGATCGACAGTTTGGAGACAACAGCTGTTTTTATAAACCGGCTTTTTACTCACCGCCAATTTAAGAGGTTTGTTGGTCTGAACATTATCGACGACACTCTTGATATAGGTCGCAATACCGTTATTAATTGTTTTGGATTCGTCAATCTGAAGAGGAGGACGGAAACCAGTCCAAGCCGTAGTTCCGTGATGACCTTGGATCTTCTCTTGCATTTGGTCAATTAGTTTGGCATAAACCGGGCGTTCCTTGAGAACAAATTTGTAAATGGCGTGCAAACGTTGAATGGTCTTAGCGGTGTCCTTGAACTCAGCGATGTCTTTCCCGAAGGCCGACGATAAATGCTTAGCGATGGTTTCGAGAATGCTGAGGGTTTCACGGGAGAAGACGTTAATCTTGGAGATGTTCAAAGTCAATTGAATGACAATACAGACAAAGACAGTCGCCAGGACGATATAGGTCTGTCGGATATAACTCTTGAGCTCCGCGTCGGTCTTAAAGACCGCTCGTAGGGTCTTCTTCGTCGGGTCTTTGGCTGCGGCTTGTTTGACTTTTTCTTGGAGTAGTCGGTCATTGAAGACTTTGATGTTGAGGGCGATGTGGTCGATGTCTCGAGGAGCCGGTTTGAGACCCACCATAGCGGCAATCTGTTTAAAATACTTGCTCTCACTTCCATCATTCTCGACATTTGCAATTGTTGTCGGCTCATTGGTTTCCAGAGTCGAGTAAAAGGCTTTGTCATTCATATCGAGGAGGGTCTCTTCACTTTCGTGGAAATCGTCAGTCTGGACAGTATATTTATGCTCTTCTGGTTTGTATAATGGGATATTCAGAGACTTGGATTGAATGACATCAAAGTCGATTGCCTTTAGTTTCTGAGCGGAGGCGAATGCCGTTTCAAAGGTCTCTTTTGTTTGTTTGGCTTTCTGGAGTGCGAAAAGACGATGGATGTAGTCCTTTTTCTGCATAAAATGGTCAGGGTCATCGATACTCGGTTGAGCAAAGACAAACTCGGAAAGTAAAGTGTAATAAGGACTGAAATCAAAATCACCGATTGGATCGACGACACCCAAAATTGCCCAGCGGGTATGGAAACGTTTTAAGAGGAATGTCTTTTGGGTTTTGGCTTCGGAACAAGTGGCATACGAGTCTGAATACTCTGGGATCAGCCGACCATTATCGAGAAGTGCTTCATGAAAGTTATTGTAGTTCTGGACAATTGGAAGTTTTGAAATCGGGACTTTCATCGGGTTCGAGAAGGTTTCAATGTCTCGTGTAATCGATTGTTCGAGCTGGGATGCTTGTTTCATTTTCTCTTCATAGCTGTCAAAGTTAAGACTTTCCAGGTATTGTTTGTCCAATTGAATGAAAAAGGCATCACCCGTATCGGGAGCGTGGAAGGTATCGACGAGATTTTGGGTTGAAGACATTTCCGTCGGGAGCTGATACATCTTTTGTGCCAATTTCCGGTTGTGTTTCCAAGTCCGACTAAACTTCCATTCTTTCACCGGTTCCGTCTCCGACTTCTTAGAAAAAGTCTTCGCTTTGGTTTCTGAACCGGCATTGACAGCTAAATAATGTGCCAAAATCCGGAAAGACTTAATTGAGATGTCATTGATATTCAGACCCAGAGCTTGTAGTTTTTGTTGAAGTCGAGCTAAAGAGTTGATGCTGAGCAGGTCTTCCTTAAAGGCGTAGAGGAGTTGTCCAATGTTGGTCGGGAGTAGATAGCGCTTGGTGGTCTCAACGTCTTTATTGTAAATACCCAGACGGACAGGTGTATTCAACATCGTCGATTTGGAGATTAATTGAGAACCTGGAGTGGAGGAAGGATACAGAAACATTGCATGGTCATGTTCAACAGGGTTCTTTTTGTAAAAGACAAAGTTCTTGAGTAGGTCTTCGGTGTAATGACGGATACCATGTTGTAGTTTAAGCTGGAGATGGTCTTTGGTCACGGCAACCACTTTGGCCGAGACCCTCTCAATCGGTTTAATTCCGCTGGCGTCATAGAAAAAGTCATTCATAATCAGAACGACTGTATCGTTTTCCGAAAGGTCTTGAATTTTTTTGAAATAGTCATTTATATCGACTAAAGTTGGGTTCGGGTTATTTTGAGTTGTAAGTCCAGAGATCATTAGTTCATCACCGGAATACAAAGTCAGTTCTGGATTGGTCGAGACTTTGATCTGACCGAGGGCTTTCTTGACGGTGTAAATGGGTTCAAAGAAGACAAGATTTCTGTCTTCTTTTGTTTGATACATAACAGCGGTATCATCCGTGGGGAGAAAGGTAAAGATGTTATTTTGGAATAACATCATCCGACGTTGTTTTGTTAAGTAATCGTCATCCTTCGAATGGTATAGATTGTGTCTCCTGGATACATAGCCAATTCGAGTTCCATTGAAATCAGTATTTCCTTCAACCCAAAGGGAGACCTTATCGTCCAAATAATACGGTCTCTCTTCTTCTTGAACATTGGAGATTGAATTATACATCTCAAGATAAACACCAGGTTTCTTGTTGTTCGACTTGATCTGTAGTTCAATGATAGCCGCCTTGAGTTGATTGTCAGTGTATTGAATAAAGTCGGCTTCTCTTTGTCTCAGAACTTGAACTGAGAGGTCGTCATCAAAAAACTCGACATTGGCATCCGTGATAATGTCTTCATGGTAAATTTCACTTTCACTTTCTTCTTCACTTTCACTACTCTCGCTTCCCTCTTCGCTTTCACTCTCACTCTCACTTTCTTCTTCACTTTCACTGCTCTCGCTTTCATTTTCGCTTTCACTGCTCTCACTACTATCGCTTTCACTTTCACTTTCTTCTTCACTGCTTTCACTACTATCACTTTCTTCTTCACTTTCACTCTCACTCTCGCTTTCACTTTCACTTTCGCTGTTATTCGAGTTTGAGTCAGAGCTGGAATTCGAACGACTTGAAGTATCTACGCACTGGCTTTGATGTTCGGCAATAACCTTTGAAACAATCTTGTCGGCGTTTCTTTTAAAGACACCTTGGATACTGTCTCCCTTTTCCAGGACAATTGGCTCGTAATGGCTTTCGTCTTTATTGACAATGAAAACAAAACTGGAATAAGATTGGGTGGAATGAGCATTGTCGAACTCTTGACCCCGACAATAAATCTTGTAGGTCTTCTTCTTTTTTGAAAATACGACCAAATTGGTCTTGTATTGTATTTCGAGCAGTGTCCAGACTTCATCACCACACCATTTCTCCGCATTTTTCAGGTCTTCGACAAACTGTGAAAAAGTGTAGTTTTCATCAAAGAAGCTCTTGAAGTCATCCAGACGAGCCTTGTCATTTTCACTAATGCTCTTTCCGATTTTTGTCCGAGCATTACTGTAATTCTCAATCCAGGTCGCGAGTTCTTTCCGTTTCTTCGCAACGTAGCGTCCTTTCATCACAGGCGTTAAGCCACGGTATTCTTCATCCATTGCAAAAAAAAACGCATGAAATAGACAGCTTCCATCACCAATGGTTTCTTTCGAAACAAAATGGTCTCCAAAAACCGTTTTGAGAGAACTCGGCAATTCGATAGAAGCTGATTTTCGAGATTGCATTTATTTACTTACAACTAACATAACAAAATTTAAAAGTTCATAAATCATCTGAGCGAACTTTTAAAAAAATAGTCTCTAAAAACACCATCTAAATACTTGTCCATCTCTCGCGCATCGTCTCCACCATTTTTTGAAGCGATATCAGCTCCGTCTGTATCAATCGAAGAATGTCATCCGATGTCATATTCAAATCAGTCGGAGCCAATTTGAGAACTACTCGTTCTACAAGTGGATGCGGACAGTAATACCCGACGTATTTCAGCAGGCATTTCTCCCGAACACATCGGTCAAATAGCCAAGCTTGGATTAAACTTCCAAAGGTATGCATCTGGCCTTCAATCTCAATCTGAAAGAGCTCTTCTTGCTCCGGTGATTTCTCAACTTTCCAGTCTGTCGTGCAAGCTTCAATTTGGCTCTGGATTAAATCGAGAATACATTGTAGTCCTTTCCAAACAATGTATCTGGCCTTCAATCCAGCCACTGTCTCGACCTTAAAGAGGAACTCGTTGGCTTCATTTCGCTCATTCTTTTTGAAATACCTGTATTTCTCCAAGGTATTAAACCGTTCGGTAATTGCCTTTTTATTCGTTTGCCCCTCTAAAGCGAGTTCGAGAGCCCGTTGAGCTGCATCTTCGTCGATCACATTCTCAAAGGTGCAAATGGAGACTGGAGACCAACTGGCATGTTTCTTGGCTGTGCTGACCGAAGCGTAAAACTCGAGATGGATCTTGTTCCCGTTGGCCGGATAAAAGACATTCGGTTTCAGTTTCGTAATCAAGATCGGATCATCGGTGACCCGGTCATGAGGAAACCAACGTTTGTGAAGGTCTTGACGAAGAGTTTCATTTTCATAGACCAGAATGTCATCGGTGGTCACGTCTAAGATATCCAAGTCGGTGTTTTTACAGTCAATGACAAACTTATACGCCGACCAATCGAGGGTCTCGACTTCTTCCGGAGTCGCGTGAATGGGCAAGAGACTAATCCGATGTCCGATAAACTCATTGTGTAAAGGACAAGTGTTTTCGTGAATGAAGACATCTTGATTGTTAGGTGAAGCCGGATCAAACTTGACCCCGACATTGGGGATATCTGACAAAATCGTCCGTCGGAGAGCATTGACAATACAAAGCTCAGTGTCCCGGACAACAAAGTGAAGCAGGTCTTCGGTTTCTTTGACGATTTCAAACATTTCTTCTGTCATCGAACTTTCTTAGAAGATAATCAAATTTTTAAATCTATTTAGCGGTTGCGTGTGTCATTCTAATTAAATATTCGTCAGCCAGTATAAATATGACTACACCACTCTTATTCATTAGTCGGTTTTGTGAATTTTCAACTCTGATTATGAGGAACATCACCAAACACAATCTACGAGGTCATTTTCGAATTATCCCCATCGACGGCAAAAGTGAAATGCTCCCCAATTGTATCACTCAAGTCCCTTCGTGTCTTTTTCCGGAACAAAAACGAGTTTTAGTTGATGACGAACTCTTTAACTACGTCGAGTCACTCTCCAAATCTGCCGAAACCGAAATTCAAGCCTACTACGAATTTGCGATGGGGAATAAGATGTCCGATGCTTATTCATTTATTGAAGACACCGACACTTCAGATGTGGCGAGAGGCTTTGCCAATGTTCATGTCGAACAAAAAATAAATACTGTCGATGACAAAGAGTTTAACAAGTATATGAAAAACGATGGTTCCTCATTAGATGCACTTCGAGCTGAAAGAGACAGCGACATTAAACGATTTATCCCACCTCAAAATAATGGCGCGACCGCGTCTGTTTTTCGCTAAAACTGATTTAAAGTTTAAGTAAAGAGGAATTAATAGCCAAAATGGCGACTAAGGAGATGCTTGTGCAATGTTTCAACACCAAGATGGACGAATTCATCCGCGACCTGGTTCTGGTCTTCCCCGAGGAGCAGGACTTTAAGGCCTTCAAGCACAGTCTGAACCTGATCCGTCTGGTTGATGAAGCCAAGCCTCAGAGACTTTTCCATCAGGTCTTGCCCAGATACAAGGAACACATCGTCTCCCGAAACAGCGAGTTCTTCTTGACCCATAACTACGATGATATTGGTCAGACCATCGCTGTCAATACAAATGACGATATTGGTCAAGAGCTGATCAACAAGCTGAAGAAGTATTGGATTGAGCTGAATGACGAGAACCGGGAGACGGTTTGGAAGTATCTCAACCTCTTGGTCGCTCTGGACGAAAAGTGTGCGGCGATGTAGTTCCTTTAAATCATTTCGAATTATTTTTGGCATTCTCTAAATCATATTAAAGAGATGACTAACGCTAATAGATATTGATGGAACAGACCAAGCTCATATTTGCTTTCAACAAGATCTATGTAGATTTCCTGAAAGACGTCCGCTCGACCAACGCCAACCTGAAGGCTTTGATTAAGAGCGAGTATAAAGTTGTTGATAAGCTCTCCGAGGAGTATATCAATGAATTCGCCAAGGAGTTTGGAACGGCGGAACTACCTTGGACGACCGACTTTACCCAGTTTGTCTCTGATTTGTTCTCGGAGACGAAGTATTCTTCAAGAAATGTCTTCCGGAATATTCAGTTGTCCAGCGTCAAGGGTCCCCTCAAAACCCTTCAGACCTATATGATTACTCTTCATCTATTAGAGTATCTGCACCATCTCTCATCGGTTTCGACGGTCAGTGATGACCTTTTCAATGCGAGTATGAAGGCCTTAGGAACGATTGAGAGTGGAAACACTGAGAATTTGGATCAACTGCTGGAGCCTCTTCAAGAGCAGACGCATATCTGTGAAATTCTCAAGTATCTAAACCAACAGGAAGAAGACAACCAGTCAAAGGAGAACAGTCTTCCTCCGATGCCGGAAAGTCTGGAGTTCCTGGAGAACTCAAAGATTGGATCGCTTGCCAAGGAGATCTCTTCTCAAATCGATATCGGGCAACTAAACATTGACCCCAATGACCCCGATGGCATTTCCAAGGGTCTCTCCGGTATGTTCTCGGGAGAAAACAACGCTTTGACCAACATTATCCAGAAGGTCGGTAGCACCATCCAAGACAAGATCCAAACCGGTGAGCTGAGACATGAAGACCTTCTGAAGGAGGCCTTTTCTCTGATGGGACGGATGCAAGGAGGAGGCGGTGGTGGTGGTATGCCGGGAATGCCTCCGGGCTTTATGGATATGATGACGGGAATGATGGGCGGGATGAACCTGGGTGGAGGTGTTCAGAAGAAGAGGAATGACCGGGCATCGGCGAGAGACCGTCTGAAGAAGAAGATTGAGAAGCGGAAACAACAGCTGAACAAAATCAGTGACAAGGCCTCTGCAGAGACAACTACTGCGGAGTAATAAAATAACCGTAATAAATAATAATGGCTTTGTCGGATCAAATCTGGTATAAAAACCCAACCGAGTTTATCACCCGAAACAATTATTATATCTTCTTCCCTTCTCCCGAGATGAATATTGAAGAAAGACTCAACTCCATTATGCGATTGGCGATTTACTTCTCCATTTTATCTTTCTTCTTCACCGGGAAACCGAAAATGCTCTACACTATGGTCTTTGTGGCGGTTCTGACCGTTGCTTTGTATGAATCCAATCTGTTTGATTTATTGACGAAGAAAGAAAGCTATAGAAATCGGAATGTCACCCTTGACCAAATCTCAAATGAAGAATGTGTTCTCCCCAGTCCGGAAAATCCTTTTATGAACGTCTTAATGAATGAATATGTTGAAAATCCCGACCGTCCTCAAGCTTGTGCCACTTCCAACAAATTGATTAAGAAAAAGATTAAATCTCATTTCGATGAAAATCTAATTCGGGACAGTGGGGATATCTTCCACAATCGCGCCTCCGAACGTCAGTTCTATACAACACCCAACACTAAAATCCCAAATGACCAAGACAATTTTGCCAGCTGGTTGTATCATGTCCCCAATAAGACTTGTAAAGAGGGAAATGGACTGCAGTGTTATGCAAATGTTCCTCAAACCGCGAGTGTGTATATCTAAAAATAGAAAGGTCGAACTCTTTTTTTATCTTGTATTAGTAAATTGCTAATACAATGCGCTCTTTTTCACTGGAACACCGAATTGGAGGCGACAAATGTGCTCTCGCTGCCAGAGACCTCCAAAACTCTTCGACTCAAAACTACAAGCTCTTTAACTACTACCCAACCAATATCCCTAACTGTGGTGCCTCAGTTGAGAAACTTCAAGACTTTGCCAGCGACAACTACATGACCATTCGTGAAGGTTATGGTTTCACTAACGCTTGCCGTGTTGATGAAGACAGTAAGCTAAGAAATGGTGGTGTCATTACTAACGAGCGTTATAAGGTTCAATTGAACTCTCGTGTCTATCACGCGGTTCCCAATCTGGCTCGGGGTGGCTTTGTTCCGACGACCGAGTCGAAATTGACCCAAGGTGAGGACACCGCCCAGAAGCGGAGTTGCGATGTCTTGTCTGAGGTCTCAATTGACCGGTTTATCCCTCTGCTCCCTTGCTTGAAGGACACTGTCCAGGACGCGAATCACATTGTTCCGACTTGGACTTGGGGTGGTGAGCCAACTCGGGACACTGTCCGTCAAAGCCAGTTCCTCGAGAACAATGGCTACGTTTTTGATGGTGTTGCCTGGAAGAAGCGGATGGAATGTGGTATGCACTAAATAAAAAATTATATAATCATAAATATGAGTTCTAACCGTCTTCGCTACGACAATTGCTCATACAAACAAGATTTACTTCAAACATCCAGCTACTCAGATTATCTATTTGATACTTCGAAATACGAGCACTGTCAAAAGTGTCGGATGGAGTTTGGTATTTTAGGAGGAACTGCTGTTTCTCACATCCGAGGTAATCTGGTCGATCTTGAAAACGACCTTCGGGGTCAAACTCGTCCGGTCACCCACTGTCCTGAATACAAGTATATCCCTTCGGCGGGTCAGACGCTGGAGTCGAAAGAGTATCTTAAGTGTGTTCAACATCCAAAGATTGATACAACTCTTCAACATCTTCCTTCTTGTCAGATGATTAACTATCAAGCCATACCTCGTGAGCGTAAGTTTGTTCAAGAGACTTGCCGTAAGTAGTTATTGACGACCATTTCGGCATCGAATAATCAACTGTAAGACGTCAGTCGGTAAATTTCGGAAAACTCCTGTCGATAACTCATTTTTAATTGAACGTTGTAAGAGTAGTCTCAACGTCATTTGATGCTTTTCATCTGGATACAATTCATTACAGTCAAGTGTTGTAATGAATTCTTCTTGATTAAAATTCTTCTGTGAAAGAATTAGTCTCCGATTTAGATAGTAAAGTTTGGTCTGAAGCTGATACCCTTGAAGAGAACGGTTCTCCATTAACTTGCAATAAATCTTAAAATTATTCCGACTGGCCTTAAAATCACATTGGTGAATATCGACCGTCTTACCGTCTGAGACAAAGAGCACATTGTCATGACAAACGATCTGTGTCGGCTTCATCTGAGCCTTGACCATTTGATACAAGATGTCTTCATCCTCAGACAGTTTGCAGACCATAAACTCTTGTTGGTTCGCCGAAGTGACAAAGAGATACTCCTGATACAATGTCATACTTGTAAGTGGAATAATCGTGTCGTCGTCAATGCAATTTCCATACCAACTGATATCGGTGATATACTCCAAGGTTGAAGCATTTAAGACAACAATCTCATTTTCCAAAGCAACACACAATAGATTTTTATAGCAAACCATACTTTTGATAACGATAAATTCATTTTCGTCATTCAAATCGACTGAGGTCACCTTTTCGACAAGAAGCTCTTCGTATTCACGGAAGATCCGAAAGACTTGCAAACAACCATCTTCACATCCGATATACAGATACAATACACTTTCAGATGAACGGCTGGCCAATGAAACTGCAAGATTATTCGCAAGAGTGATATCATTGTAGATACACAACTTGATTGAAGTATTATTGTCAATACAACAAACGGCATAGTAATTTGTTGCGACAAAGAGGAGTTGTGAAGTTTCGTTGTAATGACACATTGTCGGTATTTCGTCTTTTTCCAAGGCAAAGGACAAGTCTCGGACGAAGGTCAAGTTCTCATCGACCAACTCTAAACTATCTCCACGTCTGACGACCAGATGGCAGTCAGTTTTACCTAATACATTGAATTGATTTTTGTAATAGACGGGAGACTGGTCGAAGACGTTAAGCAGATGGAAATCCATGATGTTTGTTTTTGCTAAATTGATGAGGGTTCAAATTTTTTAAATGGAACGATTGATTTTGTTCTTAAAAAATATCACTATCAAATAAACAATGAGCTTCAATCGCCTGGCCTATGATGAAGGCGCATACGCCCAAAATATAAATGCATCCACCAGTGTCGGAGACTATCTTGTCAATACTCCTCGGATTGACTGTAATGCTTGCTTCTTCCCTTCCCCACACGTCCGGATTGACAAGGCAGGTGGAAGTGTCTGTGCCGACCGTCATCCCGTCGATGTCGATTCCGAACTGCTCGGAATCACCCGCCGTGCCAGCAAGTGCCCATGTGAATCGTATATTCCCTCTGAGAAGCCTTTCTGTAAGAAACAGCATACTCGGGACTGTGATACCCTTGGAACTGAAGATACTCGGATCAGCAATCCTCCTTGCACCTTGCGTTCGACTGGCTGGAACCGTTGGGAGTGGTTGTGTCAGAACCCTCAAGACAAGGCCTTGATGCCCTTTGACTTTCTAATCAGCAACCGTTTGATGATGAAGGACAACCACCGTCCTTGCCTTCCTAAGCCTCTTGATCAATGTGCGATGAACCCGGAACCGAAGCCGAGTATGATTAAGCCTCTTTCTGATTACGTCAAGGGAGCTCGTCAAGACATGATCCCAAGTGTTCATTATCGCAACTGTTCGGAGATTAGAAACTACTAAAGTTCTTTTCAAAAAATGTCTGTATTAAATAAATATGGCTGGTGAAAAGCGCTCTTTTACTGTCGAAGGTTCATCCATTGGTATTAAGACTGGTCATTACAAGGGTAAGACCCCTGGTCAAGCTGCCCGCAAAGCCGCCAAGAAGCTATACAAGCGTCTGGAGAAGCATGATGACCGTTCTCTGGTCAAGTTCAAGAACGTCAAGAGTGTCAAGTTGATGTTGCGTGAGACCACTCGTGGTTCTCCCAACAACGTCTTTTACTATGAGGCCAACCGCACCGCTCTCGACACTCCCAAGGTGGTCGAGCGGAAGCTACCCAACGGTGAGATTCTCCGGATCGAGTATAAGCACAAGATTAGCGTCAAGGGTTGTGAGAAGTTTTAGAATGATTATTCATTGAGGTCTTTTTTGTTTCGTTATGTAAATTAACATATGTCTTACCCAGAATACTATAAAAAGTATCTCTCTTTTTTAAAAGACAAGAATAAGAGTGGGGTTGATATTACTCACGATGACCACGGAAATCCGAAGGTGGTTGCCAAATCTGAGACCTTTACTCTAAATTTACCCAAGTATCAAGAATACGACAAATCGATCGAGAACCTTTCAAAAGAAATCGATCTTCTGGGAAAAAAATACAAAGGTCTCTGTAGTCAGATGTATTTGACAGAGAATGCGACCCAGAAAAACGTGTCTGAGTTTGAGAAGACCAGTTCTCGTTTAAGGGAACTGCAAAGACAATTACAGTTTCTTCAGAATGAAAAAGCCGAGCACCAATTACGAAGACAACAAACTTCACGGGTGATTGAATACCAATTCGAAGAATACGACAATCGTCAAAGAACGCTCTTCGATACAATTGACCAAGGGGAACCGGAGAGAATAGCGGCGACGCTGATTAAAAACCAATCGGAGTTTCAACCGTTGGAGAAACGGAAGCTGTTACGTCTGGCTCAAAGAATGGAGTTTGCACCGATTTATAAAACGATGGAAGAAGGAACCGTTGTCGTCAATGGAAGGAAAATTCAGCCGGTGGTTGAAGTTCCAGCGGTTGTTCCGGCACCGGTTTTTGGAGATAAAAAGACACAAGAACTGAAGAAGACGATGAAAAAGACGATTGTCAAAGACATTCTTAATGACCCAGAGTTTAATTTTTCAACGATAGAAGAATGTGTTTCGAAGAAAAGATTGGCCAAACATTATATGTCAAAGGAAGACATCCTTGAAGTGATTAGTGTTCGAGATGATATTCGAGCGAGAATGCCGAAAGGTTATAAAACATTGACCAAGGAAGCGCTATGTCAATTAATATTCTCACCAAGGTAGTAAGAATAAGATGCTGGAAAAGATTAATCTCTTTTACTTTCTAATCGCGTTTGCTTTCGGAATACTCTACGTGTATATTTCACGTCCGGAAACCAAAGTTGTTGTCAAGTTCCCGTCTCCTTATAATGCGGGTCGGGTGACTTATCGTGACCAAGCGGGTGCTTGTTACAAGTTCAAGGCGGAGAAGAAGTCGTGTCCGATTGACAAAGAGGCAATTCGTCCTCAGCCGATTATTGAAGACTTCCGGAAACAGCCTCCGACAAGTTACGACCCACCGATAGAACAACCGATGTAAAAGAGTTACCGTATTTGTTTTTCTATCTTACATTTAAAACATGCTTGCGGATTTGTGGAAGAATGAGACGGGTCGGATTATCGTCTCGGTTGTCCTTGGACTTGGTTTAGCCGCTTTGTTCAAGAAAGCTTGTAAGAATGGAGGTTGTGTAGTCATTAAGGGTCCCAAGCAAGATGAAGTCAATAACGTTTATTACAAGGTGAAAGACGAGTGTTGGACTTACACCCCTTACGTCGTTCCTTGTGACGAAGACGACGAAGAAGAACCAGTGAATGTGGAGTAACAAAATTTGATTTGTAAATACAATTTACAACTCAAGAACGATGGTCTTTTCGATTTCATCTGAAGTTATTTTTCAACAGATTGCCCAACACTTGGACAGTCTGACTTTTGGGAAAGTAATGCAAGTCTGTAAAGAATGGAATACGGATTTTTACTTGAGAAAAGAGGAACCCCGCTTGAAAGAAAAGTATATCTTTCAAAAATTACCTGAAATCAAGGCGGTATCGGTCTTAAATGGAAACAAGTCTCTCTATCAAACAGAGTTGAATGTCGATTTGTTGGTCAAATGTATTTTGGCGGTTCGGTGTGGCCTCAGTAAAGAATATAGTCAAACATTTAATCCGATATTTCAGGGTGCATTATTCACAAAGACAATTGATGATAAACATATCAAAATAATGAGTTTTGATATTCTGATCTACTTACATTATTATATTCAAAGGCATTCTCCAATGAATATAGCTCATACCTATTATGCATTACGATTGTATGTGCTTCAGAATGCAGGATTATTTAAAAAATATATATCATATGTTAATTCATTTGTCTTAGAGACTTCTCAAGCGTATGCAAATGCAGAACTCGGTAATGTTAAGCATAGTCGAAAAATAAAGACGATTTCCAAACAAGTTATCCGTGCCTTAAGAGATTAGAACATACAGATACACATACAGATACAGGTCGTTTCTTGTATTCTTGAAATATAGACAATTTTAGGTCATTTTGTTTTTTTTGATTGAAGAGAGTCAAAAGCATAGGATAAGTCTCCAAATTAGAAATACAGCATACAGATACAGAAACATACAATACAGCATACAGATACAGGTCGTTTCTTGTATTCTTGAAATTTGAAGGTTTTCAGGTCGTTTTAATTTTTAATCTGAAAAGGTGACAAGCATAGAGAAAGTCTCCAAATTAGAAATACAGAAATACAATAAGACCGTATGTCTGTATTCTTGAAATATAGACCATTTTAGGTCTTTTCTAATTTTGATTTGAAAAGAGTAACCAGCATAGGAGAAGTCTCCAAATTTGAAATACGAACATACAGATACAGAAACATACAATACAGCATACAGATACAGGTCGTTTCTTGTATTCTTGAAATATAGACCATTTTAGGTCTTTTCTAATTTTGTTCTGAAAAAGTCACAACCATAGGAGAAGTCTCTAAATTAGAAATACAGAAATACAATAAGACTGTATGTCTGTATTCTTGAAATTTGAAGGTTTTTGAGGTCGTTTTAATTTTTGTTCTGAAAAAGGTCAC